CACCCGGAGTAGGTTAATTCAAAAAATTTGCCTTAAAACGGCCGAAATCTACTAATATTTGGATATAATTTTAATTAACATTTAACATTTAGTGTCTAATTAGTAAATCAATTTTCTATCATATTTTCTTACAATTTGTAGTAAAAATGAGAAAAATAGGGTAGACGAGAATAACTCGTCTACCCTATTTTTTTTATAGTAAAGAAATTAACCTTATCAGAAACCCAAGTCATACCAAACTGAAATGGTGTGATATGGCGGGCCATTTTAATGCACTAAAGAAAGGCGAATAGCGAAATGCGCTTAATCAATTACGTTGAGATAATTAAGTTATTTAACATAAAAATGAGAGTAATTTGTATCATAGTATCAAAAATGTGACAATAGATAGAATAATTGCAGTTAAAAGTTTTTAGAAGGATTTACATTCGAACGTAAACTCCCCCTTTTCAGTTTAGAAGAGGGGGAGTTTTATGCTGTGTTGTTGATTTGATTCGCAATGCCCAGTCAGGAGACGAAGAAAGCGTAATGCGTCTAATCGAGAGGTTTAACCCACTATTTAAAAAGTACGCGAACCGTCTAAATTATGAAGATGCATATAACGACTTGCAATTGGATTTTCTGTGTGCTTTGCGAAAAATGAATTTGGGAAAAATGAGGAACTATTCAGATGGAGCAATGGTGAAGTATATTCAAATAGTGCTTCACCATGCATATGTAAAACGATTGGAGGGGTATATTGCAACGAGGAAATACACGATACCTTTCTGTTCTCTTTCGGGGGAACAGATACTACATATTGATGACAATTTGAAATGCACCGACCAGTATCATTCGTTAATGATTATGGATCTCAGAAATATTTTGTCTTTGAAAGAATATCAAATTGTAATCGCATGTTGCCTTCAAGGATACAGAGCGTCAGAAATAGCAGAAAAAACTCATATTACCAGACAGGCTGTAAATCAAATTAAACTCTCGGCGCTCCGCAAAATTCGCAAAAATCAAATAGAAGGGAGTAATTAAATGTATAATCGAGAAGCAGAAGGGACCCTCATTCTGTCAAAAACAGAGCTTGAGCGTAAAAGAAAATTGACTGAGTTAAAGCACATATTGAAAACGATAGAGAACCCGGAAAATAACACGAAATATATTCATTTGGCTGGTACAAATGGCAAAGGTTCTACTAGCGCGATGCTAGCTTCAATTTTTCATCACGCCGGATATAAAACTGGACTTTTTACATCTCCACACATTGAACGTATTTATGAAAGAATCCAAGTCAATGGTGATCCAATTACTCCAAGTGATTTTTACACTTTAATGAACTATACCAAGCAGATTTACGCTGATTGCCAATTGAAGCCGTCAGTATATGCGTTGCTAACCGCAGTAGGATTTTTGTATTTTCAGAAATGTAAATGTGATATCGTAATTTTAGAAACAGGATTAGGCGGAGAAAACGATCCTACTAATGCAATCTCTAAAACAGAAGCTGCGGTTTTTACTAATATCGGGTTGGATCATATTCCATCGCTGGGAACAACCGTTGAAGAGATCGCTTCTAATAAGGCGGGTATTCTTAAACAGGGATGCGATGCGATTGCCTATCCTTCCGAGGCAGCGGCGGTCAGGATACTAGATAGGGCATGTCAAGCAAAGAATATTCCTTTGAGACAGTCCGACTTCTCCATGATTGTATTGCATCATAGCGATGAGAAGGGGCAGATTTTTGATTATCGTGACAGAAAAAATCTTTATATTGGACTTTTGGGTGAACATCAAGTTTGCAACGCCGCTCTTGCACTTGATACCATTGATACGATGCGAACCAGAGGGTGGAATATCTCAGAGCAGTCTGTTAGGGAAGGGTTGAGGCTTACTCAATGGCCTTGCAGACTGGAGGTGATCCATCACAACCCCACGGTCATTTTAGATGTTGTAACCAATTCTCTCGGAGCATGTAAATTTCAAAAAGCAATAAATCAATATTTCCCTAATAAGCGTCCCGTTCTCATTCTGGGCAGTTTAAGTTATAAACAGTACCTAAATCTTTACGATATTCTTATCAGCGTGGCGGATAGTATTGTTGCCGTCACAGCGTCAGGCAGTAATGGCTGCAATGCCTTTCAGCTTGCCAGAAGTTTGGAAAATTACGGTAAAAAGGTTTATGCCTGCAGTTCCATTTCGGACGGAGCATGGCTTGCAGAGAAACTATGCGGTCCGGAAGGAATTATTGCGGGAGTAGGCACATTTCATATTATGGCGGAACTGAAAGAATATTTTTCCGGCAAAGAACGGAGGGATCTCTATGCCGCGCTATAAAGGGGTTGACGTGTCAGAACATCAGGGTAAAATCAATTGGATGGCCATGAAAGAAGATGGAATTCAGTTTGCGATTATAAGAATAGGCTGGACTCACTATGAAGGCGGGATAACATTAGATGATCGCTATCTGGAAAATATCAGAGGGGCACAGGCGGCGGGGATTCCAATAGGAGCTTACGTCTATGGCTACGACCTCAATGTTGAAGCGGCCGAGACTTCCGCCAAAATGGTGGCGAAAGAGTTAAGCAACTATCGATTTGAATATCCCGTATATTATGACCAAGAGTACGAACCCAAGCTTCAGCTTCTCACACGACAGCAGCGCACAGATATTTGTCGAGTATTTTTGGAAACTCTTCAAAAGAACGGATATTTTCCGGGAATATATGCAAGTAAGGATTGGTTTGAAAATTGGGTTTTTGACTCCCAGCTTGTAGATTATGAACATTGGGTGGCACAATACGCAGACACATGCAGCTATTCCGGAACATACGGGGTATGGCAATATGGAGTTATTGGGAATAAGGGAGTCAAAGGAAAAGAATATACGTTATGCGGATCAATTGCCGGGATACAGACCAATTGTGACCTTGATTTTTCATATCGTGATTATCCCGCTTTAATCAAAAGATCGCCGCTGAATGGATGGGGAAAACCCCCTGATAAGACTCCGCTGAATCACACTACACTGTTAACAGAACTGAAGGAACTTTTAAGAAAATATGGTGAACTATAATGGAACAGGTACACCGTGTTAAAACTGTTGCCTCCGGTATTATAGGAACTGCTTCTGCAGCGTTGGGATGGTTCGGGTGGCTGGTATTGATTTACTCTGCCGCAATAACGCTTGATTGGGTGACGGGGACCGCAGCGGCAAAGCAAAAGGGAGAGTGGTCTTCCAAGGCCGCAAGAGAAGGGTGCTGGCACAAGCTTGGTTCCATTATATCTATTCTTTCCGCCTTAATGTTAGACGGAATGACAAGAGTAGTTATACGGGAGGTGCCGGAGATTTCGTTGCCATTTCACTACTCAGTTTTACTGGGCCCGATTGTTTTGGTTTGGTATATTGTGGCCGAGCTGGGAAGCATCATAGAAAATGCGGGAAAGCTTGGAGCCCCTGTTCCTAAATTCTTGACAGCGGCAATTCACACCTTACATACGTCTGCAGGGCGGGCCGGTGATCAGGCAAATTGCTCAGAGAAGGATCGGTAAATCTTAAAGGGCGTTGGGATGATCCCAACGCCCTTCAGCCCTTACAGCATAACATTCAAATCTTCCGGAATCTCCCATTGATGAGAATATATACATGATATATCTATTGGCACATCTGTTGGCTTCATCGGCGAATATTGCTCTGTTGCCTCTAAGTCAACTCTGATACTCAATTCTGCCCAAACACATGCGGTGAGAGAGGGATTAAAACACAGCATTCGAGCAGACGCGGGGGCAACCTTTTCTTCGATAATCCGTTCAGTCCCGTCTGAGTTACGGTATATCAACTGAAAAAATTCCGTTGAACTGTCGAGCCTGAGAAAATAATACGCAGCTTCTTCAACCGGCGTCCCGTTTGCATGGTAATATTTATCCTCATCCTTGATATGAACGCGGTCCTCGCCCTTCCAAAAATGCTTCTCCTTTCCCATTTCGTATGTATACACATTAAATCCGGATTCCCAATGGAAGTTATTTATATCCTCCAACCAAAAATCCGAGTAAAATTTTCCTTTGCGATCAAAAATTTCAATACTGTTGCCGCCTGTTGCGATCAGATCGCCTCTAGCGCCGATAAGTAGGTGGTCGTTGGCGAAGGTATAATATTCTCCGGAAGGCGAAGCGCGAAACTCCGAGAGATATTCGTAGTCCTTTTTAATCTCAAGATAATGGGGGGGCTCTTCGGGATGCAGCAGGCTTATAATTTGAAGCCCCAGCTTGTTTCGAAGTGCCAGCTCGTTTCGAAGCGCCAGCTCATCATGATTATGATATGCATCGTACAATATCTGGTCATAGTCGTAATACGGACAATAAAAGAAACTCCCTTTAGGGGATATTCGTGCTGCTTCCACAAATGGCGCTCCGTCATATATGTCTTCTTCATATTTGAAGTATTCCGGATGGCTTGGATTAAAAGAAGTTTTATTGAATGAAAGATCCTCGCAGGAAAAAGTATAGAGCTGGATACGCCCCTCCTCTATCGTTTCAATAGATGGAATATAGGTGGGGACAATAAAATGTTTTTTGTCTTCGTCAAAATAAATGCCGGGAGAGGTATCCATCAGGTCTTTGGATTTCCCGTGATCAGCCGTTGAAAAGAATCTTTCCGCAGGACGCGAATAGTTCCAAAGCCCGGTTGTATCAGTCATAAGAAGGATTTTCATCTCTGAGGCTTTCAAATCAAGACAGTACAAATTCCCGAATTCTATAAAGATCGCGCGGTCATTATCCAGCCAAAATAGTCTATCTTCGTATACTTGATTTAGAAAATTTGAGATGCCAACGGTACCCATCGGCGCAGCTATCGGGAATAATCTAAATTCGCCTCTTACCCCATATAGCTCATATAGTTTAGGCAGAGAAACGGAAATCGGCGGATTGAACTCCCGCATGGGTAAAAATGTGGCGCGTGATGCGGTTGGTTTTTGTTCGGATAGGTCGGGCACCGCCGCAGTTTCCAAAATCTTAGGGTTTTGAACGCCCTGAGAGATGGCGCAGAAAATCAGAATGACGGCAAGGCAGGCAAAGGCTTTTTTCATCATATTACATCCTCCCAACATGCGGCATTGCTTCGTCTGGTTTCAGTATAACAAAACGTTTCCGCCAAAGCCAAAGAAATAAAAGAGAAAAAAGGTTTACATTTCACAAAAATTCCGCTCTTTCTTTGACAGATCCCCAAACGAGACAAAAAAGAGGGGGGAGGTTATTAAGCTGAAACGGGGATCAACAAAAAGAAAGGATGAACAGGTAATGTATAAAGATCGGTCAAGCGTAACCGTCAAGTATTCTCAGGCGCCCAGGGTAGTTGAAAGATTTTTTTATCGCGTCAGGCCGTATAAAAATCCGTTGAATATCGACAAAAAGGGAGATTTTAATGGACTTGTGGTGTCGGGGGCGCTGGTTAAAATCGGTGGCATGGGCGCGCAGGAAGAATTATGGTGCCTGAAACCCCCGGCAGATTCAGAGCGGGGCAAAGGGCGTTTGTGTCACATTGTCAATGCGAATGAAAAGGCCAGCATCGATATTAGTCAATATCTTGGCTATAGGAATGGAAGCGCAGTTGTTATTTCTGTTAACAGTGGCGAAGAAATTATTGCAGACCTCAATTTTGATGTGATTGATTCTGCAACCAATAAATGCAGGATCTGGACGATAATTGGAGATGTAAAATACTATCTTTGCCATAACGCGCCTGATGTGGAATGGAAAGAGAATGGACAACAGGGGGATGACGAGTCTTCATGGGGCTTTGAGCGGCTGATTAAAATTAAGGGTATTCCTCATGATCCCGATACTCCCAATACTCCCGATACTCCCGACTTTGACTATTTCAGCGAGAATTGTGGCTGCACCGACAAAGATACGATGCCTGACTCTTGGCAGACGGGGATAGAAAAGCTGTATCGCCTTGTCTATAAGACAGATAGAGTAAAGGCCTTTTATAATTTGTATGGGGCACGATATAATATTACTCAAAATGATATTGGGCATAATAATCATAGGTTTCATCCAGGGGTTGATATGGCGCATTTAGAAAATAAACACCCCCCAATTTACTTACCGTTTGACGGACATGTTGAAAAGGTGAATGATTCGTATGGAGCAGTAACAGTTAAAGACAACAGAACTGGCTTCATTTATACTTTTATGCACATGACTAATATATGCGTGTCTGAAACAAATGACGTGGATAAAGGTACTGTCATTGGGAATCAGGGCAGTAGGTTCGCTGGAAGCGATGATAAGATTGGTTCCCATCTCCATGTGGAGGTAGTGAAAAATAAAGATTATCTCACCCCTATTTACAATGCTTCCTTTGTCAAAATGGAAGATAGCATTCCCCCATACCCCGCCTTTAACACACTGATCCTTGATGATGAAGTGGCGAACCCTGATTTTGACAATATGGATGAAGGCAGACTGGAGGAAGGCGAGCAGGACTCTGGCTCAGGTTCTGGCTCTGGCACAGGTTCGGGTTCAGGTTCGAGCTCTGCAGCTACGTTGCAGGAAAACCGACAGAGATATTATAACATAGTTAGAGACATTCTTCCTGAATGCGGAACGACAACCGAAAGCTTTTATGCCCGTATGCAGCAGGCTGCAGCGGAAAATATGAATGACCCTTATGTGTATTCGCGGTTTAAGAAAACCATTGAGGATGGGTATGAACAAAGAGTAAAAAACAAATACGGCCTTGATGACACGTGGGATGATGAGGATATTGCATTCTTTTTGCGTTATGATTTAATGATGGAAGCAGAAAGTGGAGAGTAGTGTTTATAAAATAAAGGGCGGGTCTGAGAATAATTCTCAGACCCGCCCTTTATTTTATAAAAGAAGATTGATTTTACCAGAAACCCACGCCATGCCAAACAGCAATAGTGCGGCAATGGCGGGCCAGTTCTTTTTAATATACTCAAGAAAATCAAATTTTGATTTATCGCTGACAATATCAACCTTTGCATCCACAGAGTTGATCTTATCATTCAATCCAGATACCTGTTTTGCCAATGCTTCAACGCTTTTATTATTCTCCGTCAGGCTATACTGCATCCCGATCATTGTCGTTTGCATCTCGGCCAAGGTTTTTTGTGTTTCCACCAAGGTGTCAGGAAGCTTTGAAAGCATTGCAAGTGATTGCGTCATACTCTCTTTTGCAACAGCAAAATCTTTATCGACCTCGTTCACTTTGTTCTCAAGACTGTTGATGTTATTACTAAGACCGTCAACTTTTTTCTCAAGCGTCTCGATACGATGCGAGTGGTCCATGTGTTCTCCGCAGTGAATTTCCTCTCCCACCACTACCATTCACCAGCCCTTATACAGTAATTTTGCTCTTATTGTTAAGCCCGAGAGTGTCCCACGCCTCCTGAATCGCAAGCTCTACGGCATCAGTATCCATCTTAAACCCGTACTGGTCGCACATTTTCTGGACAAAAGCAATAACCTCTGCTTTTTTTGTTTCGCCCATTCCGGATTCCGTATAAATGGTTTCCATTGCGCTAACGGCTACATAGACCCATCTCTCAATGATTGCCCACTGCTGGTCTGTAGTTTTGGATTTAAAATAGGGGATTGCGTACCGCGTAATCAGGGCGGCAATCAGACCAATGATGCAGATTACAATTTGAGTCAAATCAATCGAAGTATTCATATTTTATCTCCTTAAGTAATTTTGGGAGTATTGACATCCTCTTCCGAGGTATATCCGTCCATAGTTCTCGTGATCGTTTGGCTGTCAGGCGAATTGGTTTTGCAGTACAGCACTTCTGCCGGATTGAAGGTCGTATCTCCTGCGCCGCGAGTGCCGGCCTTCATCAAATTTGTGTTCCCGGAAAGGGTAGGGGTGTACTGATAATGCGCTGCATCATTGTCAGCCTCCAAATGCAGATGAACCCCTGCGGTATATTTTCCGGAGGCGCCCATGATACCTATCTTGGTATCCTTCGTGACTTTATCTCCAACCTTTACCACAATAAAAGCCAGGTGATGATACCGCAGCACAACGTCGCCGATTTTTCCGGTCTTGTGGTTATAGGCATTTTCATACTTTACAGCCACAACATTTCCTAAAACAGAATCTCTCCCTGCCAACAGAACCGTACCGTTTCCACTAGCATAAATAGTGGGAGATCCTGAGCAATCCAGTCCATAATGCGTCCCCATCCTAAGACCGTTTAATACTAGCTGGGAGTACTTTGCGTTTTTATATCCTGCTGTAACTCTCATATTGTTAATGGGAAGAATCAGCTTTTGATAGTCTTCAGTAGTGACTGCCGCCCTCACAAAATCCTTTTCCTTGTATCTGGGAATATCCTTTGCGTCAACATAAATTGCCAAAGGATGCACGATTGCCTTCTGGTTTTTCCCAATTACAAAGACATCAGCGGGGTCAATCATAGTAGAGTCATTCGCGCCTGCCCTAATCAGCATGGAGCTGCTGGATTCAGCGACCTGCGGAGTGTGGAATGGATGTGTAGTATCAGAGTCAATTTCCACATGGATATGATTCCACCATTTGTGCTTATCGCTCACTATGCCAATAACAGAATAAGCGGAAACGGTAGACCCACTTATAACCTTGATAGACTCCATATGAATATAACGGACGATTAAATCCTTTACGGATCCCGTTTTAGGGATATAAACTTTGGGGTATTTTACCACAACAACGCAGCCAAGAGCATTTTGGTTGCGCTCTATCCCTAAAACAGTACCCTTTCCAGAAGCAATAACCTCAAAATTTGTTGCTCCAAAGCTGTCGCAGTCCATTCCAAAATGGGTAAACCTATGAGCCGGATCTTTTGCGTATTCAGTATTCTTAAACCCTGCGGCAATCGTACAGCTTTTCATGGGGTAAATTAGAACCTGTGATTCAAGGGGAATTTTTTTTGAAATATCAATCACCTCTAATCGAGCGTAATATTGTTGATGTCCAATCCCTCTCGTTTAGCAGACACCAAGATCTTTACTTTGTTTTCAGCTTTTGCTTTTGAGCTGTAAAACCCCGTAATTACTCCCATCTCACCAAATACTGAGGGAATCAGATAGGCGAGGGGAGAGAGATCACGAGTTAAGAACATCAAAATAACAGTGATAATAACAAGGGCCAGCGTTACAATAGCAACGCTGGCAAACATAATCTTTGAGAATTCAAATTTTTTCATTTCAAATTATATATACTTGGACTACTTAAACATTGCGATAGGGTCCTCTCCAATGAATTCTTCCGTTTCAATCAGGATGTCTGTTTCGCTGTAGACCCTGTTTTCCGATTTTGGATCTATTGCGTCGCAATACAATTCTCCATTTCGCTCTATCATCATTCCAAGGTTACTATAAGCTCTGACTAACCCGTTTGCTAAATCATCATATACAATCATATTTACCCCTTTTTTTTTAGCTCAATGGTGAATCCTCGACAAAGTAGCTTGTCAAGGCGCTCCAGTTAGTCGCAGACGAATACGCGGACAAAGTTCCAGCGGGGATGTGCAATTTAAATCCCGTATTTGATGTGGGTAATGCCGATGAACTTGCCAATGTGGGCGGGGTAGACGGCAGATATACATTAACCAAACTCCGGCAACCTTGGAAACAACCGGTTGGTATATACGTTGTATTCATCGTTGCATTAACAAGCATAGTGCAGTAATAAAAAAGCTGTTGCGCATCACTTGTTAAAGAGCAATTAACCACTGCGTCTGTTAATGAATATAAATAGGAAAACGCCTGCTTCCCAATACTTGTAAGCGTAGATGGCAGTTTAATGGTTGTAAACTTAGCGCTTTGAAATGCGTTTTGGCCGATAGTGGCGACATTACAAAAATCAAACGAATTGATTCCGGCAGAATTAAAAGCATATTTGTTTATTGCGGTACAAGTCGTTGGCAATTTAATCGTTTCAAGCACTGAACAGGATTGAAACATATAATCATATATCGCCGTTAATTGTGTGTTGCTTAAATCCACATACCTAAGAGCCGTATTGTCTTTTAAAAGATAGGAAGCGCTAATTTGTGTTAAGGTATTGGGCAATTTAATTGAAAATAGCGAGGAATTGCTTTGAATTTTCCAGCTAGAAGACATCGAAGTAATCGGTAGTGTGCTAAGATCGATTTCTGAGACTCTAGTTTTAAAAAACGTAAGCCCGTCAGAAGAACTCATGTGGCTTAATGTGGTGGCAATTTCGTCATCATATAGTGGAGCATTTGTATTATTGTAACCTAAAAACATGTTCGCTGCATTATATCCTTTTAACTGTTGCAACCCTTCAAAAAAAGAATAATAATGATTTAGTCCGTTGGGAAAATCCAAATACATTAAGTTGCTTATTCCGGGAAAACTATAACTACCGATGTCTTTTCTTCGCAAATATTTAACACGACTCATATATGCGCCTGGCTCAGATGTCCCGTAACTAGATACAAAAGGGAAATATTTTAAATTCCGACAATGGCTTGTATCGAGCGGAATGGTCCCATACGGCAACGATATTTCTTCGAGGTTTATGCACCCACTAAACCCATAATTCGCAGCAAATCCATTATTAAGACAACATCTATCGCCTATATATGCCTTTCTGAGCGAGCCCATAGGATTAAACCCGGTTTTAGATTGAGTGGGAGAGTTTTCGCTGTACTGCGAAGCCCTTCCGTTAAACGAAAAACTAGCACTAGAGTTACCAAATTCAAAGTTAGTAACATCAATCCGAATTACATAGTCGCCTGCTTCGGCATATGTGTGCGTTGCTGTTTCGTACCTGCCCAACGATACATCGCCCAGCGCCGTTCCGCCGCCACCGTCTCCCCAAACAATTCCAATAGACACATGGTACATATACATATACATGCTAAACTCGGTGTTTGGTTTATCAATGGTAATATGCAGAAACGTTGGCCGTCTAAGAAGAGGGTTCCCGCTGATTGTGCGATAGGCGGCACTGATGATGGTGACTCGCCTATTGATTGAATTTAGTTCGTTATCGTAAACGCACCATTTCTGAAATTCAATTCCAATATCCGTATGATCTGGATTTGTATCCGGGAGACTTACCGAATCACCAATGCTGCAATTTACTTCTTTTACAACAGTTCCGTCATAGTCAATAAAAAATACATTGCAGTCACCGGAGGCTCCCCCTCCCATTTTTGCTGTTCCTACAATCTCATTTCCGGCCTTGTCGTGTGCGGTATATCCTTCTGCAAGGGTATCAGCCGTTACGGTGTCCCCGGTCAAATCAATGAGCGTGGTTGCCCCATATACAACCTTGTTAGTTGCCATAGTTAAGCCCCCGCAATCGTTACTGTCTTTCCTCCGGCCGCATTGTCACTTTCAACATACGGGATTGCCTCTACTGTCACCTGAGACAGATAATCATACCCTTCATCCGGCAGGATGGTTTGTTGATTTGTGGCGGGAATGACGGATTTGCTCTGTGCCGTTACGTCGCTGGACGGCTCACAGGTGCCGGTGACGCCTAAAATCGTTACGCCCTGTTTGATGTTGGCGGGGATGATCTTGGCCTGTTCGGTGCTGTCGATCCCGACCGATCCGGATCCGTCGTGATACCCCTGCGAAATAGTCACTTTGCCTGTTTTGCTTGCGATATTCCCGGTTACTTTTCCTCGATTGGGCATCGTTCCGGTCAGCCTGGTCCCTCTGGCATACGCGGTCTTTCCTTCGAGGATTTCGGCCACTGCGGCGGTGGCGTCGTCCGAATCCACATCAAATTCACACGAGCCTGTAATGACCGCGCCGCTTTTATCGTGGGCGGTAAATCCGCTCAGGATTTTATCAGCCGTAACGGTATCGCTGGTCAGGTCGATCAGTGTATTTCCGCCGTATATGATTTTGTTGACTGCCATTTTTAACTGCCTCCTATGATGATTGTTTGTCCAAAATTGTTGCTGACTGCGTAATAGGGGATCTCTTTTACTATCAGGTCTTGCTTCATTAGTTTTTTTTCTGTTGGCAGGGTCTGTCTTTCTACCCTTGGCGTAATCTCATAGCTCTCTGTATATTCTTCTGCCCCTGCCGTAACTACAGTAATATCCTCAAAATTTGCAGAGAATCGCCTTTCTACATCCTCAAATCCTGCAGAGAAACGTTGTTCTTTATAGTCGAATGTAACATTGATTCTCATTGAATCACCCCGTCCCTCAGAATATCTCTAACTGGAACGGTAATTATATTTGAAGCAAGTGCTTCATCTTGGTTAGTCAATACACGTATCTGTATCAACACATCGAATGCACTTTTTAGTTTCAAAGTTTGCTCTTGGGTCATATTAATCGTGATCTGGGTTCCTTCCCACTCACAACATTCGTCATTTAATTCGACTGTGAAGCACTCGTTTCTATTTTGAGCGAAAGTGATCCAGCAAACCTTAGCTTCGTTAAGTGAAAATGGCAGAGTAAAGTGTAATACAGGTGTAGTACCTCGAATCATTACCAACCCTCCTTAATGAAAGAGGACCACATATTACTGCGGCCCTCTTAGAAAAAATAGTATCTTGGCACTTCCTCTCCATACCACTTCCACCTGATCCAGTCATCAATGTAAATAATAACTCCAGAAAGAAAGAACCATAAAAGAGAAAACAGGGGACATACCTGCCCCAACAGGTTCCCATAAAAACTTGAGTAGTCCCATATGTTCCAGCCCAACCAAAGATTAACGATACATCCGGTACAGAATTCAGATGCAGTGATTATAGAGGCTCCCATACCCATTTGAAGCACAAATGGCATCTCCCACGAGATTATCTCATTTATACTCCCGACTGCTACAAAGCAGATTCCGCCCAATATAAACATTGTCCAATGGCTATATCCCCGCCAAAGATATTCGGCGGCGACATAAAGTGCGCCGCCGATCATCCCAAGCGTCAGATTACGACGCCACTGCATAGCTGATGGTAACGGCCTTAACCGCATCCACCGTCTCGCAAGATCTAATCTGCACCTCAATTGCCTGCTGCTGTGCCACCAACGGCTCAACATAAGCGGCAATCGAAAGAGCGAGGGCGGCGAGATTTTCATAAGTCCACTCGGTACATTCCTGCCCGGTGGCATTCCATTTAAGTACAGGAGTCTGGCCGGCGGCAACAGCAATCTGATAGCGGGCCAGTGCCGAGGTAAGAAGTGACTGCTTTTCAGCAGTTACGCTGTACTGCTTTCCATCAGTGTATGTCAAAGGACGCTCTTCAAGAAACTCCGCAAGCACCCCTTTAGACTCTGCGATTTTAGCAGCCTTATAGTCTTCCAGCGAGGTCCCTGCCGGGATGTAAGGGCTGTACGGATCTCCCGTAATTTCCTCATACTGCGCAGAGGTAATAACACCTTTCTGCACAGCAACGTTTACCATCATTTTACTCCAGAGTCCTCGGTTATAATTTCGCTTAATTTGTTCGAACCCCATATATTCCTCCTAATATAACAAGCCCGAGTAAAACACGGGCTTACATAAATCATTTTTATTTTATGCCTACAAAGCATTACAAAAGAAAATTATTCGAATGAGTCACGCAAAAATACGGAGCATTCTGATAAACAAAGAGTAGCCGCTTAGAGTTATACGCACTCAATATGGTGGTATTCCATTATTAAACTATCTGAAATAAGCTGATATGCTTTGGCGCTGTCTACATGAGACCATGGAGAGCCTGCGCGATGTGTAAGATCGACAAGTGCGCCAGCGGGATACTTTCCATACTTCTGGATCGTCTGGTCAATTGAACGGAGTTTATCAGTGCCGCCTTTTGCAAACAGAATACGGCTCCTCGCGGGCAATTCCTTTACGCCAATTTGAACATCGCTATCGTCACCAAACTCTAGTTGTTTAACATACTGAGACCCACTCCGCTTATAAGTTTCATAGACACTATCAACAACAGGTCCATGTGTAAACGCATAAATTTGATCTTCAAATAAGCGGTCGGAATGTTCACATAGATAATCAGCATATGCAAAATATACAAGTTTTTCCAGAGACAAGTGCGTGCATTTGATTTTGGAAAGAATGTAGGAAGCTACATCCAGACCGGTTAAGACTCGGCTCTTTTTGACTTTCTCAGAAAATTCTGCTACGGACTTGGCGCATTCAACATCGTCAAAAAAAGGATCATATGTCGCAATTGATTCCCAAGAGTCAGATTCTGTCTCAATTAGATGAGTTGACAGAGGAACATCTTCACCGCAGCTTTGCTTGATACTTTTAATGATCATAGCTATTGCTTCGCTATTGAGCAATTCGCTCTTTGTAATGTCCAGCGCAACACGTGTGCCATCTGTGTACGAACTACTCATAATAATATAGTGCTTAACCATCGATGATTCCCCCCTCCTTACTTTCTTTCTCCCACGTAGTATATTCCTGCTTGTATCTTTTATGAGATTTAAAATTTCTTTCTACATCGCATCTGTTCCAAATTTGCAATTCCCATGGGAATGATTCATTATTTTCCTTGAAATATAAATGGACGGCTTTATAATCAAGCTTTGACGAGTTGATACACTTATACTTGTCTTGGTAGGTATTTTCGACAAACGTTTGGATTGCTTCAAATGTCAACGGAAAATCCAAAATAATTCTTACTCCGAACAGGTCGTTAACACATTTATTGATTGGTATCCTTCCAAATTCATGTCTGGCGGTCTTGTAATTTTGAATCTTATATTCAATGGAGTTCTGCGCTTTAACGCGAGCAGTAACCTGACAATCACACACAAAAGAGAGTTGTAAGGTTATACACGCGCTCTTCTCATTTAATAACCAAACATATTCCATAATATTCTTATAAATGGCGCCATCTATGTCAATGTCAGATACCTGAGACTTTTTTAAGTTTGTTCTTACATGAGCACCTTCAAGCCATTCATGTGTAACCTCAGTATATACAGATTGGATATAATCTATTAAGTCCTTAAGATCGTCGAAAACACTTCTCATTATATACTACCTTGACACAATGTAAGCATATAACCGTCTCCTCAAAATAATATCCACAAGCAGGTACATGTTAATTCTAATTATATATTATTATGCCTTACTTTACAATAGCAGACCTATTTATGAAAATAGTAAAGAAGTTTGTCTTAATATTACTATTTACTTAGATATAATTATACCGCCAGCATGTTTTGATATTCCATCGCGGCGGCGATACGTTCTTCGGCTGTAGGTTCAGATGCGGCAGCCGCACTGGCCGCTGCTAATTCTTCCTCGAATGCTTCAATAGCTTCTAGGGTTTCCTGATTGCTCAATCCTTCTGGGAAAGTGGCTCCCATCTGCTCGGCGCGAGCTTTCATCATAGATAGCTCATCGATAAGAGCGCCGTTCTGAAATCCTTTAGCTAAGATCATCACAGCTCCTTCTACGCAGTATGCGGGATAGCGATCTGACCACTGCTCTGGCGTGAAGAGCTCTCCAGAAGGTGTAACGACATTGCTAGTATGATCCCAGATTTGATAACGTTTTGTTGCCATAGAATGTGTCCTCCTTAATTACACTATGCTATGCGGTAAATTTATATACGCTAGAGGTTTCAGCACTCAGCGGACTGTTAGCAAATAACATCAGAGATTCATGCAGAATACCATAGGGTGGGGAGCTATTGCAATATTCATTCAAAGTTATAGACTCTTGCCTTACTAAGCTCGAACTATAAGTATACATTATACTTTGCCTACGTGTACCACCGAACATCAGATATGAATCTCCAAATAATGCAACATTTAAGCCGGAACCATTGTCAGTGCCCGTCAAATGAGATACTGCAGTACTCTTTGTGAAACTGGAGTTATAAACATCAAAAGTGCCTGAAACTGCTTCGAATATAGCGTAAGGTGCTTTAGAACTATAATTAGTAATGCCACCACCAGTGGCATCTGAACCAGAAAGATTAGTCAGTGTTGTTTTAGTCAATGAAGTATCATATGCAGTAACCTCACTATAGGTGGCACCACTATAACCACGTCCACCAGCTAATATTACACGTCCATTTAGAGAAGCGACAGCATAATCTGATCCATGTGTACTGCTAGATGCGGTTGATTTTGTAAATGAAGAATTGTATGCTATCACATTATTCTTATACGAAGTGCTGTATACCCCACCACCAAGGATCATATATGGACCATTACTAGCACCATTTAGGTTAGCAATTTTATCTGTTAATGCAGAGCATGAACTCTTAGTTAAAGCATTGTCGTACTTAGTAACGGTTGACTTATAAGGACCTAATCCTCCAGCGAATACAACATATCCCTGATGATTGACTCCAGCAAATCTCGAAGTAGTATCTGGTAGCGATGTTGCAATAGTCCTAGTACAGCTAGAATTAAAAGCATTGACGGTATCAAAATAGTTGCGACTATCATCCTCACCACCAGCGAATAATATATAATCTGCAGTAGCTCCACCGGCAATACCATAAGAAATGACATAGGATAGTCCCATAGTAAGCGCACCATTATATTGATATCCGCTACTATAAAATAATCTAGCTACACCATTTACACCGATCCAAGCCTTTTTTATTTTCCTGGCAACGCCTCCAACGCCGATATACATCTTGCTTACCTTTTTGGCGACACTGCCTACGCCAATCCACATTCCTTTTGCCATCAGTCAGCCTCCTCACTCGTACTGACAGTAAATTACGCCGTTGCTCAATGCCGTAGTGCCAGCCGTAATTGCGCCGGTGCCTGCATAGATATTGCGTAACTGTGGCGTACTATAAGAGGTATTAGCAGTAGTTTTAGGAGTGCCTGTAAAGGTAGGGGAGGCGAGGGGGGCCCTCGTAGTATCGGTCGGGTGCTTATGATCCGACCTTGCAACAGTCCCCGCACTACCCGGTGATGCCGTCCCATCTACAACTGGATTGGTCGTAGAATATGTAACATGAGTTCCATGCGAGGCTGCGGCAGCGCCAACATCGGAATTTGTTAAGTTAATATCCGAAGAAAGAGGTTTCCCGTTTACCGTTCTAGTGTCCGGAACAGCTCCCACATCAGACGGCACCAAATCAATATCAGCGGATAAACTCTTTCCGTTAACCGTTCTTGTCGAAGGAACAGCCCCCACATCATCAGGCACCAATGTGACATCCTGCTCTAAAGTCTTTCCGTTCACCTTTCTTCCGGATGGAACAGCGCCTACGTCTGCAGGATCCAAGGTGATGTCGCTGGAGAGGGGTTTTGAGTTAATCGTTCTTTCTGTTGGGACAGAACCCGTATCAGCAGAAGTAAGAGTTATATCCTCACTCAGCGCATGGCCGTTTACCTTACGCTCCACCGGGGCAAAAGAGGATACGCTTTTCCCGGAGTCCACAAGATTTCCGTCTGCATCGAGCTGCGGGAGATTTCCAGCAACAGGGGATACCGGCTTATCTGATTTATTCTGCACTGACGAAATAGAGACTCCGCTATCAGAAATTGTACCGTCCGCAGTAGCGGAAAGCAGGTTCCCGGATACTGCGCTTACTTCCGGGGAAAAAGAAGACAGGACAACAAAGTATGTCCCGTCATATCTCATCAAATAGTTTCGATTTTTCAGCAGCTCGCCCGCACTGGGGTCCACCAATTCTCCATTCAGATTGGTTTTCTTGACATACTTGGCGCCCAACGAATTGATATTGATACTGGTAATACCTTTATTGTCGCGCCCAAATGAGATGATGAAAACCGTATTCCTAACATATCCTTCAATGCTGGCCTCGGTTGCATAATACGATGTGTCGTTTTCCGCCGTAGCAACTAAGAAAACGGTTGAAGGAGTGCTCTGCAGCTCCTGTACGGATCTCTCAAGCTCAGTAATGTCGGAGTCGATCTGCATAATGGCGCTTCCGACCTGAGTACCAAAGGTGTTGGTTCGGAAGGTCAAAAATGTCATGTCATTATCCGCAGCATCCGCAGCGGGATACCCTCTGGGGGTTGTTTTCATTGGCATTGAAACGCCTCCTTAAGTCTTTTCGTCCATAGAGACGATTGTTTTTGAATCCAGTTCACTGACATACCAACGTTCCGAATCCGGATTACCGGGCGTTTTATAATCCCAATCCCTTACCAGATAGAACATCTTGACTACAGGGTTTGCAGTCATAATGATCTTCACAGGCAGAAACGTAGTCAAAATAACTCTTTCAATTGTAGAAAAAACAGCGGTACATGTAATCTTAATCGTATGGGGAACCCCTGCAATTCTTTCAATTACACTGAATACAGCACCCATCACGATCTTAATCTGCTCGCTGATTATAATATGATCAGTCAGCTTTGGAGCGTTCTCTTGCACCTGCATCTTAATGTTCAAAGGGAATGATGCAATAATCCTGTCAATTAAGCAGGGAGCGTAAACTGAAATCTCCATCCGCACTTTGAGCATCGTATTGAACAGCCACTTAAAATATTTGCTGTATCCAGACAGCTTCATGCGGTATGTAAGCTTTGTGAGCAGCGGAATTCCACTATATTTACTCAAACAAAAAGACCTCCTTAATTGGAGGCAGTAAAGGTAATCTGACCCGGATCAAACTGTACGGTTGCAAGAGCCTGAACCAGTTTAGTAGGGCTCAAAGTAGCGTAATAGAGAACGTTACCACCGGTCGCAGCGTCAGCCACAAAGACGGTTTTAATCTGCCCCCAAGAAGTCGAACTCTGATTAAACGCAATCGTGATTTTGTTGGAAAGCGCCCCGCCGTCACCGGCTGTAAAAGAATCCTTGCTGTTGGTCACAGACACCCTCGCGTAGTTGCCTCCTGAAATTTCTCCGGTCACAGTGCCGCTGGTGGAGACATCACCGGTCGCAAGGCCAATATAATAGGTCGTCGGGGCAACTTCACTGGCTCCCGAACGGCCAAAAAGAAAATCGACAATTCGATTCAATTGATTTGTAACAGTCATGAATAATCCTCCTTAAGCAATCGTCAAACTGTTTTCTTCCTCGCCTCTGGGCTTAATGTTTACATAGCCCTCGCAAGGGTATTTCTTATTTCCAACGCCATCAATCAAAAGTACCTGCTGAACAAACAATCCGGACACATCTTTGGTGTAGTCGGATTTGATATAGACAATAAAAGATGAAGAATCGCTTGCCAGCACTTCACCCTGCAAATTGAGCAGGGGAGTATTGGGGTCGCCTGAACGAAATAGTACCCATCGGACATCCTCAAAGGTTGTCAAATCAACAGGCTCGTTTGATTCCGCGTCAACAAACCCAAAGGTAAGCTCATGAAAATGCCCCGAAATAAAGGTTTCGTCCGGCAGATAGGTGATAGAGGTGGAGGCTGCGGTGGTACTTGCCAATCCTATTCCTCCTTTTTATTTTCAGATCGGCCCGCCAGATGAATCGTTTCAGTTAGAGGCTCTTCAGAACTTTCTTCTTTCAATTCATCGTTTTTAAGGGCCGTTACCGCTTCAATTACATTTGAGAGAGTTTTAATGTTTTCATATCCCTTAACCTCAATCGAATTAAGGGCACTGATAATCAGATTCAAAATTTGCGTATATTTTGCCATAAATATCTCCATTCTTAACCTTCGTCGGTATATGCCAGATAGTAGATATAATCATATATTGGGTCTATATCATACCCGGTCTCTAAATCACCATCTAAATACACTTTTGTTACAACCTTTTTGTGATCCACGTAAATCCTGTACCCCTTAAAATACAAGCTGGAATTAACCCCCAAGGATTTTATGGTCACATATGACAGTTTCGCAATTGCTGAAGATAAATTATTAACGTCCAACTTTTGAGCAACTACTTCTCCAAGATCTGCAACAGATGCCTTTAAGCTATTAAAGGTCGCCTTATTTACATATGCCTCGTCAATCGTTGCAACCTTAGAGCTTAATCTGTCAAATTCTGCTTCCGTTGCATACACCCGGTCCAGCTTGGCTGGCGTTACCGCGTCATCTTCAATGGTTCTGGTATCAATTTCGCCGCTGGCGATCTTGTCAGAAGTAATCCCTCTATAGTCAAGATTCTTGGCGTAAATATTTCCGTTGAAGGTTGCGCTGGTTGTCGTCCAGCTCATCAACCCCATCTTTCCGGTTCCATTTGAATTGAGGTTAATTACCCCGTTGGAAGACTTCAGATAATTGGCGCCAATGGTGAATCCGCCGATTGTGCCCTCAGAGGCTTTCAGCGTTCCTTCAAACATGGCGTTACCATCTGCGTCCACATAAAACTTGTCCTTCCAGCCCGAACCGTTGTTCGTTTGAATCTTAATACCGGTAGAAGGGTGCATCAGGATACGGCCCTTATTGTTGTTGGTTGTCATGGTAAATCCATTGGCGTCCATTAGGATTGAGTTATTGTCATTGGATATGGTCATATTTGAGCCAAAAATCAGCTTACCAAGAAGCACTCCCGCGTTTATTCCGTATACAATACTGCCGTCTGGCAGCGTAATTGCGCCTAGAGCAGTTTCCACCGTATTGAATCCGTCCCTTGAAAATGCCAATGTATTCTGCGTCAGCCACATCTGGTTCCCAGAGTAGGTTCCGTCGCTGTTCAGCTTCTTTGCCCTCAGCCCGTTCTGATTCATAATCATTTCCAAGCTGCTGGAATTCATCAGCGAGTTTTTAGTCAGGTCAAGGCTGCTGTTCATAAAGTCAACCAAGTCGCCCTGATACTGACCAAAATCCTTGATGGCCGTATAGTTGAAGTTTAATGACGATCCGGTTTTAGTTGCAGTATCATATAAATCGGAAAACTGCCATGTAGCACTATTCAGCCGATATCGGTTGGCAAAAGTCATTTCAAAGTCGTCAGGGGAGTCGTAATTAAACGAAACCGACAGCAAAACAGGCGACATAAAATGATCTTCATACATCTCCACATGAACCAAAGCGCCGAGCTCCAACTGCTGAATGAACGGCATAAAGTCATGCTGAAATAGAAAATTTACACTGGATAGAGAAAAGGAATATTTAGGCTCAGACAGTTTCTTCAAAAGAGATACGCTTTGATCGTAAAGCTCCTGAGCCATTTCCTGAATCTCAACCTCGGTCATCACAGACGTTTTGACGAAGCAATCATCCTGATAAATGTCCTCATACCGAAAATTATCCAGCTCCAGAATCTGTGCCGGCGTAAGATTGTTTGATATTTTAAGAACATTATGAATGTCGTTCAGCGTTTTAGTATAAAAAGAAACCTGAGATTCATATCTGCTGATAGCAGACTTTGACGCATTGATCTCTTTTTGTTTCGCGGATAGCTTATTCAGAGTGTCTTGGTATGCGGATTTATCAGATTTGTCCACTCCGGCCTGAATCTGTGCCGCCTGAACCTCTTCAATCGCCGTATATTCTCCCTCAAGGGTTGTGAGCTTCGAGCGCTCGGAGATCAGGGAAGAATTTGAATTCTTCAGATTAACAAGGGCGGTTTTATACGCGCCGCGATTTGATTCAATCTTAGACTCCCATTGGTTCAGTGCGTCCCGAAGTCCCTTCTGCATCTGCGGCTTAAAATAGTCATAATTAAAAATTTCCGCCGTACCCAGGGGGTTCACAGTAGTGATGTCAAGCTCGCCTCCGCCATAGCAGCGGAGTACCGAAATCAGGCTGTCCGTTTCAGCCGTTACCTTAACATCCTTGATCAGATTATGATAGGTAAGGTATATGTCGGTATTTTTCACAATGCTGCGCGGAGTATATGCAGAAACCTTACGGGCGACCGTATCAAAGACAAAAATGCACTCATACGCTTCCTCTACATCAGTCATCATAAAGTTGTAAATGTTGCCGTCCGAGATATCGAAGGTACGAAACTTTGTCATAAGATCCGGATCAATATACCCAACCGACCAGTTGGGGGCCTTCTCCAGCAGCCCGCCCAATAACGTTTTGGTAGGGGAGAGGGGATTATAAAACTGATACGTACCGCTCAATAGATTAACCTTCTTATAAGAAAGCTCTATCTCTGCGGATGATGCGGAGATTTCCTTATATCTTTGAACTCCGTCTGAAACCTCTTCTTCTCCCTGAATAATAAAAAAGCCAAGCTCCTCACAGGATATAACCCTGCGGACACTCAGCTCATTATAAAAAGGGTTCTCTCTTCCGTTTGCATCTTTACAAGGATAACGGAAGTTTATTTCCGAAACCGCGTTAAAGTTTAGAGTGACATTGAGATCGGAAAAGAAGCCGAGAGGCCCGACCTCCGCCCTGTCCGGATTACATAATGTCAAAACCGGCGTTTCGTAACGGTTGAACTTGTCAAAAGACGCAACCAAAATTAACCACCAATCTTTCTTGCGTTGCTGTATTTCATTTCGAATTTTGTTACATCTCCGCTGATTACCAGCTCGTTCTTTCCGCTTACCATCCGGAAAAACTTCTTGTTAAAATTTTCGCTTAGGTTTAATCCTGATGTTGAAGTAATGATACTCCGGTCATTATCCACAGTAATTATCTCTTTCGCCCTAACGTTGGCAACAGAGAATTGGCGTCCATTATCAGAATTGTTTTGAAACGTAATTGTTCCTCCGGTGTTTCCAGTGGTGATGACCAGGTGGGGGTAGGTATAGTCCGTATTATCAGAATCGTTATAATGGTTGATTCTTTGGGTATACGCATTCTCGCTGTTCATAAAACGGTAGGTTTTTTCATTCTGCCATGCCCAAGGAGCATCACACTCTACAGAAAAAGAAAATCCATGACAATGGCTCCCGATATAGATTCCTTTTGGGTTTAGAAGGAAGCAGTTGAAAAAAATATCATGAATCTCCGGGTTTGCAATAATCATACGGCAATAGTTTTGTCTGCCAAATAACCACTTGCTTATCTTAGAACGGCGCACACCGTCAATTACCGCATTGCTGATTACCTGCATGTCAAAGGAAAGAACGTTACTTTGTGAAATCCCGTATAGATATCTTGTAGGCTTTTTCAATGTGGCGCCGAAGAACGGCTCTACATTTGCGCCGGCATCAATCTCTTCGGCGGAGGAGCTTCCAAGCGTAAGAATTTTAAGCCCATAGTTTTCTGAATATTGATCGTCAAAGACGAAATTGTTTCCATAGTATGATATTTGAATCACCTCCGGCCATATAAGAAAGGACGTGCAACAAAGCACGTCCTTACACTTTATCTTTCAGCGCAATATTCTATCACTGTCTTTTGAATACTTTACATGGATTCTATCTACATTCTTTGTGTTGATGACTGCTTGCCATGTAGGATCGTCTGCCATATCGAAATCCCGACAAACTGTTCCATGATTCATCATTACAACATCTGACAGGACCAGCCATGTATCTCCCTCATCCGATGTGTAGTATTTGAAGTAAACTCCAGAATAAGAAATCCCATCATTTAAGAATACGTCAATATAGCACCCTTTATCTTTGTCGCTGATACCATCCCAAACTCCCCGATCCAGTGTACGATGAAAAATTGGTTCTATAATATGGGTCCCAATATACTGATTAGTTTCAATTAACCCGAAAATCGTTCCGCATACAGCACTAAAAATAATAACGGATGCGTCGCCTGAATCTTTCCATCCTAATATGTGGAAGATTTGACGCCCCAGTATCGATATAATAAAGCTATAAAGCATCGAATTAACGGAAAAGAATTTTTCAACAGGGCATTTCTTTTGTGCGAGAAAACAGTACGTGCCAGAGAAAACCATAAATGGGATAAAAAACATTGCCAAGTCAGGGATTAAGTGCGTAAAAGATTCAGCAGTTATAATGTCCATTTAACACCTCGTATCTTTTTAGGTTTTGGAAGCTGTGGGCGTGGATATGCTCCGCTTACACCGCATTTTATCTCGTCAATTGCCTGTATAGCTCTAATTCTATATCTGGTACGCGACGCCATATGCGATAAACTTATGCGTTTTGAATAGCGATTAGAAGTAAGAGACGCCACAAGGTAGTTCCGTAAAACTTCAAGTTCGTCTTGCTTTAAAGTCTCAATTAGATACGTACAGTTAAATCCTCTATCAATCTTTCTTACAATTGACAAAAAAAGTCGGTCTGACCTCGTTCTGGCATATGCAGATCTTCTCACTTCGCACCCCTCCTATAATATTTGAGTTTATTATAGCATAGGGATTTGAAATACAAAATGCAAAACACAATTTAAGTGAATTGGTGTGCATTACGCTCACTCCATTCACTTTTATTATAACCCTAAGCTCTCAGCGATGAGAATGTGTAAGCAGTTCGCTCAAAATCGCATAAATGTACGAAGGGCCGCGAACTATCCCGCTGATTTGTCCAGGACCCGGTATCGGCATTTGCTGAAATGCCTTTTCGAATTCGTTCCTTGTTAAACGATATGAGGTGCGGCTGACGTGGACAACATCATTTTCTACCCGATATGTGAAAGGAAGTCCCGTAATGGTATGAAAGACTTGACCCTCGTTATTCTTTATTAGCTCCCAAAGCAGATGAAAATTCACAGCACACACCTCACAAATATTAAAAAATAGAAGCCGTAAACCGTTCTCCGCCAACATCTCTACGCTTATGCGACAAATCAGTAACAGCAGCCTTCATATGTTTTACGAGTTCGTTATGGTCTTTCCATGGCATTGTAGAATACAGATGCTTTTGCAAAACATCCTCACACTCAAAGTCTGGGGCGGCCGCAAAAACAGCGAATCCAGAGATATCCTGATTTATTCTAACAGGCTTATATGCGGTGATTTCAGGGACAGGGGCGCCGGTATAACGATAACCATATGCACAAAAGTTTCCCTTATTATCTCTGCCGCCAAGCAGATACTGCCGGCTCGTCAACTTTGAGTAATTCTTTTCAAAATACCTCATAATCTCTTTATGGACAATAGCCATCGTGAGAACGCTATGGTCTGGACGTTGACCAAGAACACTCCACAATCCCTCGTTAGAAAACTTTCCGGTTGTTCCCATAATTATATTGGAATTGATTTTTAATACCTTGCAGGTTGAGTCAGAGAACACCTTATCGGGCTCTCCCTCTTTATCAAATCCAACAACTCTACCGTCCGATACAAACGTACAAAAATTAACTCCGCACACCCCAATTACAACGCTCATTCTACTCACCCTTTCAGTGAGTATAATACCACTGTCAGGGCATACGATCAAGCCTTTGGATGTGATGATTCCGGGCTTTAGCTCTATGTTCATACAGTACCTTTCTGCTAAAAGACGGACGGGATTTACCCGTCCGTCGTATTATTTGTTAAATGCCGACATAACGTTGACAGATTAAGAATTTACTCGTGACTTGTATCATTTTTACAACTTATTGCATTATATCTCGTTTCAAATTCTTGTGCTTGTGACTTATTATTCTTGATAGGAACATATTTTGAAAGAAGGTATTGCAAATAACACCTCTGTACAATATTATCATTCATGGCGTTCATTTCTTACACTCCCTTCACGCATATAATGTGAGTAGAAATACTGAGGATTATACGACCTATATCGTGTTAGTTATACAAATAGAAAGTGAGCCGTCTGTTACAGCAGACGGCTCACTTGGTGGTTTGGGGCCATAACCCCGACTGCTAAATTGTCCGTATGTACTGTGGCAACCGTCTGGGTTTCCACACTTTTATTATATAGCTTTTTCAGAAAAATGCAATAGTTGTTTTGCTATACATACAGGGTTATATGATCCCTTTCTTCGCGTTTCCACGAATCCCTCTGTTGGATGCGGTCTTATTAAGCTGTTCAACAACCCTGTCTGCAATCTTTCTGATAGAGGGCACTACACTTTCATCGAGAGAACCCGCTACCTGAATATTGATTAGACCGCCATCAATCGAGAGCCCAGTAGACAGAGATCCGATTCCGTTGATGCCCCTAACCGAATTGAGTTTAGGGAGCAGGGAAGACACAACGGGAAGATTTTCTACAAAATCCAGCAGCTTACGTCCTTGCATAGACGAAAGCACAACTTCCGATCTTGTAGAGCTGCCATGAAGCATCGCGGGGCCGGTAGAACTTACAACGCCTCCCGAAGCAAACCCAGGCAAGCTTCTCGCCCCGGAAGAAAATCCCGGATATGTTCTTGGGTCTGTAATATGAACAGTACTATAATCGTAGCCGCTCCCGGATAAATCCTTATACTTTACATTGTTGTATTTGCTGTAATCATTAACGCGGTCGATAGCATCAGCCGCTTCTTCGGCCTTGCGGATAGTAGTATCAAGAGAGTCATTTACTCTGTTTACCCCATCCTCAACCCTTTGCGTCGCGCCGGCTACTGAATCCATAGCAACGGATACATTCCCGGTTTCAGCGCACATATCGCAAGTAGCCGCAATCAGGTATTGGAGGATATCATAGACTGTTTTTTCTCCAAATCCGAAGTTTTCCAATGACTTATAAGCGTCATTCCAGACGTGGATTACTTCGTCCCTTGTCATTCCTCCATATGTCGTGCAGAATTCAATCAGGCTGTTGTAATATTCTGACGACCGTTCCTGAATCATGTCGATTGCTTCAATACGCATCGAACCTTCTTGGTCTAGAGCTTCTTCAATCAGCCTGATTTTTCTTTCGTAGTATTCTTCGTCAGCCTTGTATTCTTCTTCAAGATTGTCAAGCTTTTCTTTATGAATCAGCTCATAACGCTCATACTCATCGTCCAGAAGGTCTGTAGCCTGATCGTATGCGCGGTCTGACTGATAATCTTCCAGATCAGAATATTTGCCTGCAAGTTGCTCCTGAAGCTCAAGACGCTTCTTCATCGCGTCGGAGGAATCGTCGTTTTGAATCTCTAAGAGTTTGCTTTCAATATCAGCAATCTCTTTATTCTTTTCCGCAAGCTGCTTTTGATAGTCGTTTTCGTCCTTATCGCGTTCCAGCGCCTTTTTGCGAGCGTCAATTAAACGCTTATAGGCGTCGATTTGATCCTCAATCGCATCTTTTTCTTCGTCATATTGCTTTTTGATACGGTCAAGATCGTCTTGGTAAGCAGACTTTTTTGCTTCCAGACGATGTTTGATCATCTTAACGGTAACGTCAATAAGATCTTCAATAGCACTTTGTGCGTCCTTAGCCGCTTCTTTCATCTTTTTAGCGGCTTCTTCCGCAGCCTTTGCGGCAGACTCGGCGGCTTTCCCGCCGTCCATTACTGAAAGGGAATAAGTCCCGACAGAGGCACGCGCGAGGTCAAATAACTTCCTCTGCTTCTCTACATGAGCATTGAGCTTTTCAACTGCGGCATCGAATTCGCTACCTTTATCTGATACAGCCGCATTAGCAATAGCCTGTTTCCATGAAGCATCCGCGTCAGCAAGACGTGCACTGGCGAGATCGTAAGTTGCATCCTTCAAGTAGCTTGCGGCTTTTTCTTGATCCTCAAACGTCTTGAGAAGATTAGTAGCCTCCTGCAGATAAGCGGCTTCAGCATCATCAATTCTTGCATAAGCAAGATCGATCATGGCGTTTTTGTTTAGTACAAGCTGACCGTTTTCCGTCTGTAAACACGCGAGGTATTCCGGCTCTAACTCTAAGAGAGATTGTAGTGTGTCGAGGGTTAGATAACCCTTGGTGTTATACTCTTCAACGGCTCCAGAAAGGGAGGTATAGGCAGACTGTAGGGAGTCAATTGCGTCATTGGCGTCTTTAATAGAAAGAGCGGCAGCTTGTGCGGCGACAGAAACATCACTAAACGCCTCAGAAGAAACACTATCACCAGAACCCACCACTTCTAAAAATCGATCAAGAGCATCGTTTGCGAAATCAACCATCTCTACGTCTGATTGCGTGACCGGTTCTATTTCTGCAAGTTGGCGATACCAATTTGCGACTACGGGGAGGCTGGCCGCAAGATTATCATACTCTGACTTTTCAGCATTAGTAAGTTTAATGCCTTCTTCCTGTTTTTGCAGAAGTTTATCATATCTATCTACACCTAGATCAAAATATTCGACGGCCGAAACAGGCGATGAATACCCTTGCAGCTCTGCAAAGAAACCCTGTTTAAATCCCTTTGCTGTCATAACCCGATTGTTAATACCACTACGCAGATATCTGGTATTATCGAGCCCTTGAATATTGTCCTGCATTTGAGCGTAAAGATTACGCGCGGCGCCGTATTGTTCTTGTGAGGCTGTTACTTTTTCAGCCTTTAACAAGTTAATTCTACGCTCTAATGCATCGTTAGATTTCTGAAGATCAGAAAGTTCTTTTTCTTCTACAAGGGATGGCAACGTCCCAAGAGACTGAATCTCCTTAATTCTGTCCTCATTTATTTTAATCTCATCGCTAACCCGTTTAATTTCAGATGCTAAAGATTCTACTTGTTCCTTTGACTTCGCATAAGACTCAAACGCTTCTTCTGCGCTCTGTGAAAAATAGTTAAACCCTTTAATTGCGAGGTTTAAAGCCCCAATAACAATAGCAACCTTTGAAAGAGCCGATAAGGCAGAGAATGCCTTACCAAGAGAACCAACAGCTCCTTTCAGACCTTTAGTGGCATAACCCTCCGCAATAATTGCTGCAGCGTTTTTCTTCGCGGCTGAAGTATTTAGAATTTTCTCAGCCGTATTGGCCCTTTCTGCATCAGATAGCCCTGTATTCGCTAATGCTTCCTCTATTTTTGCGCGAGTTAGAGCCTTGGAAGATAACATCTGTTGGTTGCTAGCCATTACATTGACGATTTGTTCTTTTGATAGTCCCGCTAAAGCGGTTTGCAAAAGCGCGATATCATCGCACCCGGCGCCTACAATACTAAAAAATTGTTTAATTGCCAAATCTTTCTGTGTGTGTTAAAATAACAGTATACTAAACGAATGGGGGAATGGATTCAATGGAATGTCTGCTTGTTGCAATCACTATTGTTTTTGTTTTGATAGTTATAATGGGTCTTATTGTATCTGTGTTGTCCGAATTAGGATTTACCGACTTTCCGCCTCTGCTCATCCTTGCACTTGCCATAATAATATTTGTTGTCTGGTTTTGTAATAGTATTAAAAAAGATATAGAGAATAGAGAGAAAATAAAAAAAGAGATAGCGGAAAGAAATATGAAACGAAAATAACTAATATCCGGATAACATAACACTCCTAATAGTGTGTAATACACTGTATAGATTTAGTTTTTAAATAACGTATTTGAAAGGAAGGTAACGATGAAGTTTTATAGAATAGTAAGTTTGGTTGCAATCTCGCTTATTATCGCATCGTGCAGTAATGAATCTCTGAACGAATCATCTTCTACATCGTCCAGTGTAAACACAATGGTCTTACAAAATAACTCTGACTCAACAGAATTGTCCGCTGCTTCTCAGATCAATGAAGCTTTCAGCGATAATAGTGCCGTAGAACCCGGCTTAAATAGTAATGTCGCTACTTCCTCAGAACACACCCCTGCCGAAGGTCCAACATCGTCAAAAATTGAGATTAGCGAGAGCAATATCGTAGAATCTCCCCATAAAGCGAAACCTGAAAAGACAGAAAAGATAGAAAAGCACTATTTCTGTTATTGTGACACAGAAACTATAGTTGAAATTCCGGACATCAAAAAGCCGTTCCCGGTTAATCAGGTTACAGGGTTTGAATTTGATGGATATTTCTGCGATAGTGAAAGCGTAAAGTCATCGGGGAATGAGAGAAGGTATTTCCATCATATCGAAGATGAACTCAACTTGGTTTTTGCCGCATTTGATGAATACGATAAAGTAGATCCAAGCATTCAAGAACTGTTAGATAAACGTTGTAAATCCAATGTTCTTTATGTTGTATGGAACATATGGGATTCGAATATCGATATAATGACTCCGGCAAAAGGGGAGGGTTATACGATGAGAGATGTCCCGGTAGGCGCAAAAGGCGTCACTCTTTACGATATGGAAGGGAATATACTCGACCCACATGATGATATATTCTGATGGGGAGCGAAACAAATATGATTGAATTATCCACAAATAATTCGCTAAGAGGTCATTTATCACCACATACTAAGACAAGACCTATCATGAATGGATTTTGCCAATCAGGAAAAAGATATCTCATTTTTCACAAAATCTGCCGTTTGCGTAATCGCTTGATATCATTGGTAGTTACTAGGTTAATATACTGCGAAAATAAGCTATGCGACGATGGGGATTTTACAATAACAGATCTCAAAAAGGATATTCAATATCTTATTTCAAAAGCGGAAAAATATGAACCATGTGTTTACCCTTGCCGGCCAATGGTGAAAGAGTTATTAGAAATACCGCAAGATCAACTTTTTAATGGTAATACCATTTCCTTTTCAACACCATATTTATTACGTGCCCAAACCTCACAATATTACGGGTACGGAGATACTTCAAGATTTGCTATAATTGGAATAACTGTTGATAATTATGAATCAGAAGTATATTGTAACTGCGATCCAGAAAACCCTGACATAGAAATTTTTTATGAAAAAGATGGGAATAAAACGGTTAATTTAGACTTTGTTGGCCCATGTTATATTACATATATGCTGAGAGCGCTTAATGATCCTATCTAATAAAAATAGGATTAGTGGGATGACTTTATGAGACAGGTTGAACTTTTGTGAACCAATATATTTATTAACCAGAACGGAGGTATTACTATGGCATTATTGGTAGCACTGGGAGTGATCGGGATCTTTGCGATGGCGCTCTACATCGGGGCGGCGGGGCTCTTTGGGCCGGTTATAGGCATTATCATCGTAATAGCGGGCGTTGTGTGGGCCTGTAAAGAAACGCCGGAGCAGAAGATGGTCCGGGAGGCAATCGAACGGAGCAACGAGAAGCTTTATGGGAGGAAGCACCCGTAAATGATAATCGGAGGGTATATCACTCCGTAATTAACCAATATTTGATACTCACATTATTCATCGGTAAGTGTAATTCCGATTGGTTTGCACCCTGTTAAACGCAAAAAGACATACTCCATATCGTCCACATAAACTTCTGGTGTCTCATTTCCGTTTAAGTCCCATGGGAATATTGGATCTGGGATAGACAGTCCCAATTTTTTGGCAATTCTTTTAACATAAAGACGATCTAATGTAACAATTGGAATATTTGTTTTAGCAGAAAGTTTAATTAACGAATAGGTTTTTCCGTTACCACGAGGTCCATAAAACAGTTTCATAATTTACCTCCAAAAAAAATAGGATAGAAAGGAATTTTTAAAATGACTATCAATCATGTGATAGCAATTAAGTTAGAGCATCTTGTTTGTGAGATTTGTGAGTGTGAAAGATTCGGTATTTGTGGGATTGCTAGCGCATCAAATTTTGAAGTGCGTCCAATCGAGGCGGCAATACTGTGTTTTGCTAAATTATCGCAATATCCACATAAAAGCAAAGAATGTACCGTCAAAGCAGAAAACTTTTTAGACAAATGGCACACTATATTTGAATACCCAAAAGAAAACCCAAGACATACGTGCGAAGAATACCTGTCTGAATTAGAACAAGCCGTAAAATGTTTTAACCAACATTAGAACTGTTTTTTTTAGCACACACAGCAACAAACAGGCTCCTATCAGCCTGCTAGATTTCGAGCACCTCTTTACCGTCACACCTGTATCGTCGGCGCGGCGGCGGGGGATTATGCTTCTGTGAACGTCCTTCATGACATCCGTTCCCCAACGGAGCCAGACTCGTTGCCTCGTCCGTTTTTAACGTGAAGTTTCGCTGCGGATAGACTAACACCTCAAAGTGATAGGGAAGTGCTTCATCGTCCCCGACTGTGCTCGGTTGTTGCCACCGAGCTAATTTAGTCCCTCTTTATTTATAGACCCGCATCACCATATCTTGTTCAGAGCACGATTACGCTCCGTCCTTGATACGGCTAGGCACAATAATACAATCTGTCGCCCGTCATTTCGGGCCAACCCAGGTCTCCAAAAATTTTAGCTGTTCCAACGCCAAGACTTGATTTTTTAATCATGTTTATTGCGTTGGAAGCAGTATATATAGATGTACTCAACAAAGCAATTTTCGCTATAAAGCCATCGCCAATCGTTGATACCTTTAGGATGGCAGTACCAGCGTCAATTAAAAAACCAACAAAATTACTGTTTATGATAACATCAGCAAAATGTTCAAACGCGGCTGCGTTTTCTTTGAGTTTAAATTCCAAACCTTCTTGGTACGCACTAAACTTTTGCATCGCAGTACCAGCCGAATTTGCCGATACAGCGGAATACTCCATAGCCTTATCAAGATTTTCAAACAGAACAAAGACGTTTTCGCGCTGTCTTACTCCGCCCAGTGTGGTCGCAATGGCGCTCTTCTCCGTTTCCTTAAGAGATTCCCACCTTCGACCTGTTTCTTGAATAACTTCATTGAAATCTCTGAATTGACCCTCTTGATTTCTTAAGGATATTCCAACGGCATTCAGAGCTTTTTCAAAATCATTGAGCGGGTCTCCGTCATCATCAATCAACCTACCAAGTTTTACATTACCATATCTTGCAAATATCGTTTTAAACGCTTCACCAACGGTGCTCATATCTCGCTGAGTAACTTCGCCAACCGCTGCAAGATAGCCAAGCAGATTATCCATATCTACGCCTGCTTGACGTGCGGAGTTAGCAGTACGCGCCATTGCCTCTGCAAGACCTCCGGCGCTGACGGCGGCTTTAATGTCAATTCCGGTTAGCTTATCTACGATACCCATAGCGTTTGATGCCTCAACCTTATAGCCCTTCATGGCTGACGTAAGGTATTTTGATGCTTCTGCCGCGTCTACCATGCCAACGATGCTTAATACCATCGAGTCTTTGATTAAAGTGTTAGTATCGTCAAGATTATAGCCCTGTCGTTGCCACTCTACTGCCGATTCAGCCACAGCGGTTGTGGTGCTCCCCAGCTCGATAGCCATCCTATTGTAAACATCAATGAGCTCTTCTGCGGATTCCTTTGTGCCTCCTGTTACAATACGCAAATCGACAAGAGCTTTGTCTAACTCAAACGCTGTATCAATTGCCTTATATACCGACGTAACAAAACCAGTTGTTATCGCGCTTGAAGCTAAATAGACAGAAAATGTCTTAATCTTTTCTCCAAGGTATGTAAAAGTATTTCCGCCCTCGTACCCCGCAGACTTCATTTCTGCCTTAAATGATTTAATCAGAACCTGAGCTTCTTTTAGATTACCTAAATCCAGTTCTGAAAAAACTTCATTGATTTTTACCGAATTTAAATCAACCGCAGACGCTTTTATCGTTTTTAGGTATTTTTCAAAGTCTGCTTTTGTCTGCTTAATAGAAGCGGAATCGGAACTGCTCTTAAAAGCGTCACGAGCAGCCTGGGTTTCTAACGCAACTCGCTCTTTTGCAAGTTTTTGTCTTTCTTTTTCAGCAGCTATTGCTTTACTTTGCTGCTCCTGCTCAATTCTCGCATTTTCAAGCATCTGACGCTTTAATTGATCAGAAAATCTCTTCTGCGCAGCTTCTCGCTTTTGAATATCCCAATCAATTTGGTTTACAACATTTTTGGATGCATTAGTAGAAGCGCCTGATCTGACTGATTGATTAGCCGATGATGCTGAAGATGTTAAGCTAATAGAAAGAGTTTTTGATAAATCCTTTATTTGTGCCTTAATTGAACTTGTATCAATGCTTAATTTTATTTTGGGCGGGTCTCGCCCTATCTCCTGAGCAATTTTTTCAAGTTCTTTGCGTATTAGTTGCCCAGAGGCGCCGGAAGCCGTACTGCCTCCCTCTACGCCAACTAATACTCTAATATCTGGTTCTGCCACTTCACCACTCCTTTATCAAATCAAAAAGAGGGGAAGTGATCCCCTCAGTTAAAACAATTTGCATATACAAAAAGAGGCGGATTTAATCCGCCTCTTTCTTACCATTAAGTTAACGGACTAATCTCCGCTAACCATCTCTATTCTCTCGAAATTCTTTAAGTTTAGCATTACCATCCTAGAGTCATCATCTGTATTATCAAATATAATTTCTTGATTTGGTCCCAACATTTGATAGTAGCACAAAACAATGATTGGCTCCCGCTCATAATCTTCTGAATATTTGATCTGGCCATAGTAGCTATATCCATCATTTATCCAAACGCGGACGTACAAGCCGGGTGATATCACATCGTCCCATATGTTTTCCTTTGGGTTACGCATGATTCCCATTTTCATTCTGCAGTTATTGATGAAGGGATTATTGACGAGTAATGCTAATATATACCCTGTCATCAAGCTGAAAATCAAAAGCGAAATAAGATACCATGAGCTGGATTCAGATACAAACGGGAGTAGCTGATACACAGATTTCAAAACAAAACTAATGATAATACTTAAAAACAGTAGGTAAGATACCTGATTGGAAGAATCTCTATCTTTATATAAAATGTAACGGTAAACACTGAGAAATAAGTACCCCGGAACTACATACAACAATAGGTCTGAGATACTGTGAGCTAAGTCAATAACCCAACTTATAGCAAACACTCCTTACTTTTTTGCCCCTTGTGGCGGGGGAGTAGGATTTTTGACAACGACATTTTGCTTATTATAGTTTTGCGATCCAGAGTTATTAGGAGTATTAGGTGTACCGCCGGACATATTATTACCTCGCATTTTATAGTTATGATATTATACCACAAAATGCAAATATGTCCAACTACCGATATGCCTCATCCAACACAGCACGCGCCTTATTGCCAAACTCCTGATTAAACTTCTCTACGGCACGCTTCATAAAGTCATCAGGATCTCTATGAGGATTGCTTTCCGTAAAGGTTCCATGACTGTCGTAACCTACAACCGTCTTTCCTCCGGTGTCGTATCCATGAGTATAGAGCGCCGCAAGGTTATCAACTCCCTCTGGATATGACGCCGGATCTAGGGACTCGCGTTCCATCTCAGAACGAATAAACCCAACATTAAAGCAATACTTTCCGTCCGCAGTTAATCCCTCATCGCTGATTTCAATATAATCCAGAAACGCTTCGCCGTACCGGTTCTTGATTTCAGATACCTCTGCGCTCAATATAGCCTTCATTCTCTGGGCATATTTCTCATCAACGACAATGCGCCCAAAAGGGCGGCCTGCTTTTACAGCTTCCTTTCTTGCCTTTTCCACCTTCTTTTTGCCGGCAGGGGAGGCCAGAAAAGCGTTAACCTTCTTTTGAATACTGTCAATGCTCATCTTTTTCGGCCCTTTTAGCCAGGTCAATCACATTGTCAGGCTGTTGCTCCAGAACGGCATGGGCAAGTTCCTTTTCGTCTAGGGTAGAAAGTCTCATCATGGCCTCCACCATCTTCTGCGGGTCAGCAGGGATCGCCTCGCTTAAACTCTTAAATGCGGTAACGGCGCGATCAAGCTGCGCCGAAAGCTCTTCAAGCTTCTTGCGCTGTTCGCTGTAGATCAAAGCATTCTTATCTGCGATTCTCTTTTCAACAGACTTATAAATGAGATCAAGCTGTTCCTTAGAAATATACTCGCAGATCTGCTGATAAAGCTCCGTCCCAAACAAAAGAGAGGCAAGCCGGTCCGCGCCCATCTCCATTTTAAGATTGGTATACCATGAAATAATCGCCAACCTCATAATCACTTCGCCCACCTCGGGCTGATAAACTTCTTCACCATTATCATTGATCCCATAATGATTTTCCACAACAGAATCAACCAAACTATACATTGAAGCGAGTGGAATATAAGCTTTTACAGTAATGTCCATCTGACCATCGCCTGTAATGCATCCGAATGTATTTGTCTTTTGGCACGAATCCAAAAAGGAATCCAACTTTTTAAAAGAAATTTTTGCTTCATTATTCTTCGCCATCTACGTTCTCCCTTTTTACCCTTTTTCGATTTTGACGGTTTTTGGTTACTATGTCGTAGTCGCACCAACCGCCGTCAACCTTTGACCAACATACCCATTTGTAATCAATATTAGGATATACATACCAAAACAGCTTACGTTTAAGTTTTGCAACAGAATCCGGCATCCCTTTGATATCAATTACTTCTATATGACCGTCAGAAAACTCCAAACAGAAGTCAGCGACATACTTAATTGCGATAATTGTCTTACCGTTTCTTGTGAATTTAGGTTGCAGAATATAAGGCTTTTGCAGTTCACATTTAACGATATTTCCGCTTCCCACTAGGGGCAAAACCACATCCCGGTAGTATTTCATCTCAACCTTGCTGTCAAAAACAATTCCTTCATATGTTCTGGACTCCGGAGAATCCGACACATTATATTTAGATCTTCCTATTATATTCACCTCACTAAGAGGGGAGGGAGCCGCTGGCGCGGCTCCCTCCTTTCTTATTATTCCTTGTTTATCCAGTCCACAATCTGCGCAAAGCTCCAATCAGGATGCTGTGTTATCTCTTCACTCAATTCCTGCCGCGTTTGAGCGGTAGCGTCACTCAATGACGTTGTGCTCAAATAAGACTTAACCTCATCTTCGCTCATATCAGTGCGTTCAGAAATCTGCCTGATAATTTTACCCTCTGACCGGGCTTTTTCTACCTGTTCCATATATTCCTGATAACATTCAGGACAGCAAGCCATCGAGCGCCAGCTCTCACTTCGGAGACAAAAGCGGCAGGAATAATAATGCTTCCTGCCGCCATCCGATCCGCGATGACAGTTCAGATTTTTACAGATTGTGTTTGGCTCTTTCTGCGGCAATTAAATTACCTCTCAGGTGTCGTCAATCTCTTCCTCGTCGTAGTTATAAAGCTTCCAGAGGTTCTTAGAGGCGCCGATACAGGCAGAAGTAACAGCCTCAACAGCAACGTTCTGAACGGCAGCCTGATCACCAAACGAAAGATCAATCTCTCCGGAGATCTTTCCGCTCTCCATAACAACCATCAGCGGCACGTCAGTCTGAGAGCAAAGATCGGTAAACCAAGCGTCGATAATAACCTTACCGGTCATCGAGAACTTGTCGCCGTCATTGTTGGTCTTCTTGTATTTGCTGAATTTCGGATAGTAGTCAACAATAACGGTGTCTCCGGCCTTGAACTTATTGGTAGGCAGGGTGATCTCTTTCGTATCTGCGGCATACGCAAAGGCGGTAGCAGACGCGGAAGCGGCCTGCGTATAAGAAGCACCGGGGAGGCCGTTGACATCGGCGGCGTAAATATACCCAATTTCATTACCAACGTCGCCAACTGCTTTGTGGGGCAGAGAAACCTTGGTGCCATCAGAAGTGACGAGCTCGGCGCGAATCATGATTTCGCTGCCGCCAGTTACCTCAATTTCATCAGAACCAACCTGCATGGCGATATATCCGCTGTCGATCGTCCCGTTGGTGCCGTTAAAGGCAGCGGTCTTACCGATATCGAATGCAGCCAGATGCACGCCGTCAGAGCCGTTCGCATAAACGGTTTCCTGACTTCCGGTAAACTGAGCAGTCTGAAAGTCATTCAGAGTAACACGATGCTCGCCAGAAGCAATGTCGTAGACACGCATTCTGCGCATCTTCTTCAGTGCGTATTTCATTAAACAAACTCCTCCTGTAAAAATTAAATAGCGGAGGAGTTTCTAACTCCACCGCAAATCTTTTTCGTCTAACTTATCGCTCTTGATCATGCCTGTGTGTATCCCGTTCATTACAGACTGAACCCTTACCTTGCCATGTGCGGTTCTTGCACCGGACAATAGCTGATAAATTCTCATCTGCTCAATATTAAACGGTGTTACCGCTCCAGAGCCTCCATAAATTACATCTGCCATACTGTCACCGATATGTGAGAGAAGGGAATTACTCTCATCATCCCTCTTTTTTCGTGATCGCCTCTTCGCCTCATCCCGCATATCGTCAATCAATATACGTTTGGCAGAGGCGGTGGCAGGCTTAATTCTTCCAGCATCTGAAAAGCAGTTAATCTGTTTGATAAAGGCATGAATCCAGCCAAAAACCTCCTGGCCAATTCCCCATGAGGGGTTGTCTAGGTCGAATATGACAAAGTTTCCGTCTTCCGTTTTACCCAAATCGTAATTTCGTTTACCGAGAAAAAATCCCAACGCATCTTGGCAGATTGAAAGCTGTATTTTTTGATCAGAGCGTTTGTGAGCGTCCAGCCATTTCAGAGCAAATACGTCAAATGGCGTGACAGACTCGTAATCTATCCCCATATCATCAAGCCAAACCATAGCTTCATACGGTTCAGCCATCAGATTTGTAACATAACTCCAATAATAGTAATCGCAGTCAGCCCCTCCGCCAAGATCAAGTATCTCACCTATAGTTGGATGATGTACGATAATCTCCGGCGCCAACACTAAATCGCGCCCGCTTTGCAAAAACGCCTTACTGATTTCAGGATCCATAATCAATACCCCGGATTGACACGATCTAAAGCGTCGGTTTCAAATCTCATCTCCCGATAGAAATGCTTCGCGTCCAAGATGTGTTCAGTGTTTTTCACCAACTTAAAAGGGCCAATCCCGACCCCAATCGTTGCGCGGTTCAGCGTTTTATCGATTTCACAGGCGATCAAATCAATCCTGTCTGCGCTTGTACCGCTTACCTGCATCAAAGATTCACAGGCAATAACCCTTATCGTGACAGTGACATCCCGAACAATATCGTTTTTGGTAAGAGATGGAACGTCTACCTTCATGGCGATATATGTCTTTGCTTCCTGCTCTGTTTCAGGGATCCTGAAATATGGGAAAATCCGGTCGTACAGTAAGTCGTCCGGGTATTCACATCCGGCAGGGAAGGAAACCAACTCGGTGAAGACATCATTGCCTAACAACTTCTTGATGATCTCTAATTTGAAATCAGGAATTTCCTTGCTGTTCATAGAACGGCAGTCACCTCCAAACTCATCGTTACGGGGTAATAACTGCCTTCCGAATCAATCAGGGTGAGCATAATGATCTTTCCAATCAGAGATTCGTCATCTGGTACGGAAATCTGAATCGAGTTGCCGTCCGTTTGAAAGAAAACAATCCCAATCAGGCTCTCATCAAAGTCCACCGTCCACTTGGCGCGGATACCCTCTGCCACTGTCTCTCCATCGGCAGCATAGAATATTGCCTGATAGTTACGCGGCTTCATCCCGACTTTTATCTCAGGTTTGCCTGAAATCGCGCATTTCAGCTTTTCGGGCGGCGGGGGAGACGGACTGACTCCCGGATCTATATAATCGCAAAGAAGCAAATCCACTCTGTCGTTGACATGCCCCGACGGGTCCTGAGTCAAGTTGATTACAATAAATCCGCCGTCAATATCCTGATATTTGTTGGTGTTCTGGTCGGTTGAGGTGCATTCATATGTACGGGGGTTCCCGTCAATCACCTCAAGCATAAACCTTTTACCAAGATCGATCAGTCTGGTTTCTTCATCAAACGGAAGCTGCACCTTAAACTCACGCTCAGATGATGAAATGGTAATCCCATTGCTGACATTTGAGGTATAAGGCTTTGTTACCAAACACCATCTCTCAATAACCTCCAGTGTATGAGGATTCTGCCATCTGATCTGGCGGTTGCACTGAACGATTCTGCCCCTCCGGGTAATCTCATCGTCAAAATCAATTTTAGTGACCAGCCAGTGCATATCGCTCCAAACAACAATATCTCCGATATTTACCTTATCTCCCGGCAAAAGCTGGAACGCCTTTTCGCTTTGAAAGTCAGTAGCGAGAATTAGCATTGAGTGCTGTACGTCTCCCACCATTACTTCATGAAAAGAAGGGGAGTTTCGCATCTGCCGTTCCAGAGCGTCAATTTGATCCGAAATGACACGATCCCTGGTTGTAACCCCTCCGGTTAGCAGGCGGGTTTTATAAGTGCCCCAATCAACATCCATTCTCTCCGCCCCCTGACATAAGGATTTCTTCCAAAAGTTTTTTCATACGAAATACTTCTCTGCGCAATACGACGGCTTCCACAGAATGCTTTTCAATCCATGTCAACTTACTGAGAACAGTGATATATTTGGCCGACTGCTGAAGTTCAGGGAAAAGCTCCAACGCGCCGTTAGCCTCAATCAAAATTCCCTCCAAGTATACTGACAGGAAACATTGTTCTCCCGCTCGTTCTCTTTCGCTGAGGGGGAGTATCTTTGATACCTTATCAATCAATCCTTTGATATAGACGTTAAGCATGTTACACCTACACCTTCAACTGTGAGATTTTACCCTCTCGGTAGGTATAATCAATCATGCGATGCCTGAATTCATCCTTCAAAGAAGTACGCAGAATTTGAAGCTGCTCCAGCAGTTTGGCGGGACTGAAGAATGAATAATCCTTAGTTGACATCAAGTTTCTCATATTCTCCGTATTTGTCACCTTGGGCAAAACCCAGTAATATGCTTCTCCTGATGCCAAAATCTCCATAACCTCATCCGTAAGATCCTCTTCAAATTCCCGGTCATCTTCGTTCCTCAAAGAAAGATCAATCTTGCAAACCCGTTGAAATTCAGATACCGCGCTCATAAGATGGCGATCCAAAATACGTTCCCGGTCATCAGGATAAAACTTCAGAATATCATAATCTGAAAATCGGGCTAATGCCCGGTTGTGGATTTCATTATATGGGGTAGCCAATGCTTTTCCCCCTTACTTCAGTTCAAATCCCGTAGCAGACTCAATGGATTTCACTCGCTTCAGGTCGTTAAGTACACCCTCTTCAATAAGTGCCATTGCTCTGCGGGCAACCGTTTCTTTAGCGGAATCATTCAGGCGGGAAATAATCATTTCCATCTCTTCAATATTGCACTCAAAAATATCATCAAAGTTTGCAAACGGGACGATATTCTTATAAAACCGCTCAAGCTGGCAAAACTTCATAATCTGTTCTGCATTCTCTCCTACGATTTTAACCCAGTGGTTTGCAAAGAAAGACGGGTCGCCGTTTCTCATGTTCAGCACTTCCTCTACAGAAAGGTACTGCACTGTATCAAATTCCGGCCATTCAATTGTGTACCCGGTTTTACGGGATACATAAACCAAATTACCATAAAAACAGGAACGCACCTCAACAAGATCGTTCATGTCAGGCTTTTCCATAGGGGGTAGCACCTTTCTATCAGATGTTTTGGAAGACTTACTGTTAATCTGAGTCTCCTTTACAGGGATGTTATTATCAATCCCGGTCGAAGCTTTAATATCCTTATCAGGGTCCGAGTTATTGATATTCACCACCGGAGATGATACACTTTTCTCCGTTGCAGTCTTTTTAGAGGCAGGTTTTCTAGTTGCAGCCATTGCGTTTCTCCTTTATTCCTTTTCTTCCTTAATACCATTTATGGAGAGGGCGGGATTAAAATCCCGCCCCTTCACTTAATCAGGAAAGGGTATAAATACCCATCTTGGCAGAAGCGAGAACGCCAATGCCGTAATCCTCACGATAGAAATACTCCATGGTCATATCGGCATTGGTCGAGCCATCCTTCTCAAAAACAATCGCGTCGCCGCTGCGGACAGCCTTGACGGGGCGATCATTAGAAGCAACAACGTAAATCTTGTTGTCAGGGAACACAAAGGTATCGGTGCCGATCTTATGACGGTTTTTCACACCGATCATGGGAACGCCGGCAAGCTTGCCGTAGTAACCAATACCGTAGTAATCGTCCTTGGCCTGATCCGCAATGGTAGCAGTGGTGCATTTGCGCAGGGCGGTCTTGGTGCCAAGAATAGAAGCGTTCATACCAGTGGCCGCTTCGACATGCTCCACGAGGGTCAGCAGAGTAGCCTCAGAATAGGAGCCGGCAGACACATAAGTGTTGTTAAGGCCGGTAGTGGCGGCAGTAATACCCGAAAACGCGGTATAAATATCGTTCAGGTACTGATCTTTAAACGACTTCGCAACGCGGTTAATCATCTCATTCCAGTCAATACGACCAGAGAGGAAGCGGGAAAGATCGTCGTAAATGCGAACCGCATGGGGAGTAGTGGCAATCGAGATGGTCCGCTTTTCACCGATTCTCTGACGGCGGGGGACAGCAACCCCATCGGCAATTTCTGAAACAACAAACATAGTATTGTCGTCTGCCACAAAGTCGATTGCATCGCCGGCCGCGACATTGCGCTCGTCAACAAGATTCATAAAGAACTCGTCGCCCTTAAGACCCTCATCGACCAGAACGGGGAGAATCGCTTCAAGAATTTCAAAAATCTCAACCTTGTTGCGACGAAGAGCCTTATAATCAAACTTGGAGCTGCCTCCGTTCGCCTCGATCAGCGCCTGACGCAGAACATCGGAGGGGTTCTGATCGGCATACTCCTTGGCGACGGTGCCGCGATAGGTGTCAAGTGCAAGACGCACAATAGAATTCTTTTCCATTATGTAATTCCTCCTGATTATTTCAATTTAATTAGTCAACCCGGATCACAAAGAACTCTTTGGACCCAACGGTTTCCTTAGCGATAATCTTGCCAATCTGAGTGGAACCAGAGGTAAGGGTGGAAACCACCTTCAGCTTGGTATCAGCCTGTGCCTCAACAATGGAGTTGACTGCGGGAGTACCGGTAAAAGCTTCAGCAGTCACGCTAAACACGTCGCCATGATCAAGAATATAGCCGCGAATCGCCTTGCCAGCCTCATTAGTAAAATCATCAAGATTGCGTTTGCGTTCATCCGCCATAACCTCGGGGGTAGCGACCAAAATAACGGTCCCGATCTTAGAGGTCGCTGCGGGCTTGACGGCCTTATAAATTTCACGTTCGCCGTCCATCAGAGAGTCCAGAACAGCGATATTGCCATTCTCAATTGCAGTAGCGGCGTCCGAAACAAAATACTTAGCAGAAACGAGCTTGGACGGGACAACAGTACCGGCCAGATTGTCAGTGCGCACAACAGCGTATGCCATAATTAAAATTCCTCCTGATAATTCAATGTTTTTTGTTTATTTACGGCCATATTTAGAAAACAGCTCTCCATAACCCGTCTTGTCGGCCACCTCCGGCTCATCCTTCAAGGGGATTTTTACCGAGGTTTTCTTCGGGGCATAAGAGAACTGTTTTCCAACCGAGGCAACCTTGCCTCTGATTGCATAACACTCCTTGCGGAGATCTTCGATCTTTTCAAAGCTATAGGCAGATTCTTTCAGGGTTGCGAACTCCTCGTTACCGTTCAGATCCTCAAATTCGGCCAAAACCTCATCTGCCTCAGCTTCGTGATTTGCTTTGACGACTTCATTCTTGAAAGCTCTTAGTTCTTCTACCTCAGACTCGGGAGTAGAATAATCCTTCTTGTAGTCGGAAAACTCCTTTTCAAGAGCTTCAAAGGTATCGCGCGACTGATCGAGCTTCGCGCTCTCCTCAAGAGTCAGCCAGCGATTCACCATCTCCTCAAACTCTCCGGTGATATTCGCACTCAAAACCCCAGCGTCATCAGTTTTGAACGTATAAGTAAAGCGCCCCATCTTGGACTCATAGTTATCAGCGGTCCAAGTAGAGCGTTCCACATATACAAATTCATCATCAAAGTCATCAACCCAGTAATAGGTTTCAGACACAACGTTACCCATTGCGTCCCTAACCACCTCGCTTGTCAAAGCGTTGCACAGGGCGTCTCTCTTTTTCCGATACGAAGCTGAAAAGCTCTCGGGGACACTGGGAGTTTTAATCATATCCTCAATAGCAGACCTGAACTGCTCCTCGGTCATATCCTCGGTCAGCTCAAATTTGACATCTTCGGACTTAAGATTATATTCACCCAGAATTTTTTCTCTCTGTTCAGCAGTCAAACTTTCTTTCCCTCCTTTAAAACAAAAAACAGCGGGCTCCTGCGCCGCAAATTCCTTCAGCTCCTTGAGCATCAGAGTAAATTGCTGGCGATAATCAGAAACCGCTGTATCCGACTTCATTTGCACGCTTGCACTTTCAAAGCAGGGAGTAACACTGCTTCCAAGAATGCAAAGCGCCTCAAAGTCCATACTTTCAATCACACAATATCCATCGCTGTCAATGATATAGCTGTTTACGCCAATCTCCATTGACTGGCTCCATTGGTCCTGAGAGGCCAGACATTCGTAACCGTACTGACGTTTCCACAAGATAGCATCGCAGAACAGATATTCGTTCTCGGTCCCGTCTTTTTCGGTTACAGTCTTCCACTCAAAGCGGCTGCTTTCCGGAACCACACCATACGGTACGGTTGCCGCGACGACCTCATATCCACCGTCATTGTTTTTCACAACCCTGATATCATGAGATCCAAAGTCATTATTTTCGGCATCGTACCGCCCAACAAGAGGACAATTCATCAAAGAGGGAAGAGCCGCCTCAAAAACCTCTTTTGAAATAGAACTCATGTTTCTGTTTCTTCCCGCATAGGCAATTGCTACGCGGGCTGCCGCAAAGGAAGGATTAAGATCTTTGATCTCTTCAAATTTGAGAGAAAATGAAATGCCGATTGTTTTCTTTTCCATATTGTTCACCTCCTCCTTTGCAGCTTAAAACGTCATGCGAAAACGGTCTGATACTTTGCATAGCCCCTTTTTCGCGGCGTTATCTATATCAAAACAAAGACGCCCGGATTTTTCATAAGGAAAAAACCAGACGTTGCCTTGTTCGATATTAAATTGAGTTTGAATCTCTTTCAGACCGGATGCTCTCAGTTTATCTGCAAGCTCCCGGTCAAAAACCTGTAGTGTCTGCACACTAAAACTCCTATCTGTTGGCGTTGCTGTCATCGCCCCTTGTCTGTTCTCCTGACTCGCTGAGGTCCTCTTCATTTGACTGCGGACGCCCCGAGCTTGACTGAGTATAAGAGCTTGACAGCGGAGTAAGATTACCCATATTGAGCATGTTCATCTCAACAAAATCCATACCAATAATGTCGATTGGTGTAAGACCAAGCACAGCGGCCCAAGAAGATTTAACGGGAATCCCCATTGAACTGGCCTCTTTATAGTAAGAGATCCAGTCTGCTTTATTAAATGTAGTAACCGGAAGAATACTCAGCTTAAACTTTTGCGTCCCGGATAAAGACTTCAAAATTCTATTGACCAGTCGTTCGCACTGAATTCCCAGCCCCAGAATGATATTTTCATCAGCGGTGACGGACAGTTTAAGAGCGCCTGCGGTATTGTTGCTCGAAGATCCAAAAAGAAGCGGAGAGGTCCCGCCCTCTTTCCAAAACTGTTCCTCAGACATCGAAACGGTGTCTACTCCGTTTAGGTTCCCGCTCTTTTCAAAGTTAAACAATTCCGCCTTCATGGGAGCCATAAAAGCTCCAATGTACGGAGGCAGTGCAGCTACCATCATCTGATAATACTCGGTAGCCAAATTCCAATCGAATTTTGGGGTCCCATCATCGTTTAGTGGGATCTGAAGCCCAATTGCTTTGTAATTGGAGATAGTCTCCTTTGTCTCTTGAAGCGCCTTAAAGGTCTCAATATCATAAAGCATCGGAAGGGTAGAGGCCCAAGGGGGAATACTGTACTGCGAGGTAGTTTCATCCGCCTTTAAACAAAATGAAATGCTTTCAGGTATTTCCTGCCATTTAATTCCCGTACTTAGATATGTGTTTCTCAGCGTTGTAAACTCGGGCGGATATAAAAATAGATCTGATTCTTTTATCTGTGAAAAGTCAACCGCATAGTTCCATGTCCCATCAATAACGGAAGATAGCTTACAGATATCAGGGTTAATTCTTTGTACGAAGAATGAATTCGTTCCGCTCCAGATTACGCCATAAATAACTCCTTCACGCAATGCAATAATAGAGGCTTTCTGCATTTCGTGTTTCAGGTTCATCGTCTCAACCTGATGCGCCGCCTTTAAGTATGCCTTACGAAAAGCGTCTTCTTTCATTTTGGTGGGATCAAACCCCAACGGAGAAATCGTATGGGCCCACAAATGCATCTGGGCATAATACAAAATCAACCTGCGATATTGGCTTGATGCATCATACATATAAATTGACGCATTACGGATGTTCTTCTCGTTGCTTTTCGGAGACTGCATGTAGGTTAAAATTTGCTCTTTCGTATATCTCGTATACGTTACTGACGAAGATGCGTTCTTCGACAGATCAACAAGGTTTTGCCTTTGCATCTGAGCAAACTTTATTGCAAACTCATAAGCTCTTTTACGGTTTTCCAGCTCAATATCGGTTTTGTTCTTTATTTCTTCTATCTTTCTCACCTGCCAATCATCCTAGGGGGTCTAAAGGAAAACATGTTTGCGGTCAATGGTTGTGCGTTATTCTTAAAAATCTGCCCGCGTCTAAGCTGCGCCAAATACCAACACAACAAACCATATACAAAAACTCTATCATCGTGCATGGTATTGCGCTTATCAGGCGGGTAGTTATATGTGACGTTGCCACCGTTTGTGTACTTGCACATAGTAACAATTTCGTTTTTCATCAACTCAATTTGGGACAATGCAACCTGTTCATCATAACTGAGGTCATAACGCTCTTCTGTACCGTCATCCAGTATTTTGATGAGGTAATCCTTGCCTTCATAATCAGCGGGGAGCGTTACAACGCCAAGTTTTGTCATGCGCTCCGCAGCATCAAAGATTTCATTTCTATGACCGCGAGGATCAATGAGTTTGATAATATCCACAGCGTTTGGGAACTTTTTAAGGGCGGTTTCGTTTGCTTTATGGGCTCTGTCAATCAAGCCTTTATGGACATTGCCATCCTTCCCGACCCAATCATCCAACAGATAGTCTGTAACGCCGCCGATCATCTGTCCTCCGGCGCCGGCATCACAAACAATCGCTTTAATGTTCTCGTAATCGAGCTTCATCTTATCGGAACCGTTATACAACAAAAGCAGGTCTTGAAAGCTCTTGACCTGCTCGGGCAGACGCATCGGCGTCTTCTTTTTAGATGTAATATCAACCAAGCTGACGACGTTGCAGATATCCATACACCATCCGCGTATTGGATCCAGGTTAAGCTCTGCAATACCGATTACGGAGTTATCGTTGATTCTGGCCGAGTCCCATGCCATTACAAACAGGTGAGATCCAGTGTCATTACAGAGCAGGGGAGGGCGGATAACAGAACACTGCATCAAATCGCGCCTTGTCAGTATCTGTCCCTCGTGGCTGTCTGCGGAGAACTTATTATACAGTTCTCTTAAAGCCTTATCCCGGTTATCAGCCATTGCCTTCTCAACCTTATCCTTACTGATCAAAGGAGGGTATGGCTCACCTTTAAATTTTGCAGACATCACCATGTCAATATCGATGTTGCAGGCAAAATATTTTGAGTCACCCATCAGCATACGCTCAGAAAAGAAACGAAATTTCTTATAGAACTCCGAGCTGGTATCAGAAGCGGATGAAGCATAAAGAAGCTGCCTTGAAAAACCCTTTGGCTCCAAGGCGACATTGATATTTCCGCCCAGCTTAAAATTTTCGTCCTGGTTGACAAACTGCTCTGCCTGAATAAACAGTTCGTCATTAAACCATCCCGCTTCGTCAAAGCAGACGAGGTTTGCACGCTTACCTTTAATATTAGTAATGTCGCTGTTGAGGGTATTTACGGTTGATCCATTAAAAAGCTTAAAAGAAAATGAGGTCGGGTCATGGTTAAACCCGTCCCCGTTTGGACCTCCGCGCACAATTTCCTCAAAGAAAACATCCGTACTCCCTACAAAAGATTCAATTTCCTTTTTTGAAATTTTCTCAATTTTAGCAAATACTTCCTTAGCCTGAGCACCCGTATTTCCCAAGAAATAGGTAGCATGGAAAGGGACCAGCAAACTGCGCAGCATCGTATAGATAGCCAGCTTGGTTGTTTTTCCCGCGTTTCGTGACTCAAGCCATAACGCAAAATCAACAGGCCAAGTGTTCTGAATAACATATGACTGCAAATCCAGCATGTCAATTCCCATAAACCGGGATGCAAAGGCAACCGGATTTCGTCGCCCCCACTGGATTACATTACAATACTTCTCATATGTCTCAAGCTTTCTTTGGGAGATTTCCTTTTTACCGGAGCGTTTTTGAATGGTAATACTCAAGGCTTACCACGCCCCTTAGCCTGAGCCTCTTGCAGCTCAATTTTTGTCATACGGAGCTCTTCCTGCAGTTTCTCACAATCTTCCTGCTGTTTACGGATTATTTCAGACTGTTCCCCCACCATACGGGCGTATTCGTCAGAAGTAAATCCCAGCTCTGCAATTAAGGCGCGGGCATTTTGCTCCGCCACCTCTTTATAAGAGGCAGAAAGTTTGGCGTCAACAGAATTGACCTTTATATCCTCAAAGCCGTTGTCGGCCATCTCGCGCATGATGTAGGTAAGGGCTGTGGTGTTACGAACACCGGCTCCGCCGCTTTTTACGGTCAAACCATTATCGTTTGCCATTTTACTGATATTTGTAATCAGCCTGTCCTTAATTTTACTATACTTCTCTACCTCGGTATAATCGGTTTGGGTTTTTCTCATTTCCCGGTTAACCGCTCTGTCAATCTGTTCCTGTTGAAGCATCGTCTTCACCATCATAATGGCGCTTTGCAGTTTATGAGGATCTTCAATTACTTCATCAGTCAGATAGTCAGCAAGAGTATTGTATAGAAACTTACGGTTTTCAGTCGTATAGCTCTCATCATCAAAGCAGTCATATCCAACCGTCTGAATGACGTATCCCTTATTTTTGCGGTCTGCCGCAGCCCACCTGGTTTCTTTCTCATCACGCAGGATGTTTTCGTCGGTTAAAACGCTGTTCCCCTTCAAAAGTTCCACGAGAAAAGGGTAGAAGGTCTTGCTTTTTTCCTGCGTGAGATTCAATTGCCTGATATAAGCGCCGAGAGACACATCCCCTTTATCCCGGCAATTTATATAAATCTTTTCAGAAAAGTAGAGGTCAAGTGCGCAGCACGTCAAGATCAGAGCCGTCTTTTCATCCTTAAATCGGAATTTCTGCTCCTCAAAGAATTTGTTCGCGCAGTCGCTGCACATGTGTGTGTAACCCTCGTTGCCAATATACATATCTGAACGCTTTGACGAATAGAATACTCCCGTTGGATTATCCACTATCCTTCCGCACTTCGTACATTTATACAGCGGCGGCAGAGTAGTCGCGTCAAACTTAGGCTCTTTCATCTTTGGCCTGTTTTTTGAACCCGGTGGTCTTCCTCTTGATGCCATACTTAACACCTCCTTGCATTTTTTTCACACAAAAAAAATAAAAGCCCTCCTGTTGAGGAGGGCAAAATTGACAGCTATTTATGACCGAATTGTATAAGATTTACTATCTCTTCATTTGTCCAAATTTGATTATCAAATATTTCATAGGATTCGTTGCGCTTCTTAAATATCCTGACCGGAGTATCTGTTGTATTGTCATAGATATTTAATCTGTCGCACACCTTCATTAAACGAGGTATCATAGAGATGGCTTTATAATAGCGAGAAACAATTTTATCATTAGGAACGTCATGACCACCGTTTGCAACACGATCTTTTACGCGCAAAATATTGATGGATGGATCATAGGTCAAAATGAATGCGCAACGAATAAAGTACCCGGATTTTTTCGCACGTTCTAACAATAGCAGGTTTCTATCTGTAGAAAGCACTGTCTCAAACGTAAAAGATATTTTCTGATCAACCGCTAAATCTCTCATCGCCGTTGCAATCTGTGCTGCCTCAATATTTGAAATATTACGAGATTTTTGTATATCGTCCGCATTGATATAAGGGAGTATAATATCTTCGTCAGATGCAATTGTACTTTTTCCAGACCCATTTGGTCCGGCATAAACACGAATCTCAGGATTTTTACTTAACATACTCCACACGTCCATCCGGATATTCCCAATAAGGCTGTTTGCGAACTAAGTCATATCTGGCAACAGGGAGACCTTTTTCAAATTTGTCTGCAATTGCATCGCTGACAGCTTTCTTTATAGCAACATCATCCCGCATATCGCGTATGGACGGCCTTCTTTTATGTGAAATGTTAATGATAGATCCATCTTCCATGGTAATTGATGTGCGATACTTTCTAATTTCTCTTTTTTTGATAATTGCCACAAACACACCCCCTGCTATTACGAGCAATGATATTAAAGACTTACTCAATTTCATTTTATCACCCATTACAGTATAATTCAAGTTTAGCAGGAGATATACACGAATTTAGACGACAGGCAAATTTAATACGTTACGTAGATGTTATTCTAATATAACATTATACGCGCAATCTACTCCGTTTTCATTCACCACAAGCACAGTCTGTTCCGGCTTATTGCGCAATCTATGATCCATGCAGTAGTCGTCAGGTCCGGATACGCACCCTGATTCATATACTCTTGTATCATAAACCGTCCGCATCCCATTGGTATGGCGGTGCCCTGCAAGAACGATATCAGGCTTCATATGCATAAACATAGTCAGCTTCTGGACAACGGTTTCCATATTATCCTTGTCCCCATGCACCCCGAAAACTTTCTGTCCCCGAACGCTGAACATTGCCACGCTTTCTTCGACGCCATGTTCGTGAACAAACACATTGCTATAATTCGCAAGCCTTGCCGTAAGAAAGAAGGGAACTAGAACGTCAAGATTTTCACCCTTTAGATTATCATCCTTTTTGGGGATAACCCGTCCGTGATTACCCGGAACCGAATAAACATGAACGACGTTAAACATGCCGCTGATACACTCAACAAATTTGCTGACCGCCATTGAAACAGTCTTTACCTGTTGGGCAACATTCATGTTGTTTTCCAGCCGCGTCGCAGTGTGTATCAATCCGGAAACTAAGTCCCCGCCCAAAAGCAGATAACATCCCTCAGAACAGTGGCGCTGGCGGATTTCGTCAATTCTCTCAAGGTACTGATTCAGCCGGCGATACATTACTTCCTCGTTATACTCATTAAAAAAGTTTTTAGTGTCAAGACCGGCATGTAAATCAGTCAAATGCACAATCAGGTCGTTGTCAGAAATCTCAGTATCTCTGGGCGTATATCCCACTGCAGGCTCTACATTCCACGCAATCACTTCTTTGATTGTATCAAGCAGAGTGTCCCTACGGGCAAGCTCACGCTGAATACGGGCAAGCTCGCTACGTTCATCGCGCATTCTGATTACGGCTTTCTGTGCCTCCAACTTCTGCACGTGATAGGTATCCGCAGCGTCTTCTGCTTCCGGGCGTCGTACAAACCCGGCCTCGTCGAATTCATAGAGAAGGGGAGACGCCCTTCGTATTGTGTTTTTATCGCATGGTTCACCGGTTGCCTTCTCTACATAATCCGCAACGTCGCTCCATTCGATTTCGTCATCTGTTTTGCGCCGCCGCAGAAGGTCAAGCAGACCAGAATAATAACTCGTATCTCTCATATTATCTCCGTAACAAAAAAAAGGACCGGATTTATCCGGTCCTTTATCCTATCCTACATTACTTTTCCAAAAGATCCTTATTAGGCTTAAAAATGACCTGAACGTGAGCCGGCTTTACGGTCCTTTTACCATTCAGACCTGACACATAGGTACGCTCTTTGATTTTAGCAAGGGTGAACCGGCCAAAGCCGTACAGATTCACATCGTTACCGGTCTGAAGCTGTTCTTTCAGCAACTCGCAGAATGCTGCGATGGTTTCTTTGCTCTTCTTCTTAGTAATTCCAGTCTTCTCAGCAAAAAGCTCTGTCAGTTCTTCTTTGAAGATGGTAGGGTTATTGTAACTGATAATAATCACTCCTAAAATTCTAGTTCATCCGCGTGACTGGAAATCCAGCCGCGATGGTTTGTTGTTAAAGCACATATTGCGACTCTGTTATCGCCCTCAAAGTGGCGGACGTATCTTACAAAGCCGCTTGCCTCTTTGTTTTCAAGATCGCATTGCCCGTCATGACCAATGCAGATCAGCTTACAGGAATCTGAAATTCTGGTAATTGCCTTCTTAAGATTGGGACCTGTGAAGTTCTGACACTCATCAATGATTACAACCTTATTATGAAAGTTGGTGCCTCGTATAAAACTCTCGGTCAGCAGCTTAACGATGCCTTCTCCCGTTTTCTGGTTGACCATAGAAGCGTCGCATACATCTCTCTGCGGATTCATTTTACACTCAATCATTGCCTGATAGAATGGCTCAAAGTATACTTCGCTTTTAGCGGTAATATCTCCGGGAAGAAACCCCTGTCTTCCTTCGTTGCAGGCGCTGACCAGTCCGATAATTCCATCATACAAGCCATGCCTGACCAGCAGGTTCGCCGCGCCCATTGCAACGGTCGTTTTACCGGTGCCCGCACAAGAGTTCGCAAAAATAACCAGCTTCTGAGGATCAAGAATTGCTTCTGCAAAAACCTTTTGTTCAGGATCAAGCGTCATGCCATAAAAGGGATGACCGTCAAGAGAGGTGGGGCATGGCTCAGAGTAATCCTCGGCAATACGCCTCTTTGCCATCAGCGCCCACCTCCAAAAATATCCGCGATGCTGGTTATAATTCCGTCAATGAATCCATACTCAAGAGCTTCCTGAGCAGTAATGTACCAGTCCTTGTCCTTCTGGCGCCGGTAAGTCTTTACATCAACCTTCGTCTTTGCCATAAGGTAGTCATGTGAAAACCTTTCCAGAGCCTTAAAGTGACTGGCGGCACACTCTACCTGGCTCATCGTCCCCTCAATACCTCCAGAACCTGAATGCCACATAAAGGTACTGTGTTCAAGAGCGTATCTCTTATGTCCGGCAAGCATAATCGCACATCCTGCGCTGGCCGCAAGCCCCATATTATATGTATAGATCGGAGTTTCACTGGCTTGAATGATATCGATCAAGTGCCACATAGCGTATTCATCCCCGCCGGGACTAAAAATCATAAGGCGAATGGGCTCTCGCTTTTCTTTCTCAATTCCACGATCCGCGTCCTCATAGTTCCACAAAAGAATTCGTTTCCCAATTTCAGTCAGGCTTGAACTCACCTCAAAATCAAGCCATATGGTTCTACGGTCTGCCTGCTCATAATAGTTAAGAACTTCTGGCTCAGGCAGTTTCAGATTTCCAACACTCTCTGGGATATTAACGTCTAAAACCATATTTTGTCCTCACAAAACTACTGTATTTAGAGGGGAAGTCCCTCATCATACGAAATATTTTGTGCAATTTATACAAAACATGTAGACATGCCCTGAAGATACAGAGATATTACCGACTATCAACTTTTTTCTTTTGCAGTTGACCTTTTGCGTTCCTCGCGCTTCTTCATCTTAAAATATCTGCTCCTGCCATCCCCTAAACATTCAGAGCAATAAATGCGGTTACGGTTCTTTGTCTGCGGCATCCAGCGTCCGCACTCACAGCAGCGTGAGAAATTTTCTCCCTTAAAAGCCCTGTAAGCATATCCAAGATCCTGAAAATCTTCGTTGTTCAAGTGAATCGCCACATTTCCATCTGGGGAGAATATCAAAGGGCGGGCGCTTAAATTCATGCATCCATCTCCATACTCTACCATACCCGCCTCGTAGAGCCTTCGCACCATGTCAGTACGTTTCTTTTTGCTTAGAGATAAATTGGCCCGTTCCGCTACCTCTTTCCAGCGGCTCCCGGCAATAAAACCTTTTGACTTTTCGCTTTTTACCATTTCAAATCTTGCAAGTGCCACACAGGTAAACAGAAAACATTCCAAGTCCCTGTCTTTCAGGTTGCCTATTATCTCAATTTCTGATGAATAGATTGGTATAGACAAAATCCTATTCAGTGGAAATTTATCTCCGTTTGATACATATGTAGGGACTTTTTGGAACAACGTAGATCCTTCTGGGAGAGATTTTTCATAAGGCTCTATCAGCTTTCTGACTCGCGCCTCCGCATCGCTTTTATCCATCCCGCTCTGTACCAGATACCTTGCAGCATACATCGATGCCTCGAATGGGTCTGCTAAAACAGCAGACCCCTCGGTAATATCCTTTGCATACTGATATTCATTCAAAATTACCTTGTAAATTTACCTGACCTCCTACATCAATAGCGCATGGAGAGAATCTTTCACCGGCATACTCAACGGCGCCGTTTTGATCAATCTCCAAATAACACAGCTTATTTCCGGATTCTTTCAAAAGATTGCGGCAAATTTGTTCAGAGCATACCAACCACGCAAACCGCTTTGACCTTTCTGATTTATAACACAGGTCAACGAGAATGTTACATAATTCCTCTGCGTTACTGACTGCCTGCCCGCACTCTGCCGTAAAATCTTCAATTATTACTGTCTTTGCCTTCTTGCTTTCTTCTTCAGATATGCGGTAAAGGCGAGCATTCTTTTCGAACTGGTCCATCTGGGAACAAAAGTCGTGATAGATTTTTTGAATCTTGGCAAAGGCCCTGCTGCTATACTCTTTATCGCTTTTTAGTAGGGAAGAGTCAAACGGATCTGCCTTATGCTCCCGCGTTTTACGAGCCTCAAAATACGCTTCCACAATATGACATAAACGGTTCATCGTACCGCCGCAGTCAATCACAGGGTTAAGACTCGCTACCTGGTCTAAGAACTCCCGCATACGCGGGGTAGGGGACTCTTTATTTCTCAACTCTTCTATGCTTACACCGAACTCCATTCTGCAACGAGTCTGCGTCCGGTCTATGTAGTTGCGATAACGGCTTAGTTCTTCAGGATACCGATATATCATAAAATATGGTTTACGGTCCGCCACAATGCGTATGTTGATTGGATCGTCTGTCTCTGCGGCGGATTTACGTTTGTACCAATGTTTTGGCATCCCGTTGGAAATAATTCCTTTAAGTTTGTCGATACAATTCTGTTGTATAAATTGCCCGGAAATAACACGATATTCCAACTCTTCGTATTCTCTTTCTCCTTTAGAGAATCCCGCCTGAATATCTGTCTGGGTTGTGATTCTATTTGTCACCGAGCCAATATCATCTCCGAACCCCGCGATATTAGCCGCAATGAAATCGCTCTCGCTCGGAATCTTTTTAGGTGCCTTCTTCTGTTCGCATTGAATAGGAAGAGTTTCCTTGTGACAACCCACCAGAACGGGATTGTCGGTCAGGAAGATTAAATCTCCATCTTTCCTTTATACTCCATGTCACCATAGAGAGTAGACTATCTCTTCACCCCATAGGGTGCCCGGCGCTTCCACGCAGGAATTTCACCTGACATGTACTTCCTTTCGGAATAGTCGTTACACGTTCTCAAAAGAGCTTCGCACGGTATTGTCTCGGGAAGAGTTCTACCGTTAGCACAGCAAAGCTGCACACCCCGCAATTACGGGTTCACCGGGTTTTCACCGCGCCGTTTCCGACGCGGGGGACTGCTTTATCAATCCGCTCCATTCAATGCATGGCAGGTCATATCATGGCAGTTTAAAAGCGTAACTGTATTCATATACCGATACCAATAGTTTGCCTCATCAGACCTGTGTATCTTCATCTTCCTGATATTATTGTGATTGCTCATTGGGGCTCGGAAACATACAACATCATCTGTCCCTTTATCGTGCCAATATCTGTTATATAGCTCCCCGGCTTTCAGCAGCCCTGTCACCGGTAATCCCCAAATGCTCTGGCACAACGCAATTGGATCGCCGCATATTACAGAGAAGTTACCCTCTACCTTAACCTTCCCGAACTTCGACTCATTTACCCTCTTCTTAATCAGCGTCTTAATCTGATTGCGTACAAAGGGGTCTCCAAGCATCCTTCGGTCTGCCTGCAGAGCCGTAACCCAATCAAAATCTCCGCTGAATGCATTCTTCTCTGTAATACCAGTACCCCGTAAAAAGAGAAGGGTACGGTAATAATCGTCACCCATTGCATCGCTGAGTTCGTGCAGGGTAGGGGAGACCAACTCATTTATCTCATCATCGCTAAGATCATAGCTCTGAATGAACTGATAATTAAGGCGCCGCTCTTTATCAAGCTCTCTCGAAGTCACTTTTGTAGCTGAAAAGGTATATCCATTTACACTGCAATTTTGCAGATAATCATCGATATTTGCGTAAGAATCCCATAATTTCAGCATAGAAGCAGTCAAAATCAGCTCAATTTCGTTGATTTTGTGCTTATTTCCCCAGATGTCTACCGCCGCATCCTTTTGTGCTATTGATGACGCAAATTCATGAAAATCAAATGTAAATGCCATACCTTTACAAAAACTATTGCGCAGACAAAGCCCAGACGGAAGATAGTCAAGCTGAAGCTCTTCCTGCCATCGCATAGCTAGGGCGGGGGACATCACTCCGTATCCATCGCTATCAATCAACTCTACGTCTCCGTTTTTGATAACTTCCATACTTGGTTCTCCGGTAGGTGAGTCCTTCAGAAGAATGTAATCCGAGTTGAAGTGAACAACGCAGTCGTCTACGACAAGAACCCCTTTTGGTATACTGAGAGGGGTTGATGCGGAACAAATCAAGGCGCGATATGCCTCTAGCTTCGCCGGCACAAACTCTTTATCCATGCGTCGCCCATTGTCCGCTCGTCGCCGCAGTTCTTCTAAAAGTTCCGCTCCATTCCTTGTATACTCTGAAATAAATACAACGGTTGAGTTTTTTACGCCCCCGGTAGTCCCGACAAATCGTTGGTAGGTCATTCCATTGACCTTAAACCCTTTACACGCCCGGAGAAAATCCTTATTGGAATTACACACCAAGCAGATGTATTCCGGTACGAATTGGATCTCATTCAATGCAGAATACAGCAATTTTATGCGGTTTTCCACCTCTTTTGAACGTTTTTCTCTCCGCAATTCACGTAATTCTGTGCGAATTTTCTCGAATTTATCCAGATTTTTATGAAGATCAATACCGGCTATCTGCTCGATCATACGGATACAGGTGCTTTCCGCGAGTGAAATCACAGCCCCGGACCTCTTGGCGTCGCGCAGCGAGATATTGTAATCCCAGTTGGACTTCCTCAATTCTTCGGTGGATAACTTCAAAACCTGCCTGAGATAAGAATACTGCTTTATGAAATCAGCCTCCTTTTTTGTGCATACAGTAATAGAAAATGAGAATAGACAACCCAAAACGATAATCTATTCGAAGTGGATTAAGAGTTCCCCAAAATCAATTACTGTGAATGGATTTATGCATCTGTTTCATGCGTTCTGCCGCCGCCGCTCTCAACGCATCAGGCGCTTTGCGTTTTGGGGCGGTCGTTGACCGAATCGTTATCATATTCTCCGGCGCCTCAAAGAGAGCGTAAACAGCCTCACCGCTTTCATCAAACTCCTCCCTTGTTATCTCCCATCCCATTTTCCTGAACTTACGGATATAGCGGGGGATAGAAGCCTCTACCTTCCACTTACGGTCGGTATCGTCCAGCCACATATGTACTTCGCGTTCTTCTGTCGTCAAAGCCTTCATCGTCTCACCCCACAATCTTATTGATGTAATAGATCCCGTCGCTGCACCAGACCTCTACATCCGGCTCATAGCGAAGAAAATCTTTCAGATGGTCCCGGCAATACAGATAAGCCGTTCTTCCGGCGCGGACTTCACGCAGGGCCTCGTTCATCATCTGGCGGTAATAACAGTAAAGCGGCGTAGTATTATCGTCAGACGACCAACCCTCGTTCTTTCCCCTCGGGAGGAGCTTGCGGCCGGCAGGCGTAATCCCATTCTTCAGATTCGCCACCAGCTCACCGCAGTCAACTCCGCTTTCTTTATTTCCGAAATAATCACACACCACTTCTTCTTCCTCTCCTTTTACTCCGCATTCCTTTACGTGCAGACAGCATTTGCACAGATTATTTAGCTTCACTCTATAAACTGGCTCCTTCCCATCAAGGGTTATTTGTATTTTGTACCAGCTCGGAAAGCCGGTCTGACAGCTCCGCAGAGATGCCGACCATAGCGCAGCACTCATTCCATTCGCACCACCATGCGCAGCTCTCTTTACTGCACGATCTGTTTCCAGCTACTTTGAGAGGACACATCTTATTTTCCAATCCTAATTTCCTCCTCCGGTTCACGAGGCCACTGAAATTCAGACTTAATGGCTTCCAACTTAGCGGCCATTATAGCCAGCCTCGCTTTCGCTTTCTTTTCTCTCAACTCGTAATCTAAATTTTTGACTTTAACTTTCATGAGCCCTCCATTTGCGGGGCGGGTATCAACCCGCCGCATACTCTTTTCTCAGCTTCTCGACGATATACATCTGGCCTTTACCAGTTACCAGAGTAACAGGGAAGATCTTATGCCCATATGTAGTTTCCTTCGCAACCTCCTTTACATCGAATAATCCGGAGGAGACATACTGCTGGTAAGGCTCGTTGTTTTCCCGCAGGATCTTTTTGTCCCTAAGCCACCGGAGCAGCTTGTTGCGCCCGAGAGGAATATTCTCATCGTGGACCAGTTTTGCCATCTGGGACATCGTAATCAGGTCTTTCGAGTTGCCAACCTTCTCAGCAAACTCCACCATAGGCTTCTGAGACTCAATGACCTTCTCCTGCGCCGCAGTCTTTTCTTCCAGAAGCAACCGCTGTTCACGCTCCGCTTTGAGATCCGTAGCCAGACGAATGATGGTGTCGGGGTTAAGGAGAACTTTTTCAATTGTTTCAGGGGTCATATAGGCGCCATGCTTGCGGATAGAGGGAATAACTTCGTCAGCAATCTTTGCCTGAAATGCTTCTGCGGCCTCGTTTTTAGCTTTCATAGCAAGGCGGTAGAAGATGTTTTCGGGGATGAAATCGGGGCAACCATTGCCATCCCCACTTGTGGGGACGCCGAGTTCTGTGAGATATTTTCGTACCCGCTCCCACCGTACAGCTTCGTTGCCGCTGGCTGCAATTTGGGTAAACCCCAAGCCTCGGGCCACCGTTTCGAGCTTCAGATAGGCCGTTCCATCCTTCTCATAACACTCGATTCCTTTGATAGTAATGATGTTGTTTTCCATTTGCAGCTTCCTTTCATAACTTGATATAAGATTGTTTTCTATAAGCTGCGCCCACAAGTGGGCACGATTTTCGACCACTTGTGGTCGAAGCTCCTACCGGATAGGAGTCGGCGGATCACCGATTCCTTAATCCCGATCCCTCATGGGGGTGGTGTTTCACCACCCCGCGCGACAATTTTTCCCACACTCCTCTCACAATTTGCGTTTAAATATAGTAATGCCCGGTACAGTGATGTGGATGGATTTTCCCACCAGTGGCGCAGCCACGTCGATGGATTTTATATCTCATCCGCTACCGGGGCCAACCGGTATCGGAATCCTTGAGCGCGAACGGCAGGGCCAACCACCGTCCGGGCATACTATTCAAATTTAGCTGGGATTACGCGAAACACCCCATCAGTGTTTTTATGTACGTTTGAACCTTCAACTGCCATTAAAACCCTGCCGCCTCCTCCACTCGTTTATGATTTCCTCCGCCGTAATAGACAAGCGGATTGACGAATATAAACTTCTTATTAACGCCCCACCCGTCACCATCAACCTGTGCGGCAATGTGCTGCTGCCGGCCATTAAGAGGGAAGGTTAACCGAAACAGATCTTCAGACAGACGCCTGGCGTTTTTCCGAGAATACCCTACAATATCGCAGAAATCGCCTATAGAAAGCGGTTCAATTCTCCTCAGTCGGTTTTCCAACGGATTTTTACAGAGGATGTTATATTCCAGATTAGCGTAGGGCATAGCCCTCAGCAGGTATCCAAGCCTGACAATATCCTGCGGCCGTGAATTAAGATAAAAACTTTTCAATGCAGCGGAATATATCCTCGTAATACGTTTCCCTTCATCAAAAATCTGATTACGGAAAGAGTCCCTTATTGACCCCCGTCGAAAATACTTCTGATCCAATTTACAGCGTCCACTATCTTTGAAGAATATCTCGCATCGCTTTACCTCATCCGTAAAATCATAAAACTGACTGGCGCTCAAATTCAACAAGCCGACAATATCACAGGATTTTAATACCGCGCCGTTGCTGTCGGTAATAACCCCATCATAGTCCATCCAATTAGCGAGATACATCAGTCTCGTCAAATGGGCTGGGCTGATATTAGGAAAGAGACAATGGGATGTCTCATGGATGCTCCAAACAAAATTACCATATTTGGCAAAGGCGCTGTTGATCCGATTCCTTACCGGCACGCCCGGCGTTTCATCAGGAGGATGGAGATCTTCCAAAGAGCTCACAACTCCCTCAGAGGCTTTCTTACGGCGGACCACCTTAAGCCTCTCAAATCTTACATCGTCCACACCGGATACTCTGGCCCCCGGACTCAGCACATCAATAACTTCACCCGTAGTTTCGGAAACCAATAACATCCGCTCATTGATTCTGGTTGACAAATTATATCTCCAATCTTCGTGTTTTATGGCAATTCGTTAAAAAATCTCCTCAAATACCAATAGGAAATGGGGTAAAATGTCCTCAAATACCGGAGTAACAAAAATGCCACTTAATCCCTGAAAAATCAGGGCTTTACTCGCTAAAATCTTCGGGCCGCCCTTCTATATCTACGCACAAGTCCGAGGGGGAGCCGCAGGACGTAGCTGCGACAAGCGAACGAGTATTTTGTTTGGAGAAACTATATGTAAATACCCAACGCTGAATGGAAGCGGAAAACAAAATGCGAAGTGAGCGCCCGTTCTCTTTACCAATAAAACCAAAGTCTAAAGAAAGCCTGTAGTGTAAAAGTAACTCAAGTGTTGTTCCTCCTTTAGTCGGCACATAAATCCAAATTATTCCAATCAATTTATTAGTTACATTAAATACTAAATATTAGCTTTGTGCCTATTGTAACATAATATCCAAAAAAGTCAAGTAGTCATTTAAGATTTTGTTTATTACTTTACTGATGCCTATAATATAATACCTAAAGCTAAGTAGTACCTCTGGCTTAAGGCAGTGCTGACAGCTACGTTCCGTATCTTTTAAAAAATAAAATAACGTATCTCTTACCTGAAATACAGCAGTGCCTCTATAGATACGCAGTGCTGAACGATAAGTAATAAGATACGTATTGATAGGCAGTTCCTCTGCCCGAAGTCAGTGCCTATGGGTTCATCGTTTCCATCGTTCTCTTAAAAAAATAAAAAATATCGCGTCTTAACACCTACAACCTTGCACTTCCTTCAGTTAGAGGAACTGCCTATGTATCCACACCTTTTTTCTTCTACTGGCATGGTGAGGCGACGGCCTCTCATCGCTTGGAAGCGACTGGACAAATAGGGGACGCTGACGCTCCCCCTACCCCCATTTGTAGCCAGTCCCATCCAAACGAACGCACTCTCAACCCAACACGAACGTACCGTTCGCGCCGGGACCCTGAGTGCTTTCGAGGTTGGCGACGTCTCCGCAACCCCACCATGCCTTATCAGTGCGTAAATAAAGAATAGCACTCTATTACCGGGCTGCCGCCCAGACCTGCTCCTCGCCGGAAGGCAGGGAAAAAAGCTTTGCTTTATTCCTGTGCAAGAGGATAATCCGAGAACCTTTTGTCAATAGGACTTTCGCGGCATATGCTCGCCCTGCCGGGCTCCTCTATTCCACGTTCCATTGACAACCGGTTCCGCTCCATTGGAAAACTTTAGAGTAATCCTAAGTATTAAGCCAATGATTTGTTACAGGCAAAAAATAAAGCGAGACGATTTTGATCGCCTCGTTATTTCTTTTATAGGCAGCTTGCGGTAAATACCCGTACTGCCTTTATTCAAATGTGGCTAATAGTTTTCTTCCCCTCTACAGGAGAATGAATGCCTCTACTTATCGGCGCGTATTGGCTGAATGATTTATTATTTGTTTTAATTTTATGTGCTCAATTCGCATCTTTTTCCCTTTAATCAAATGGGTAAGCATAATTTTACGCAGTGGTTTTGTTAGCGCTGGGCGGAACAGTTTGCACTGCACTGTCTTTCTTTATTGCTATTTTGTAATTGCTTTTATTACAAGTTATGTAACTGAAGATGGTTAATAAATATTAGATGTTTTAATTATTATCGAGTAAACAGGTTGGAGATATCGAAGTAAAGTGCCAGAAGTATCAGAGAGAGGTAAAAGAATAGCAGAATGGTAAGATTAAATGAGAATTTGATAATAGATGATGGAAAAATAATGGAGATGGATTGATATAAGAGGGGAGGATCGAAGAGAAATTGAGGATAAAAGGGGTGGGAATTGAGAAATTTTAGGATGAGTGAGAAATACGAACTTATCCAATTCCCCTGAAAAAAAGTCGCTCAAAAAATGTAAAATATCCCCTTGCCGGGTCAGGCTGATTTTCCCGTTTGGCACTAAGTGAAAATCTACCGGATTAGTGCACTTTAACGGCCTACGTCCGTCCTGCATCTGCCTTGCATCCGGTTGCGGCTCTTGCGTTGACGTGGGCGCCTGGATAATCGCGGCATATGTGTATATATACATACATATGATGAATAATATACATTTTTATTAAAAACTGTTGCTTATTCCTCATCTATCCCATCATCAGACAACACAACCTTCAACAGCGTACTTGTTACAAAACCGTTGAAACTCAAATTTTTCGCATCACAATACGCTTTTATCAACTCTAACTCATTTATTTTGAATTTTACGCCTATTGTCTTGTATGTTTTTTTGTCATATTGCTTTATATATTCTAATTGTTTTTTACTTGTTTTAGGCATATTGCCATATCCTTTCTTTTCGCTTTTGAAAATGAATGAAAATTAAAGAAAAACGCAGAAAACAAGAGATATTGCAATAAAAATGCGGAACAATTACGGGTAATCTCCCTTAATCGTCTAAAATAAGGTTTTACAACATAATAGCGACTATGCTAAGATATGACCATCAAATCAAACAACGATTTGTCCGGCGGCGCGGTTACGCCGATGTTGTAACGATTGACGCGGAAACGAGTGACCCGCCCAAAAGCGGGAAGGAACGAACCTTGACAAGACAGGCGCAAGCCGTCAAAGAATGCCGATGCCGATACCATCATTGACGCATCACGCCGGGCCGGAACCGTCCACCATAGCGGCAAAGGACCATCCCGGCAAGCATCTTTGACGCACTTAAACCTTGACCATAGCATAACACATGCAAAGCGATTTTGCAACGTGTGAACGGTTAGCGGCGCGGGGAACCGCGCATTACATAGGGTAACTATACCCATTTACAAATTGAGAGGAGAAAAAACCATGACCAACACTAATAATGCTATCGTTACCAATGCAAGCATCATCGCCGGGTTGACTGCCGAAAACGTCAAGATTGACGTTAAGGCCAACAACAAAGTTTCCGTCGCGTGTGAAGTGTCCTTGCTGGACGGCGCAACGGAGATCGAGACAAAAGCCTATAAAGGCGCGGTAAAAACCCTTGCAAAGAAGGCGCTGCGGGAATACCATGAAAAGCTTTATCATGGGCACCCAATGCAGGCAATCGCAAATCACACCTATGATCTTTTCTTTGAAAGCGATGTTTTCTCCGCGACTATTCCCGCTATTGGCACATTGGACGCGGAAAACAAGGCACTCTACAAAGAAAAAGTGCTTTACCTGCAAAAGTTTGGTAAAGAGTGGATCAATTCAGAGGACAAAGAAAGCAGGCTGCGCACAAAGCTTTTCACCGACATCAAAAAGGCAATGCAGGACATTTTCAGAGCGTTTGACCCGGAAACGAACATCAACCCGAATGACAAAGATGTCCGTATGTTCCTGTCTATCCTAGGCAAGATTAAAGGCGACAAATTCACCACTTCAGGAGATAGGGCCGTTATGGTTGCGGTAGAATTTGCCATCTATCATAAAATTCTGGGCAAAGAATACTTTATGGACCTTTACACCTCTAATAAGGACTGGGACGGCATAAAGGGAAAACCCGCAAAGGAAGATCCCGCGCAAGAGGAACCCGCGAAAGAGGAAAAAGAGGCTGCATAGCCTCTTTTTTCTTTGCTCTTTTTTTGAGAAGCCGTCCGGGCTTTCTTTTTTTCTTTACGGGCCAGGCCGCCAGGCCGCAAAACCCAGGAACCCAGGCCGCCAGGCCGCAGCTCCCACAAGTTGAATCAGAAATCCGAAATACGCCATAAGTGCGCCCAAACGCAGGACAGGAGGAACTATGAACGGAATTTGTTTTTGTGTAAACCTTTTCAAGTTTGACGGTTTCACCGTCCAGCAAGGCATGATCTATGGAACCTACAGAGGCCGGAAGTTTGTCACAAATGGGTTAAAGTGTGGTCAGCCGCAGGGAAAAGGCCGTTATTATCCGGTTTACTTCCAGCACATGAACGAAGCTCTTGAAACTTCATGGGAGAGGTGCGCCCTTTCTTTCTACGATGATCCGATTCTGTTTGACAAAATTGAACGCATGGCGGAAAAGCGGGAGGCAAAAGGCATAGAGCTTCACTATCTGACCCCGGCGGAACTTGAACATAAGAGATGGGAAAAAGACCCGTACCATCATCATTTTCAGGATCATGATCCGTTTGCAACGCCGAAGGTAAGGGGATGCGCGAGGCCGCAGCAGGCCGCAAAGTACAACGCATCCAAAGAGCGGAAGTGCATGGCGCAGAGGGTAAATACGGTCATCTATATCAACGGGAACAACGTGACCGTCATCTGAGGGAGGCCGGGCATTATTGTCTGATTTGGAGGCCCGAAATCACCAACCACTTATTCATTTTCAGAGATGATATGCTCTACCGGGGTAACTATCCCTTTGAGCATGTCATCTTTGTTTTTTGTAATAAGAATCAGCAGCAGAGGCCATAAGTGCGCAATGATGCAGGCGGTGCGAACCCAAAACCTGAACCGGAAACCGGAATTTCAAATTGGATATGGTTTCGGATTTTGAAATTTGATTCAGGATTGGAATTTCAAATCTCGATCTCATTTTCCGGCTTGAAAACCTTTTGATCATATGCTATTATTTCACCAGAGGGAGGCGAGGCCCATGACAGATAAAGAGTTATTACAGGCAATGGCCGATCTGATGGACTTAAAATTGAAGCCGATCAATGAACGGCTGGATAAGGTTGAGCAAGGCCAGACGGCTTTGCGTTCTGAAATGAATGAACGATTTGACGTTATAGACAAGCGACTTGATGAAATTCAGTCCGATCTTGACGATGCATGGGAAGATGTAGCAACGGCTGAAAAGCGCATTAAGAAGCACGAAAAAGAATTTCATAATGTAGGATAAACCATAGCTAAAACCGCTGATAGGCCGCTCGGGATTCCGGGCGGCTTTTGTTATGCCTGAAATGGGTTTGGATTAGGATCAGAAATCCTATATAGGCAAGGGCAGAAAGGAAAACAGCATGAATGAAATGTATAATATGGACACATTTGAAGCAATGATTGACGATTGGCTGGCCGACCATGCAGAAGAGATGTGTGACCTAGAGATTGACGGTATCGATCAGGAGGAGGGTTGCTACTCAGCCACCGCGCACGACGACGGGGCAGCATATTTGCTAACCGACGGCGGGGATGGGAACATAGTTATTAATTATATATGTAGTAGACGATGATTGCAGAAAGGACATAAACATGACTTATAAGACAAGATACGCAGCCAAAAAGGCGAGAGACACCCAGCCCGAATACAGCAGCGCGGATGTAATCGTCAAAGTAGAGGGCGGTTATACTATTATGACCGCGTGGGACTATAAGGTTTGGAGAAGACAAAAGTAAGAAAAGGAGGCGATACATATCGATTCTAAGGCTCCAAAACGCGCATTCTTAATTGGAATTGGCCTTTCAATTAGGAAACGGAAAACCATCCACATCAATGATTTGAGATATAAAAAACAATAACCAAACATTGAAAAGGAGAACTGAAAATGAATAACGCTATTACTTTGTCCACTATTGACCGCGACCGCATCATCAAGGAGACCATCTATAAGAACGCATACGATTCCGGAGCCGGAGTCAAGTATACCCGAATTCCTCTCTACCTGCTTGAAGTCCCCAGTTTCCAGAGGCCGGAGCAGAGAAACGTCAAGCGGATTGCTGAGAACTGGGATGAAAGCAAGTGCGGAGCCATTACTGTTTCATACATAGAGGGCCGTTTTTACGTAACGGACGGACAGAACCGCCTTGCAGCGGCAAGACTGGTTGGCAAAGAAGATATCTACTGCATGATCGTTCAGGAAAGCTACGAGGAAAGCGCGAGACGGTTTGCGGCACAGGATGAGAATAAGGTTAAGGTTTCCCGATACAGTAAGTTCCTCGCCTTGAAGGAAGCGAACGACAAAGTTGCAATGGGAATTTATGATGTATGCCAGAGGATGCAGATCAGGCTTGATCCCGACGTTCAGTCCGCGCAGGACAGGCTGAGATGTATGTCAGAGGTGGAGAAAATCTACCTCATTGGAGGCCCTGAAGGTCTTATGTGGGTATTTGAGACCATTGATAAGCTGAAATGGAGATATTCCATTGGAGCCTACAAGTCCCCAATCATTAGCGGGCTCGGCAGCGTTTATGAAAAGTTTTCACCATGCGCGGGAGCGGCGCAGAACATCATTGTCAGCGATATGAAGCAGTATAATCCGGAGGGATTCATGCGCAAATTTAATGCGTTTAATGACAACGCTTTCAAACGTCAGGTTAAAAACTACCTGTATGATTTGGTTATGAAGAATCTGTGTGACTATAACGGAGCTGAGGAGGTTGGCTGAAATGCAGAAAACGGTCATCAATGGAGCCCTGCTGATTCTGGCGGGGCTCTTCTTTTCTCTCCTGACTGCATTGATGGGAGAGAGCGATATCACCGGAGGAATCTTTGTGATTCTGCTGGGGACCTGCGCCATAATTAGTGGATTTTGCAGAAAATCAAAAATGTGCTTGACAAAGCGGGGGAAAACCGCTAAGATTTGTCACAACACATATTTTTATTCTAACAAAAAGAAGAATAGAGAAAGGAAGCCGGCATGAACAACTTTATTCAAAAGCTGAAACTGCTTTCACAGTTCATGATCTTCCCAAGCACGAGCGAGCTTGTTCGCATGTATGAATGCAAAAACGAAATTGCGCTTGACAATTGTGTGCGGTCCATCATCGTCCATCATCTCGACGGGACATATTAAGCGGCGCCGGGTTGGCCCCGGTGTTGACTTTTAGAAAACCATCCACATCACAGCCGGGCATTTTTGCGCCATTTTTCAGGAGGTAAGAATTTGGAAGGCTTCTATACCGGGTACGGATACAGTTTAGACGGCGTAGAGTACGCCACTATTGACGAAGCGTGGGAGGCGCAAAGCGATGCAGGAAATTAAAAACAAAACACTAATGCAGCGGCTTCTGGAGGCCGGATACCCGAGAGATCAGATGTTCAATCACGAATCAGACCTTTATATTTTTGTTACGCCTCTCACAAAAAGAGTGGTTGAGGAATGGTGTAAGGAAAATAAGTTTGACCGCCATTGGATGTGCCCAATTTTTACAGACCAAATCACCGGACGGCCCATGTATGATTGTGCTTTTCAATACGACGATTGGTGGGATGAAAGAGCCCAGAAGAGGTGTCAGTAATGTCAAAACCGAACGATTTACTTTTTGAGAAGGCCGAAGATCTTGGATGGCGTGTCCACTTTTATGATGACAATTCCATTGAATTTGAAACCTATAGTCCGGCCGGAGAGGATTTTATCTTTTCAATTGAAGGCAGGGATATCGTCAGAGAGGTTGCAGAATACGCCTATGATTTTGATGCGGATGAACATGCCTCCATGTGGATAAATGCCAGAGAAAGAGTGCCCGGAGTCCCCAAAAGTGTCCGTACTCTGATTGACGATGCGGATGAAATTCAAAAGATGCTGGACGAATTAGCATATGCGCTGCGAGAAATGGGGGAGAATTGAATATGCCTACACCGAAACAGAGGGAGCGCGAGGCTCTTGAGAGTATCAGAAACATCGTTAAGTCCCTTGGTGATGATAGCTATATTGCCATTGCTCTTGAAGGATGCCTGGAGGACGCGGAGCGGAACATCGATGATGATGCCGCATACAGTATGAAGAACCGCCTTGAGAGCGCCGAAGACAAAATCCGTCAGGGTGAAGCGGAGTGGCAATTAATACGAAACAGTCTTGAGAGGGAACATCATATGGCTGAGGCTTTAAGATATGAATTGGCCGATGCTCAGGACGTGTGCAAACGGAAAGATGCGGAGATTTCCAAACTTAAATCCAGAATCAGCGAGCTGTTGGAAGATTCGAGACTAGGTTCGGATTACATTTTGGATCAGAGTAATCGTATCTGTGAGCTTCAAAGCAGAGCAGAGTACGCAGAAGCCGAAGTAATCCGGCTCAAGGCAAAGCTGTATGATGCGCTGATTAAGGATAAGGAGTGATTATAATGAGTGGCGCGGAAAGCCTTCTTTGTGAAATCCTGTCCTGCGGGGTAGACGATTTGGAAATGCTTGACGGTTTCAGTCTTGACTGGGGCGAGGTATTGGACCAGATTGATTAGCCGCAGTACGGTCTTGGTTTTAACGATATTATGCGCGGCGTTTTCGCCTGTGGAATTATCAGAATCGAAAACGAAATTGACTGCCGCATTTGCGATTTAGAAAGGAGTTGTTCCGGCGAAGAGGAAGAGGAGGAGCTGGCCGCCTTAAAGCTTTTGAATCCGAATGAGGATATTACAGCATACTTCAACTGTTTGGACACCTATGTATACTTCCGGCAAAACGGGGAGATTTATCGCAGATATTTGGAGTATGAGCTTAATAATTTCTATGACAACACCGGCTTTGAGATAGAAGGAGAATGAATATGGAAAACGAATTTGATGTTCACGAAACGATCTTATACCCGCTTACATATGACGATCTGGTGTTGATGGCGCAGAATACCAATCCGGCTCGCGGTTGTGTCGCAGAGGTTCTGCGGCGAGACCTGAAGGAGCTCCTGAAAAGCAAAGTAGAGGAATGCCTTGAGCTTTATGATGACCACATCGATGATATCTTTGCCGCTGCGTTTCCGGATGAAGGACTCAAAAACCATCCTGATTTCCCGGAAGAAAGGGCAGAGCAGCTTGCGCAGGAGATTTACAATTTCCTTCTGGCTCATGAGATGTGGATTGATACAAACATTTATTACAACGGAAAGTGTATGGCTACCAGCAATGCTGATATGACCAAGTTCCGGTATAACGGCGAGCCATTCATTTTAGAGGATAAAGATCCTCGTAAGTGCTTTGAGTATGTGGCGAAGGAACACATTTTGAGCATGAGCTTTGAGGGGCCGTTCTACGAAGTTCTGAACGGATATGCCGGAGATTACGGTTGGGTTGTAGAGGATGAATTTTCAGATCTGCTAAAGAAATATGGAGTTTATTACGAATTGGGCAACGCATGGAATCTATCCTTATATCCGATTTAAGAGGGGAGAAGTAAGATGTACGATAAAGAATCGCTGGCAAAAATCAATGCGGAATATCTAGGCTCTCATTACAGAATTTCCGATCAGGATGTAAAAATTGCAAATGATTGGGTTGCCCTAATTGAAGCAAGCCGGGACCCTCACCGCCCTGTGGTGGGGGATATAATCCGTTTTACGAATAAGTACAGCGAATATTATCCTCATGCTCATATTGAAAAAGTCACAGAAGACGGCGCGGAGGTCTGTGAAAGTCCTTATGTTCCATTTGTAGGGCGTTTGTCCAACAATGATCTCTATTGTTCCACCAGCGGGGGAGCATGGACAACACTGGAAATTGAGAAAATCCGGTATGCCGGCAAAGAGCTGAAAACCTTCTGCGATTGGGGAAGCTGCGGCGCCTGTGCTCATGGTGCGATTGACTTTGAAGCCGAGGTCAACGTGTGGGAATATACCGCAGAGCACCTTCGCTTTGGAGAATTTACGACAAGGAATTGGAGACGGGATTTTATTTCCTATTGCGAAAAAGACAGAGACGGCATCCCATATCACTATTTTGGTAATTATCATGCGTATAAGACGGAGAAAGAGTATATGGCATGGCTCCTGACCTATAAAGGAGTGGAATTTGAAGGAAACTGGCCGAATCAAACGGTGGTTTTCTTTTACCGGAAGGCAGAGTACTTAATTTCTCGGGAAGAATGGGACAAACTCAGTTATCCCACAGATACTCGCATGATGAACGGTTCCATTATGCTGATCAAATATTGGTATGACGACGAGCAGCACGTCATTCATGAATACCGGTATGACAATAAGGGAGATTTGGATTGGCGCACTTGCTATCCCTACCGCGCTGCGATGGAAAGAATCGAAAGAGGAGAATTCAAGAGGAAAATCAGTCCGCAGACAAGATTTGGGGAGGAGTAAAAATGCAATACGATGTGAGCTATTTAGCTGAGGTTGTCAATGACGCACTCAATGAAGAAGAGTGGTTTCATATGTGCACAAAAAACTTGCCGCGTGGATATATTCCCGATATGGATCCGAGCTCGGCTCATCGATGGGGCGAGCTAACAGAGCGAAGGTCTGGTGCGTGGAATGCTGTGTCGGTAGCCTGTAAACTGCTTGAAGTAGATCAGGCTCGTCTGATTGCGGTGGTAAAGAGCATAAACCGCAATGAAAGACGAAACAAGTATCGGTTTGCAGTACATATCAAATACGAAGATGCCTTTAGAGAGTATGTTTCTTCTGCATGGGATCGGATTTGGTCAGAGGAATATTATCAAAGTACGGGCAGGAAGATAAAAAGATAGGAGTGATTCAGGTGGCGAAAACAGAATTAAACAAGACTTTAGAACTCCATAAAATGTGGATAGATGGTAAGGAAGGCGGGATAAAAGCAGACCTGAGAGGGGCAGACCTGAGAGGGGCAGACCTGAGAGGGGCAGACCTGAGAGGGGCAGACCTGAGAGGGGCAGACCTGAGAGGGGCAAACCTGAGATATGCAGACCTGAGAGGTGCAGACCTGAGAGATGCAAGCCTGAGAGGGGCAGACCTTGACTTTTCCTGCTTTCCGATATGGTGCGGTGGTTTACATATTAAGACTGACCGCAGAATTATGGCACAACTCGCTTATCATTTCTGTGCTCAGGACTGTGACGATCCTGATTACTTGAAGGCACGTAATGCCATTCTGGATTTTGCAAATACATTCCACCGCGTTGAAGAATGCGGAAAATTGGAGGTGATTGGAGAATGAGCGATCTAATTAGCCAAGGAGGGACAAACAATGGCTGACTGTTGTAACTGCGTACATAAGAAATTATGTTATGAAATTTGTGAATTGGAATATGACTACGATGATTCAACGTGTAGTTGGTGTATGTCTCCAACCTGTCCAGAGAAAACAGAGTGCAAATACTTTACCCCCGTCATCGATGCCGCGACTATGGGGCATGGGCGGTGGATGTCGGTTGATATATTCGGTGAAGACCCGTATTCCTGTTCAGAGTGCGGAAACGGTGTGAATGTTTACGGGTATGATTTTTGCCCCAGCTGCGGTATGCCGATGACCGATAGAGCTATTGAGATTCTGAAGAAGAGAATGGACGGGGCTGATAATGAGTAAATGGATTTCGGTTGAAAGGAGCGCAGGATGAACGATAGGTTCCCGAAAGATTGCTGGGATAAGAAGTGCCAGTATTTCCATGCATGGGACATGAGCGTTGATGACTTGTGTTGTGCTTGTGATTTGCTGAAAACACAATGCGACGCTTGCGACGAAGATTATTCGCTTTTGAGGTGCCCACTGAAAACGGATATGCCGGGGGAGAAAGTATGATTTGTGGAAGATGTGGTAAAGAGTTTAGACAATACCCACTCGCTCGTGCATCTTGGTATTGCGACGATTGTAGGAACGTATTGTTTAAGCCGAAGAAAAAGGTCATGACCAACGCCGACCGCATCCGGGCCATGACCGACGAGGAATTAGCAGAACTATTCTACGCGATAGCTGATAAAAGAGAGTCGTGTTTAAAAATCTGCAACAATCTTGACTGGTGCAGAAGAAATAATGCTCCGGAACCTATATGCCAGAATCACTATTTAGACTGGCTCCGCCAGCCAGCGAAGGAGGTTTGACCATGAGCGACATACTCAAAATTGTGTTGGTAGCTCTTGCCTGCCCGCTTTATTTACCGTTGATATTGGAGGAGGATTGACCATCCATTTCGTTGAAAAGAATATTCATGGAGCATGGGTCATTTATGGAGATTTGAGAATCCAACATTATTATTACTTCACAAAACGAGAGGCGATGAGGCAATACCGAGAAGAATGGTATCGGAGGCAGGGGCAGTTTATTAACAGAAGGGTTTGATAATTATGATATCCATGAAAAATCGCGGTCCCGATGAAGATCTCGCACTTTCAAAAATGCCGTTTTACTTCCGATATCGAAACGCAGCATGGAATACATATGTGAGACTTGGAGAGGTTATCAGGTCTACAAACCCGTATTTTGGGACTGAGGAAAAGCAATGCTCCGGGCATATCTGCCGGGTTTTGTGCCCCAATAAAACCTATGACGAGGCTCTTGTTATCCGGGACGACGGCACTGTATGGAAGATTTGGCTTTCCAATTTTCAAAATTGGAATCTAATTGCGGTACAAATTGATATATGAAGGGGTAAATGAAATGGGTAATTATCCTGTAAAGGAGTACGTGGTTTACCGAAATCCACATGGGCAGATTCTTATTGATTGGAATGAAACCCTGTGGGAATTCGGATATCCCTCATCTCCAAAGAGCGCCTGTGTAGAATTGGAGCGAGGGATGTGTGAGGGCGGTCCTAATTTAATCATGGTAGCTGGTATGATGAGAAAAAAGTACGGGGAGGGACAGGGATGAATATTACGCACGAAGATGGTCTCTGGGTTATTGAATCAACGTCGGGAAGAACATTTCTCACCGAGCGTGAGGCTTATGAACTTACCGGAGAAGTATTACGGAAAGTGCTCTGGGGAGAGGTAGAAATGCGATGGGATGAAGATTCACATTGGTCTGACATTCTCGCTGCAAAAGGCGAGATTGTTGAAGCTTTAACGGATTATATTGATAACTGTGTAGATGGAGATACAGTGTTTGAAGCCGTGGAGCGGTTCGTAAATTTTGATAATGAATAGTAAATCAAATGGTTCCGGCCTTGTGCCGGGTAGGGACTGGTCATCCTTATCCGCTCCTTTCGGCGGGTACAGCAGCAATGCTGTGCCCGGCAGAGGGCCGGAGCGTAGAATGGCATATGGAGGACGAAAATGCTAAAAGGTTATACGCCATCTGAATATCGGGTTGAGACAACCTACGAACTGACTTTCGATGACGGTTGCGGAAATGGATTTGGATTTCCCTGCGATAAAGACGGTAACATTTTGGAAGGGGAGGAACAGAATCCAGCAGCCTATGAGAATTATTACTATTGTATGGAGCACCCAGAGCGGTTTGTTAGGATCAATAAGGTAGTCCCACAAAAGTTTAGGGTGCGTAACAATGCTCATGGGATATGTTCATGCGGAGCAGAAGTTGAGCTTTATAATCAATACCTTGGTGCATGTGAATGCCCGAAATGTGGACAGTGGTATAACCTGTTCGGCCAAGAAATTACGAATCCGGAATATTGGGAGGACGAGCCGTTATAAGGGAGGTTTTGACAGATGGAATTATATGAACTAACTCTGGATCAGCTTGAAGAGCTGCGCGATACCCTTTACTGGCAATGGCTTGATGAAAGCAAAATCTATGCGGACTATGAGGTAACAGATCAAGAAGTATATGATGAGTTCAGCGGCGTTTCATTTGTAAATGATGATTTCTTCTGCACTGCGGGGAAGGAGGAAGATTGTTGATTTCATATATGAAAAGCTATGATGCGTGGGAAAGCGATCCATACGGGGTTTGTTATATCCCTGAAAACAACGAGGGAGATCCGGATGACTGCTATACCAAAAATGACTTTATCAATCTGTGTGACGGCGATGAAATCAAGGCCAAAATCGTTTTTGATCTGTGTTCGTGGGAGCATCCGGAATGTATTTTAGATCAGTGGGACGAAGAAGATGAAGAGGCTTTACTTAAATTGAAGGGGAAGCATGATGATTGTTAGAGATTTGCGTGTCCTTAAAGCTATTGGACGCAGATATGGAATGGAGTTTGATCCCACCTTTAAGTACTGCGTAAAGCATGACTACAATTCGTTTTTACATATTTCATATCGTGGGGAGGAGTACCGGTTATTATACTTTCCGGGTTGTTTTTGCCCATTTTTGGTTCAGTGTGGCCAGTAAACACAAATGAAAAAGGAGTGAATTTTATGGACACCAATAAAAGTAAAATGCAAATTGCCGTAGAAGATTTTCTGGAACAAAGGATGTATTCGTTCCAGAAGCAGCCGGACGGTACATATATTGAGGAAATCTGTGCGGACTACCGAGATGAGATGTCAGTGAAGAGCGCCGGAGAAATCCTGAGAGACGCAGATACTGAAGCCGCCTTTTATGATTACATTGACGAATGCTATCTTTATACGATTTCTGACATGGAAGGAGAGCTGGAATCTGATGCGAGAAAGGCACTGACCGATGACGACGGACCGTTCCCGGAAGGGTTCACAGATGAAGAAGATGAGGAGTTTATTGATCTTCTGCGTGAGTATGTAGTGTTTCAGCCTCCGTATGATCATTATCTGAAGCAGGAATTCTGCGTTAATATCATGATTGATACGGGAGACGGAAACTATGATTTTACCCTGAACGCTCACTATCCCTGCTATTATGGCGGAGATGCGGGAGATCAGATTGATGAAAAGGCCGGGATTGTATGGCTCGCAAAGACGCAGGGATATACGGAGGAGCAACTCCGTAAAGCTCTTGATGAAGGCGATATGGCAAATCCAAAAGGCTTTTTGCAGAGTATGCGGGTAGAGATGGCAAATATGGCGTCTCATATGCAGGTGGTGACTTTCCTTGTCAAAATGGATTTTGAAACGCTGATGCGCCTGAACCGGCTGATTAAGCTTCAGGACCGCAACGGTCGCAATTATGACGCCAGTAAGAATCCAGAATGTGGAGATATTATTCTGGGAAAAGAAACGATGTGCGGTTTATACGATTATTGTAACGGCGGCGGCAGCGTTCTTGAAGTGGAACTTGAAAAGGACGTGAGGGTTCCGATCAAGTATATTTATTCCGCGTTGCCGGACGGCGCCGGCCCCGGATACAGCATTGAGAATGTTTACGGCATGTGCGAAAGTGCATGGAGGGATACGGTAAAGGAAATTTGTGAACTGAAAGAGGAGGCGGCATAGATGCCGTATCAAACGGTAACGAGCCCTTGTTATTCCTGCAGGGAAGAGAGCTGCAAAGACTGCATCCACAGGGTTTATGCTTCAGGCAGGACTTTCAGCGATGCGGAGGTCGAAAATTTGTGGCGTGAAAATTTCGATATTGCATGGGATGAAGACGAAGATGGAGATCTGGTCTTGGGTCAGCTCTGGCGGGGTTTTCCCGTTGGGGGATTTACAAATGACGACTGGTTTTATTGGATTGATGACCGGCATTCCAAAGGGGTTGGCTGGGTATATGAAAATATCAGTCCTTATGATTTTGAAATTGGAGGATAACAATGGTTAAAACAAATGACAGAGCCGAATTTATCGGACAGATTATTGATATTTTTGAGGATTTTCTGGCGGAAAAGGGGATTGAAATCCCCAACGACGACAGGGAAGACGAGAACGATGCCATTATTTACGGATTGGATTACGGAGAACTGCAGACAAATCTGGAATCCATGATGACTGCGTGGGGCGTATTGGAGGAGATGTGAGATGGAAAGCTCTAAGGATTATAGATTCTTCAAACGTAAGGCATATTTGATCCGGGAAGAGGATTTTACCGAAGTAATGCAGGAGCTTCTGGATGATTCCACTCTTGAAATTGAGCGCGGTTATCCCGTTTTGTCGATGTATAGCAGCGGTTCAGATACCGGTTATGATGAGGAAGAAATCATAGACCGGATCGGTTGGTATCTCAAGGAAAAGATTATAAACTGCTGCTATTTGAAGGATTTAGGACAGATTTACTTTGTCTGTGAAGGAGCGTAACGACATGAGCAAGCAGAAAGTCTTTACAGTTCGGGCAGAGATCGCAGCAAATCTGACCATTGAAAATATCGATGATATCATGGCTTCTGCTCTCGAAGGGGGAATTAACTATTGGTGCTCTGAAGCAGAGGTAGTCGAAGAAAAGCGATGCGCCGATTGGGGTCATGAGCAAATCGCCAGAGGAGGCGCCCTTATTCTCCATGATGCGGAAAGCGATGATAAATGGGAACTGAATCTGGAGAAATTCCTGAACGGTTTCAAGCTCTGGCTGGAAAACGGAGGCGATCAGTACAGTGCGGTGGAGAATGGAGAGGTGGACTGCTGCAAAATCGACGGCGGATGTGCAGATGAGATCGTCCAGTACGCAATTTTTGGAGAGGTGGTGTACGGATAATGGGCTCAGAAACTATCACAGGTATTCTTCTGGATGAAGCCTGCCGCCAGTGGTGCGACGGGATTGAAGATGCGCCAGAACGGCTTTCAGGGAAAGGATTTTCTGATTTCTTCCGGCAGATTGTTGCGGATAAGCGGGAGGAATACGATAAAGAAATTGCATCCCAGCTTAAAAATCAGAGTAAGTCATGATTTGGTGTTGGCCCGCTGAATCAGATGAAATCCATCCACATCAAAATGTGCGGGTATTTTTGCGCCATTTTTCAAAAAGAAACGGGGAGGAGTTAAATGCTTAATACACACGGGTACAAAATGCTGGGACTCAAAAGAGCTGCGGAAGAAACGAAATCGCTTCAGGGATATTATTTTGGCCAGTATATTCAGATTAGCTATAATTACAGTACTGGGGAGGTGTTTACAGATTACCACGTCAGCTTAGGACTTAATTCATGGACACAGTATTTTGATCCTGCCGTCATTATGGTTTGCTTTACCAGCAAGCCGATGACGATGCAGGAAATTGCGGATAATATTGCAGATAAGGTTGGCATGTATTGTACTGATCGTCAAGATCAAACATCAAAAGAAGAAACTTATATAGACCTGTTAGATAGGTTAAGGGAATCGTTGGAGACTGACCGGATCCCCTCTGCAGACAGAGAAAAGATTGATTCTTTGCTTGATAATTTATGTATTATTTTGGAAAAATACAGCGGATGAATGTCGAAAAAAGGAGATAATAGATGACAAACCAGGAAATTATTGATGTTCTTTATCGTGATGGATATCATGCCGCCGCCCGACTTTTAGAGCAGTATGTCTCAGATAAGGTTTACGTGATTCTTCACCGCTGGGAAGATGAAGACGCCGGTGGATATGAGCTGTCCTACGCTTACCAGAACAAAGAAGACGCCATTAGAAAAATGCACGAACTGGCGGAAACGGAAAGGCGACAGGTAAAAGCGGAATACGATATGGAATTTAATCCCGACTTTTGCGATGAATGCGACGAACTGGTTACATTTGGCTGGTACGGGCCTCCGTTTTGCTGTGACTGTACATGGTCGTGGAGCGTTGAAGAGTTGGAGGTAAATGGATGATGGAATCGATTGTTGCAACTCCGATGGGAGATCTTGTTATCAAATCATCGCTTGACACAGAACACCCCGGCGTCTATATCGATCTGCGCCGGAGAGATTTAGACGATGATGCGCCTCTTGCGCTGATCGAATACTGCGGTGACGAAGGGGACTGTCCGGGTCCGCAGATTATCACAAGGGTGTGGGGAAATGTCAGTTTTGAGGATTACACAGACCGGATTGTGCATTGTGGCTTTGATGAGTTCTTTCAAAATGAGGTTTGATTTTATGTCAAAACTGTATTTGAGCATGATAAAGTCCAATTGTTAGGTAAAACGGAGGCTGATGTAGTATGAAATTGGAAGAGAAACAGGAGATTGCGGCAACTGCGCGAAAATTAATTTATCTGTTGATGTCTTGTGACGACGACGACTTTGTTGATCTTGTCATGTGCTGTGTTCAGGATGCCGATACGACGTTAATAAAGCCGGAACATCTATAGAGCTTTTAGGAGGGGATATTCATGCAAAGCACCGCTTTGGCTTTGCCGATAACGGAAAGTCCGCCGGAAATCCGGAGAAAAAAGCTCGTATATCCTTGGGAAGACGCCTTTGAAGCCGCTGAAGCGATGAAGGAAATCCAAAAAGGAGTAATGGCCTTCCGAAGCCTTTCGGATATTGATAAGGTGGTCTCCTATCTGCTGTCCACAGGCAATATGCGCAACGTCTGCCTCTTTGTAATGGGCTGCAACTTCGGATTCCGTATCTCAGATCTGATGGAATTTACATGGCAGCGCGTATTGAACCACGATGGAAGCGTAAAGAAATCCACCTATAAAATTGAGAGAAAGAATCAGCACTCCCGTACCGTACATATCAATGATGCGGCAGGAACGGCGATTGGTCTTTACTATCAGAGCTTTTCAGAGCCTCCTGATCCGGAATGCGCCATGTTTTCCAGTCAGGGGAAGCGGAAGCGAAATTGCGTCCGCTCCGCAGAGGATGACGATGGAGTAATTCATATGTGGACTGAGACGCAGCTAACGAAACAGATGGCTGCCAAGATCATCCGGGAGGCCGCAGACGCGGCGGGAGTTGTGCAGGAAGGGGACCGCTATTCTACTCACAGCCTGCGTAAAACCTGCTTTACAGCGGCGGCGGGTTTGTATGAGGGGATCGAATTTCCCCATGATCCAACGAGCAACGCCCTGCGCTTTGCATTTGTCCAGAGCCTTGCGGGGCACAAAAATATGTCCACAACCATGAGATATTTGAACTTTGATGCGATTTTTACCGAAGAAACCTATATGGCGCTCAATCTGGGATTAACGCCGCTCCGAAAGTACGAGAAGCGCAATTCAAATATGGCATAACAGGAAGGAGGGCCGGAACTTTCAGAATCCTCTGATAAAGCCGGCTGTATCAACTAATACCGGCTGAGGAGGTTCAGTGAAAAAAGGAGATATTTACTACGCGGATCTCAGCCCCGTTGTCGGATCGGAGCAGGGCGGAAACCGCCCGGTTCTGATCGTTCAAAACGACGTGGGCAACCGCTACAGCCCTACGGTGATCGTAGCGGCCATTACAAGTCAAATGGGAAAGGCGAGTCTGCCTACCCATATCGGAATTTCCATGCAGGAATCCGGTTTGCCTAAAAGCTCTGTCGCTCTTCTTGAACAGATCCGCACCATCGATAAGAGCAGATTGAAGCAGTATGTGGGCAGGATCAGCAAGAGTGAAATGGCAATGGTGGACAAAGCGATTCAGGTCAGCTTTGGAATTCGAATTTAGAAGGGAGTTTATCTATGGCATTATTGGTAGCACTGGGAGTGATCGGGATCTTTGCGATGGCGCTCTACATCGGAGCGGCGGGGCTATTTGGCCAGATTGGAGGGCTTCTCATCGTAATACTGGTCATCGTGGAAGCCTGTAAAGAAACGCCGGAGCAGAAGATGGTCCGGGAAGCAATTGAGCGGAGCAACGAGAAGCTTTATGGGAGGAAGCACCTGTAAATGACAAGCAAAGACGTGCTGGGTTTTATTTCGAGATTTACAAGGTGCGGAGAGTATCCGCAGGTAATTGAAGCTTTTACCTGCGGGTGCTGCTACTGGTTTGCAAAGATTCTGCATCTGCGGTTCCCGGTATCCGAGATTGTATATGAGCCGGTGGCGAACCACTTTGCGGCAAAAATTAACGGCCGCGTTTACGATATCACCGGAGACGTCACAGATCAGGGGCAGTGGGAGCTGTGGAGCGAGTACGAATTGGGATCCAGCTTTCGTGAAGGGATTGTAAAAGAGTGTATTATGTTTTGCAGATAGGGGGGATTAGAATAGATCAGGTCAATCTGTATAATGCAAACCGGCGTCCGGGAATGGCAAAGCAGTTTATTATCTCTGAGGTAAACCGTCCGTACTACGAGATGTTCCTGAAAAGGTTTCCGGAGGCGAGCAGGCGTACCTATAAGGTGAATGTGGGACAGTTTCTGGAGGCGTTGGGCCCTTCGGACTTTGCTAAAATCCCGCCGTCTAAAATCAAAATGTACGTTCGGGGAAAGATCCCCGGCCAGAGGCGCTGTGCGGAATCGCATCTTAGGTCAATGATGATGTTCATCGTGCAGAACGACATCGGCGGCGCCGCAAATAAAGTGAAGAAAGAAACGCTGATCTGGCTGCTGGAAAAGCGGACGGGCGGGGAATAGGAGAGAAAAGAGTATGACAAATGCCAGGAGAAAGATGCTATCAGACTGCATTGGCCGGTTGGAGGATACGAAAGAACGAATTGAATCCATCCTTGAGGCGGAGACCGATGTGCTGGAAAATACTCCTGAGAATCTTCGGGGGACAGATCGCTATGAAATTGGTGAGAATTCCTGCGCCAGTATGGAAGAGGCAATCGGCTCAATCGATGAGGCAATAGAGTCCCTGCAAAATATTGACGGGTTGGATAATATTTCTTATGCACTCAAAGAGTAACATGTTACTTAAAACACAACAAATGCTAAAAACGGGGAGAGATTTTTGGCACATTATAATATTGTTTTTTGAGAGCAAATAGCGTATAATCCAAAAAGAACAAATGTTCTATGGAGGGTGCGATGAGAACAGAATATGGAAATTTTCAGCTAACCAACCAAAATGTTATCTTTGATGGGGGAGATGATGAAGGATGTAGTGTCTATCTGTTGAAGTGCCGAGAGCTGGAGAAGGCAGCCAGGGACAGGGCACTCTCTGATTATGTATCCGTCTATTTAACCTGTATCGCAGAAGAATTTGAGATTGACTATTGTATGGAAGGAGATGAAATTTTACATACGATGGGGTATCCTGAGTTGGGGCGCCAGGAAATTCTTTTTCTACAACAGTGCAAAGATTTTTAGAAAATATAAAAATCAAAAAATATGTATTGACTTTTTTATGAGGGCATGCTATAATTAGCCCAAATAATGATAGGGTGATTAGAATGGATAGGGAATCAGTCAAACAGATTTTGCGGACTTGCATGATTACCGCCCCTAATTTCTATTGTAATAGCATTGACCTTTACACAAAAGTAAGGTACAATTTTCAGACGCCGTCGGTGAGCGCTTTTCAGTTTGCTGATTGGATTGAAAATTTGAGCGACCGGGATCTTGCAGCGCTTTTGTTCTTTTTCTCCGGGAATCAGATTACCCGTCCGGTTTGCCATGCGCGGCTGAGGTTGATGGAAGATGAGCCGGTAATCAAAGAATGCTATCAGTGTTTCTTTGAGAAAAGCGGCGCTCTGCTTGAGTATTTTCTCAAAGGAATCAGCAGAATCAAATATAACGTATATAACAAGAATTTTCGGGCTCTGTATGGGGATTGCGAAAAGCGATTCTCGCGGACACTGCTCGATATCAATGAGGATGAACTGCGGGAACTGCTGCACAACTACTGGTATTATGATACCATCTCCGATCTTATTTTCATTTCGAAAGAGATGGTGGATGTCTACAGTCAATGGGGAATCGTGAACCCTCTGACTGACATCTCCAAGGTAAAGTACAATCAGATTTCGATCCGGGATACGGTTGCCAGAAAGATCATTCGCGGCCCGGAGGCCCTGTACCAGCTCCTCCAGCTCGATCAGAAAGATGAGCGGGTACAGATCATAGTAGGGAAACAGCGCCTTGCCCTTGCATGGATTGGATATTCTGTTAAAGAAATGCTTGAAGTTGAAGACGATGAGGTTGATCTGAAAAAACGGACGGTACGCGGTATCAAAATCCCAAATGCGGTCAATCAGATCCTGCTTGACTGCAAACAGATTCCCTATGTGGTCCGTCCCGGCGGCGTATGCGATTTCATCTACCATCAGGAAGCGGCGGGGACAAAGTTTGTCCGCCTGATGACAAAAGATCCGGCGGGTCCGAAAACAAAGCTTTCAGCGATGTATGTCAATACGGCCGGCAAGTATCTCAGAAAGGCAATCGCGGAGATTAAGGAAATCGATGAGGATATCCTGATCCCGGAGAACGTAAAGCGGTCCGGAATCCTGTATCGGATGAGCGAACGGGAAAAGGAACGAGGCGGTTTATCCAGTGACGATATCTATGAACTGGCTGGGGTCAGCCGCTCGATTAGTGCTGGAAACCAAAAGCTTGACCATTGGCGTATGCTCTATCAGGATTACAAGGCGATACAGTGAGCGGTTTTAATAGAAGCAGGAAAGCCTGCTTTTATTAACCGCTCAGTACACATATTTAGATAAAAGAAAATAAAAAGAAACCGCATGGATGTTGGCCCATCCATGCGGCAAAACAGTAAGAACACCATCCACATCACTGTCCGGGCCTTACTGCGTCCATTTTACCATAGTGAGATTTTGAAAGCAAGATGTTGAGTGAATAAAATGATTTGCGCATACAGCGGAAATTTAATTGACGATTTAGACTTTGAGGAGAATGCTTACAATGAGCGATTTAATCAGCCGGAAGGCAGTGATTGACTGGTTTAGATGTTATGGACACATGGACGAGCCAATCCCGTTTGAAACTCTTGTATCTGATTTAAGGGACGCGATTCCTTCCGTCGATGCCGCGCCTGTGGTGCATGGGCGGTGGATAAATAATAGTGCGTTAAATAAGTGCAGCAAATGCAGAACGTATTGGGATACCAAGACTAATTTTTGCCCCAACTGCGGCGCTCGAATGGACGGGAAGGACGGTGCTGACAATGAGTGAATGGATTGAATCCGTTATGAATATATCATTTACTGCATTTGCAGTGTATGGAACTTTCGTACTTTACAAATGGCGTCAAGTTGCTAAAAAAGTGGAAGATGCGGTTGAAGAGTTGCGAAATGAGGATGCGGAATGAAAGCCTATTGCGTTTACGATAGCGCAAGCGATGACAATTGCTCCACTATCGTGTTTGCAGAGAACCCCACACAAGCAAAGTTAATTGCTCAAAGAACAGACACCTGCGAGGATGCCAGATACATAGACATCCGGGCGAAGAGAATGCCGGAAGCGGATGGATTGTATAAAGGCAATTCGGAGGTTGACTGGTACGATGATGAAACGAGAATTACTCTTGTGCGTGATTTCAAGTGGGCTTGCTGGGAACCTAGTTTTGAGTGTGACAACTGCCCTGCAAAGCAATATTGCCATTGGCATGAGGGGGATGCGGAATGACTGACAGAAATCTTCTTGCTATAAGCATAAAGCATACAGAATATAAGTGGGCGTTTGGAAAACCTTGTGTTTTGTGGGGACACAGGACAAAGGACGAAGAAAAGCGTTCTTTTGGAGGGTACACAAATTTCCCCCAAAAAGCTGAATTGTATTCGTTGGAAGAATGGCAAAGCAAATATAATTCGTGCGAGTGGATGAAAACTGACGAGCCTGTAACGATGGAATTAAAATTCTGCAAAAAGTGGAAGAACTACGACACCGTACTTGTTCGGTATGAGGACTATATCAGATACTGCAAGGCGGCAAGCCTATCTCTTGACGGGGGTGGATACGATGACTGACAGAGAAGCTGTTGCAATACTCGAAAGGCTTTTTAACAAAAGTTGTGGGGACTATCGGTATCAAAACAAACAAAAACTTGATACAGAAGATGCTATGTATCACGCAATTACCATGCTCCAAGAGCGCATTGACCGGGAGAAGGGGTGCCGTTGCTGTTTTGACGCAAGTGTAGACCCAGAACTGGAAGGATGCGATCTGTCGTATCACGATGTTGGCGATGCTCAACGTTATAAGAGAATTATGGTTCGTTCGGGCGGTGGAAAGCCGATGATCCTTATGTTTGAAGAGTGGAGCGGACAGCAGTGGAATACCGTAGGCATCTACGAACCAAAGTTCTGCCCAGAGTGCGGACGACCGCTGAAAGGAGCACAGGATGAAGCGAAGATTTGATGAACGCTCCATAATTGACAGTTGGAACGAAAAAGAGCAGAAACGTGAAAAAGCAAAAGAAGATAGGTATATTAAACAGCTTGAAAAATATAAAGCCGAAATAGAAAGACCGCTGAAAACGGCTATTCCGGGGGAGGAAGTATGATTTGTGGAAGATGTGGTAAAGAGTTTAGACAAGACCCACTCGCTCGTGCATCTTGGTATTGCGACGATTGTATGAGCGAATTGTTTAAGCCAAAGAAAAAGATTATCACCAACGCCGACCGTATCCGGGCCATGAGCGACGAAGATCTAGCACGATTTCTCATTTGGAATGTTCCGAGTTGCGTTAATTTTTGCGACGATGCCCGTTGCGGATGCAAGTGGAATTGCAAGCATTGTGACGGCCTAACTGTTATTGCCGACTGGCTCCGTCAGACAGCGAAGGAGGTTTGACCATGATACCTTATAAGTGCCCTATCTGTGGAGGAAAAGGAATTGTCCCCGGAGGATTTTATATATCAGTTGGTTATACATGGTCAAGCAACTGTACTACAGAGAAATGCAGACAATGCAACGGACAAGGCATTATTTGGTCGAATACTGCCGATATGGATAAGATCTCAGGATTAAATGTTGGATCAAATACATTGATCGCAGGAACCTATAATAATTCACATGAGGAGGTTTGACCATGTACGAAGGTCTGATAGACAGCCTGCGCACTCATGTAGAGTGGGCACGTGCGAACGAATGGGAATCTCCGATTACGCTCGGGGATGATCTGGAAGAGGCAATCAATGCTATTGAAGCACTTACAAAAGACTTTGAATTTGTAGACGATATCAATCTGGGCAATGGTGTAACAATAGAAGAGCTTCAGGCAGAGGTTGATGCTCTACGCAAAATGCAGCCCGTCAATCTGGAGGAAGATGAAGCCAGATCGTTTGTGTTAGCCGCAGAACTATCAGAGGCAAGAACTAGGTTGGCAAAATCGGAGACCGAAAGAGATAGATTTGAGCAAATGTATCTGCAGTCTGAGGCCGATGCAATCAATCTAACCGGAGAGTTGACCGAGGTTAGCGCCGAAAACGCCCGGCTCCGGCGGGAGAGAGATGCGGCGGTGCGCGATTTGAAAGAATGCGATATGAGAGAGCCGGGCGGCAGGTTTTGCAAGGATAAAGAAGAGTGTTATCAATATGTTCGTGAGCATGGTGGATTTTACCCTGAATGCGACGGATGCCCATTGTGGCAATGGCGCGGACCGGCGGGAGATAGCAAATACTGAGCACGTCTAATATTTAACCATATCAGACTGAATCTTTCTGCTATGAGTAATAACTTCTACTTCTTTATCGCTTTTACGAAACCATACGTGATATCCTTCTTGATGCTCTGCGTAATATTGAGATCCGCAGTAAAGATAGTTCTTTTGTCTTAGAAATTCTTTTAGAAGTAACCACTGATTATAATCTTCAACCGTTCGGGTTTTTGAGAAAACCAATACATCACCTTCACAAATTGGTGCCGGCTTTTCATGTCCGGTTAAATGTCCAGTAAGGTCAAAGCGCTCAGAGTTTGCTGCGCTGCAGTGTAATGAGAAACGCCGAAAGAGGAAACAGCCAATCAACGGATAAAGCATGGCGTATTGAAAATTAGGAGCGATGCCTTCACACCGCCCCTATTGCGACTAGCTCCCCAAAGAGAGCCAGATGGCCTTAATGACCTCGCAAATTATCCCGGCGATTACGCCGCAAATAATCTCCTTGGCTTCAGGACGCATCCGATACCTCCTAACGAGACCAAAAGTTTAGCCTCGAGCGGCCTTTCGCTCTCGTTTCTTCGATTAGGAGATAACAATCGCAGTTACAGAATAGCATATCCAGAAAAGGTTTGCAATCTGTAGACGGGAAATAGTTCAATACGCCACGCTTTGTCTTAAATATTAGGAGGTATTTTGATGGATGTAAAAATGCGTTTAGTATTAAATTATCTTGAAAGTCTTCAATATGATATTTGCGAGTCTATGATTGGACCGCAAAATTACAATAGAATTAACGGCGTGTCTCCTAAAGAGTTTGTGCAAAATCTTCTCTTCTTAAAGGAAGATGGATATATAGGGATAAATTTTTTGGGAAACCCGTCAGAAAATACACATTGCATAATCACAATGACCAAAAAGATGGCAGACGACAAATACTGTAGAGAACGTAATATTTTATACCTATTAAATAAATGGTTTAAGAAAGCCAAGTAACGATTTTGCCTTACTCCACAAGTCGTCTTGAAAATATGATTTAGCCCTAGGCTTTATTCTTACATAGCACGCATGTTCCGGAGATGGAACTCCTAAGAATTGTACGGAAATATACCCCTCACTTTGAATATCAAGTAACTGCCTAATAAACTCGTCAGGAGAAATCCCGTCTATCGCGGAATAGCTTTTAGTGTTAAGCAACGTGTCATTCTGACTATCGTAATTAAGAGATAATAAGTATTTAAGCACACGTTTAAACTCTTTCTTATTCATTTTAACCACCATCATCTATCATGTCATAAAGGAGAGAAAATTCAATGACTTACACATCAGCAAGTGCCCACAAACAAATCAAGCTATGGACAGAAGAGCGCGACGCTTTAATTCAAAAGGAGCGGGAAATCTGCTCGTATACCTATCAGGCGGGAGAGGAACCGGTAATTGAAAAATACGATTTTGTTAATACGCAATGCCGAATCGCGGAATATAACAACAAGATTGCCGATCTAAGACACGCTGTTAATCTTTTCAATACAACAACGGTATTGCCCGGACTTGGCTTCACAATTGACGAAGCGCTTGTAAGAATGTCAATGCTTAACGATCAGAAAAACCGTCTCTCTCGTATGAAAGATATCAGAGAGAAAACGAGACAAACCAACTATAAAGGAATATCAGAATTTACAGAACGCAATTTTAATATAGACGATTGTGAAGCTCTGTATCAGAAGGTTTGTAATGAGCTAATTCAAATTCAGCTTTCCATTGATAAGACAAATCTTACAGAACAGTTTGATGTTCCTGACGAAGATTAACCATTGCCATTTGTGAAAATTGAAAAGGGTACGTCGCCGCACCCTTTCAGTCATCAATACCGCAGATGACGGAGCGTTTCCCTTACGAACATATAGATCGTAAGTACATCAGCAAGTGCGCCGATCATGCGGAGCACATATAGCATCAGTTCGCCCACTGCATCACTGCCTTTCATATATATGCTGAAAGTACGGGACCCTCACTCTGAGCAAGTGAGTGTAGTCATATGAGCGGGTTGATGACGCCAAAATTATAATACAGTTTACACAAAACGGCAAGCCCTAATATCCGTCCATCCAGTCCACAACTAAACAAAAGAAAATTCTATCAAGTATCTGTAGACGTATCGTTGATGTTATAAGATTATTTTGTTATTTATTGTCTGTATGTGCATAAGATGAAGAAGTCTATAGAAGAAATTCTATTTTTAATATCATAATTGGATTGGTAAAAACTTAGGAAAGAGGTCTTTCCCCGGCAAAAGTAGATGGTTATATGCCGGATATCCTGTGCCGCAGCCGAATGATAGGCAGTCAGTTAGTTTGTAAAAGCAGAGTTAAAAAGAGGGCGTGATATTCACGCCCTGACGGTTAACGACCCCTCATAAGCACTCAGTTTAACAAGGCGCTATAGGTAGCGATCGTTATATTAACGCAGATATCCATGAGATCCATGCCAACACCTCCTGTATGTAAACTAAAATGAGAGGTTCTTCCCTTAATAACCTTAACACCTCAATTTAGTAACAAAAGGACCGCTACTTTATTATAGCAAATTATTCAATTTATACAATAACAAAACTCTTACAAATTCAACTGATGTATGCTGGTTCGAGTCCAGCCGGCACAACCAACGGAGAATAGGTTGTCAGTTAGTCATCTCCGGACAAAAACGATTAAGACTGTCTGGCAGGCCGGAAAGACGGCCGATATACGCCCTTAGCTCAACGGAAGAGCACACTCCTTATAAGGGTGAGGTTGTGGGGTCAGAACCCACAAGGCGTACCAGATCATTTTCGTAAATCTACGAAAACTGATAATTAAAAAGAAAGAAGGTAAGTTATGACAGAACCCCAGAAGTATCAATGTCCCTATTGTAAAACCTGGTATGAAACACCCAGAGAGATGGCCCTTTGTACGATTCGCTGCGATGAAGCGAGAGAGGAGATGGAAAAGAGAAAACGAGAATTAGAATTCAAAGAGAAAAAGGCTCAGAGATCTAGTGAACTTAAGCAAAAATATGTAGAATTACAGAATTTGTGTAAGTCATATGCACATGATTACGGGACAGATCTTCCTATCACGTTCCCGTTGAAAATTTTTTTCTAATTAAGATGAGGTAACTAAATGAATATTATTTTTGTTAATCATTACACAGAAAAAGACTATTGTTTCGAGGTCCCTGAACTGCTTTTGCCGTACTTAAAAAAGGCATGACAGTCCTTGTTGAAACCAAAAGAGGAGTCACTACAGGTATTACGACAACGGATATTATCAGCGGAGATGGCGCCAGAGACATTGCCGTAAAAGCAGGAGCATATTTCCCTCTTGCTAAAGTAATTTCATTTCTTGATGGCATTCTTATGCAGGTTGCAAAAAATCAGATTGTCAATGTAATAAATAAGGAATTTGAAATCCCCTATATTCCATTTTAAAAAGGAGATTTATGGACAAAATCAAAGTATTTGAAACAGAACTAAAGTGGATTCAGAACCCTGAAATCCGCAATTTTGCTGAGAAAGCTGTTTCACTTTTGCCAGACTATTTCTTTGAGGTTGCCGCGTCGAGCACAGGAAAATATCATCCTACATACGCTATTGGCCCAGGCGGATTGGTGCGGCATACAAAAGCTGCAGCTTCAATTGCTCACGAACTGCTTTCACTTGAAATGTATGATAAATATACTTCAGATGAAAGAGATCTGATGCTAATCGCCCTGATTTTGCACGATGGGTGGAAGCATGGTAAATCTGAAAAGGCAGGCGCCTATACGGTGGCAGAACATCCTACCGTATGTTCAGAATGGATTCAGGAAACAGAAGATCTGTCTTCTTTATTGCCCGAGGAGCAGATTGAATTTCTCTGCGGGTGTATTGCGTCTCATATGGGGCAGTGGAATACCGATTACCGTACAAAGAAGGAAATCCTCCCTAAACCTAAGACCGCCGCGCAGAAGTTTGTGCATCAGGCCGATTATCTTGCAAGCCGTAAATATCTTATCTACGACTTTGGAGACAGTTATTATCGCCCCGGAAATAGTCCGGATGAATCTAAAAAGGAAGACCAGCTTAATACAGTTAAATCAAAAATCGTCGCTCTTTGCAAAGAAAAGATCTCATCCGGGGTCAATAGTTCTGAGCTCTATGCGCTTATTGCAGAAAAAACCGGAGGTTCTAAAAACCCTAATTCCATTACCGATGTAGGCATTGCAAACGAAGTGCTGTCTGCAATTTCAAATCTAAATAAGGGGGATTCAAGTGGAAAATAACATCAGCGTGTTCGAACGACTGAACGCAGTAGACGTTCAGGACCAACTTGACGAGAAGAAATCTGGCAACACAGACCTGCTATATCTTAAGTGGGCTTATGCGTGGTCGGAGACAAAGAAGGTATTCCCGGAGGCTACATACAGAATACTTCGCTTTGGGGAAAACAACCTGCCTTATGTTTACGATCCCAACACCGGATACATGGTATTTACCGAGGTAACGATTGAGGGTTTGACTCACTCCATGTGGCTGTGTGTATTGGACGGGGCGAATAAAGCCATGAAGGCGGAGCCCTACGAATATACGGTAGGCAGTGGTGACAAAAAGAGAACTAAGATAGCAGAGGCCGCGACAATGTATGACATCAATCGTACTTTGATGCGGTGCCTCGTGAAGAATCTGGCGATGCATGGTCTTGGACTTTCAATTTATTACGGCGAGGTTATTTCTCCGGAGGCTAAACAAAAGGCCGAAGAGGAAGAGGCTGCTCGCAAGAAGCAGCAGGAGATTTTGACTGCGGAACGCAATAAAATTATTAGTCTTGCTACCGAAAAAACAGAATCCGGGATTGATAAGGATACGATTTATTCCGTCATCCAGAAGTATACCGGAGGAAAGAAAAATCCGAATGCAATTCAGACTATTGAAGATGCCAAGGCGTGTTTCAAAGAAATCGAGGCTATGAAGCCTTAAAGTACACATATTTCAACTCAATTAATAGAAAGAAATGAGGTAACAAATGCTGAATCAAGTTTCCATCGCAGGGCGTATTGTAAGAAATATTGAGGTAAGAAAGACACAAGCCGGGATATCGTCTGCTTCATTCGCAATTGCAACTGACAGAGACTATAAGGATAAAGACGGCAATAAAGTAACAGACTTTATCAATATCGTTGCATGGAGATCAACTGCGGACTATGTATCAAAATACGCGGGAAAGGGATCTCTGATTATTGTGGACGGCAAGCTTCAGGTCAGAAGCTGGAAGGATGACAAGGGAGCAAATCATAACGCTACAGAAGTAATTGCGGATAATATTTACATTTGCGATTCAAAGCGCAGCAATGACGGGGCGGCTAACAAAACAACGTCCGCAAAGAGAAGTAAGCCGGCGGATGTAGAACCTAACTCTGCTATCGACAGCGATGAGGATCTTCCGTTTTGAGCGGAGGAAAATATGATCTGATTCTTGACGGTATCCGGTGGAGCTATTCTAGTGTGAATAGCTACCACCAGTGCCCCAAGGCGTTTAAGCTCGGATATATCGATGCAGCGCCGCGCGTAGACAATGCTTTCAGCCAATGGGGATCTCTGATCCACTCGCTGCTCGAACGCTATTTCAAGGGTAAAATCGAATTTTTCGAACTTAGCCAGCTTTACCGCCAGGAATATGATGACAAAGTAAAATGCAGCTTTCCGTTCGCGAAAATGGACGCTTCCTACCGCTCCCGAGGAGAAGAGTTCTGCGATAATTTTGAGGGTGACTTTGAGGGTTATGAAGTAGTTGCGGTAGAAAAAAAAGTAAAACTAGATATTGATGGGCGCCCTTTTGTTGGGGTAATCGATCTTGTCATAAAAAGTGAAGACGGATATATCATTGTAGACCATAAATCAAAAGCTTCCTTTAAGAGTAAGTCAGAAAAGGAAGATTATCTGAAACAGTTATACCTCTATTCCATCTACATACAGCAGGAATACGGCGAGCCTCCAAAGAGACTTTGTTTCAATATGTTCCGCGCTGGTTCAAAAGAATGGGAGGACTTCGATCCTGAAAAGCAATTAAGGGCGAGAGAGTGGTTTGTAAATACCATTGACCAAATCTATAGCGACAATTCCTTTGAAGCACATGTTGATTCCTTTTTCTGTAATAACCTTTGCGGGGTACGCCATCAGTGTAATTGTTCTGAGTCGTATGCGAGAGAGGAGTGAGATTTATCCTCGTAGACGCTAAAAGAATTGAAGAAGCAAAAGAGAAATTAGGCGATGAAAACTTTACCTATATGATGCAGTTCCTCGGGATAGAAGATTACGACGCAACAAGAATGAAATGCTGTTGCCCGTTTCATAAAGAAGATACGGCATCTTTTATCTACAATCCAAAAACGTATAAGGCTCATTGCTTTGGATGCAGCGTCAACGTTGATATCTTGGACGCATATATGAAAGGTAAGAATGGCACGTTCGGTGAGGCGGTCCAAAAGCTGTTTGAATTGGCGGATATCCCTTACAGTTTTGGAGAATACGGTGTAAAAACGAAACGGCAATATCGATATCCCAAAGTCGTGGAATGCTCTGACAAAACACAGATTTACGATTACCTATTGAAACGTAAAATCAGCCCGTCTACCGCAGATTATCTTGATATTCGGCAGGACGAATACGGGAATTTAGCATTTCATTATTACGATCTCAACGATGTCTTGACGATGGTAAAGTACCGCCCGTCCCGAAAAATAGAAAAGGGAGAGAACAAAAACTGGTGTCAACAGGGTTCTGATACCACGCCGCTGCTTTTTAATATGAACAGAATTAACCCTTCTCAACCTTTGATTATTACCTGCGGGGAGCTGGATTGCGCATCTGTAATCGAGTCAGGTCTGACAAATTGCGTAAGCATTCCGCTCGGAGACGGGAATACGAAGTGGATAGAGGAATGCTGGGACTTTCTTGAACAGTTCAAAGAGATTATTGTCTGCCATGACAATGACAGTTCTGGGGTTAAATTTGTAAAAGAAGTAATCCCAAGACTCGGTTCTTGGCGTTGTAAGGTGGCGAATTGCCCTGACTTTGTTCTTACAAAATCAGGCGAGAAGAGAGCGATTAAGGACATAAATGAGGTTTTATACTTTTATGGAAAAGAAAAAGTAGTCGATATCATTTTAAATTCCACCGACAGCCCGGTGCCATCTGTGCAGGATTTTTCAAATATCCCTGATAAGGAATTTTCCGATATGGAAGGGATTCGGACGGGGATAGAATCTTTGGATAAAGAAATCATGTGCCTGCCATTCGGGAGCTTGACGATTGTTTCCGGAGCTCCGGGAGCCGGTAAAACCTCTCTCCTTTATGGATTGGTATGCCAAGCGCTGGAACAGGGTTCTAATGCATGGGTATTCTCTCGTGAGCTTCCCGACTACACTACAAAGGGCTGGATTAACTACATGCTGGCTGGGCCGCGCAATGTAAGCGAATACCACAATTCTCAGGGCGCCAAATATTATAAGGTAAATCCCGAAGCAAAGAAAGCGATTTCTGCTTATTACAAAGGCCGTCTCTATGTGTACCGGGATGATTTCGGATGTAAAGCTCAAGAGATTTTTTCTTCCATGACTGATTCGGTGCGCAAATACGGCACGAGGTTTTTGTTGATCGACTCGCTGATGATGGTAGATCTGGAATCAAACGAGAATAACAAGTTTGAAAAGCAGACCGAGTTTATCAACCAGTTAATCCAGTTCGCGCTGAGATATAATGTGGCAATCGTATTGGTTTGCCATCCCAGAAAGCTGCAGTTTGGGCAAAGTGAAGTTGGAATGTACGATATTGCCGGCAGCTCTAACCTCAGCAACCTGAGCCATCGGGCAATCGGCTTGCGAAGGGTTGGCAAAAAGGAGCGAATGGGGGAGAGAAACGCCAGGGATACGGGCTGGATTATTCCGCCCTGCCAATACCATTGTATGCTGAATATTATCAAAGATCGTTTCCGGGGAAGAGCTGGTGCGGAATTCGGCTTATATTACGATGAGGCCAGCCGAAGGTTCTTTTCCAATCCTTCAGAGTATGACTTCAAATATTCTTGGGATCAAAACATTTATCAGGACGAGCTTACATACCCGATTGTAGATATGGAAGAAGAGGTTTTAGGGACAATCAGGGAGGGATGAACATTCCAAATTATGTCGCATATCACGTCCATACAGATCATTCTCTGCTCGACAGCGCGACCAAATATCAGCAGTACATTGAAGAAGCCGTAAAGAACGAGCAGAGCGCAATTGCTTTTACGGAACATGGCAATCTCTACAATTGGATTGCAAAAAAGAAGGCTTGCGAAGCATCCGGGTTAAAATATATCCATGGAGTCGAGTGTTACCTGACTGAAAAACTCTTCCCAAAGGAGAGGGATAACTACCATACAATTCTTCTGGCAAAGGACGCCAACGGGGTTGAAGAAATTAACTCACTCGTCAGCCGCTCCGAGACGGAAGATCACAAATACTATAAGCCGCGCATTTCGTTTGATGAGTTTCTTGGGATTAGCGACCATGTTATTAAAATCAGCGCCTGCCTTGCGTCTCCGTTGAATCGGCTTGACATCAGCAATCCGTATTATGAAAAACTGGCGCAGCACTACGATTATTTTGAAATACAGCCACATAATCACCCCGATCAAATCAGGTTCAACATTCACCTCGCAGAGCTGTCCCGTAAACATCACAAACCTTTGATTGCGGGAACCGATACGCACAGCTTGAATCAGTATAAAGCAGAATGCCGAAGTATCCTTCAGTCCGCAAAGCATATTGAGTTCAGCGACGAAGACGCATTTGACTTAACCTATAAATCCTACGATGAGTTATGTGAGATGTTCCGTATTCAAAATGCGATTCCGGAAAATATCTGGAAAGAAGCGATTGAGAATACAAACCGTATGGCCGACAGCGTAGAGAAGTTTGAGCTTGATGAAACCTTTAAATATCCGCATCTATATGGAGAACGGGACTCTGAAATTTACGACAGTAACCTGTGGAACAGTTTTCAGAAAAAGATTGACGAAAATATCATTCCGCAGGGAGAAGCAGAGCGGTACAGAGAGCAGCTTGAAGAAGAAACCAGAGTATTCGACAAGCTCGGAATGAAGGGCTTCATGCTGTCCATGTCCGAGTTTGTGAGGTGGTGTAAGGGAAATAATATCCCGGTTGGTCCGGGAAGAGGCTCTGTTGCTGGAAGCCGGGTTGCATACGTCACCGATATTACCGACGTTGATCCCGCCCGATGGGGAACGGTATTTTCCCGGTTCTGCAACGAAGACAGGCGAGAAATTGGCGATATTGATATTGACCTTGCGCCGGATGATCGGGAGCTTCTTTATAACTATATCATCGGCCGATTTGGAGAACAGTACACAGCCTACATTTTGGCGCTAGGCACAATCAGCTCTAAGGGGACTATAGATGAAATTGGACGGGCTTTAGACCTGAGATGGAAAAAACAGCATAAGGACGATGAAAGGTCGCCCTACACTCTTGATGCTGTAGCGGGAATAAAGAAAGTATTTGAGGCGGGTCCTGATAAAGCCAGAACTTTATTCCCAGATTTATTTTACTACTATGACGGTCTGATTGACACAATCATTTCACAATCGATGCATCCGGCGGGCATTGTGGTAAGTCCCGTAACCCTTCCTGACCATTATGGAACGTTTGTCAGAGAAGGAAAGACGATACTGCAAATTGATATGGACTGCGTACATGAGGTCAGCCTTGTCAAGTATGACATTCTGGGGTTGAAAAACATCCAGATACTCAAAGATGCCTATGAGCTGGCTGGAATTCCATATCCAAGGATGCACGAGATTGACTGGAATGACGAGGCGGTTTGGGAAGATATCAAAAGGTCGCCGGTAGGCATATTCCAATTTGAGTCAGATTATTCGCATTCCATGCTCAGACAGTATAATCCCAAATCCATTTATGATATGTCGTTGGTGACGGCGGCAATCCGCCCCTCCGGGTCTTCATACCGCGATGAGCTGATGAAGCACATACCGCATAAGAACCCGTCCCCAATTATTGATAATCTACTCGCCGATAATAACGGATATTTGATTTATCAAGAGGATACAATTAAGTTTCTTCAGCAGATATGCGGATTGTCAGGAAGCGCCGCCGATAATGTCAGAAGGGCCATCGGCCGGAAACAAGAAGACAGAATTAACGCCGCGTTGCCGCTAATCTTAGAAGGTTATTGCAGTAAATCCCCTAAGCCGCGAGAAGAGGCAGAAGCGGAAGCAAAAGAATTTCTTCAGATTATAGAAGATTCAAGCAACTACCAATTTGGGTGAATGGTTTGCCCATCCTTGTGAATACGGTCAACTAAACCGAGAGGTTAAGGTGGTAAGAGAGCCTAAGTCCTTATATTGGATATGGTAATACCGTGCCAAGCCCTAAACAGGGAAGGTGTAACGACTATCGAAAGCACACGAGCCTCAGAAATGATACACGTGGAAGCAAGTAGAGTAGGCCGCAAGGCCGAAGCGCAAGGGGAGAATTGTGCGGTCACAGCGCTGTTCTCCAAGATATAGTCTGTACCATTCGAAAGAATGGATTTAGCGATAATCATTCCATTGCCTACTGCATGATCGGATATCAATGCGCCTTCTTACGCTATTATCATCCCTATGAATTCGTCACAGCATATCTCAACAACGCCGCAAACTACGACGATATCAGAAACGGCAGTGATTTGGCGCAGGAATATGGGATTCGAATCAGCGCTCCCAAGTTTGGTCTTTCAAAAGATACCTACATATTTGACCGGGAGCAAAACGTAATTGCAAAAGGCGTCGCGTCTATCAAGTACCTGAACACCACAGTCGCAAATGAGCTGTATGAGTTAAGCAAAGAAGTTGACTATACCTATTTTACCGACCTGTTGCTTGACCTGATGCAGAAAACCAGCATTGACTCACGGCAGCTTGATCTTTTGATTAAAATAGACTTCTTTGACCGGTTCGGAAATGTACCAACGCTGAGTAAAATCAGGGGCGTTTTTGATTTCTTAAAACAGGGGAGCGCTAAAACAATCAAAAAGGAAAAGCTGGAAAATCATCCGCTTAAAGAGTTGATACCGGCGTTTGCAACAGACAGAAACGCAAAGGGCGCGGAGTTAAAGTCCTATACAATCCAGGATATGACCGGATTGCTCCACGCAGCCGAGGAAGAAATCAAGTCCTGTCAATTTCCCGATCTTGATTTGAAGGTAAGGCTGTCCAATCAGCTTGACATCTTGGGTTATGCAGATCTTACAACGAACCAGATAGAAGATCGCCGCAAACTGCTGATTACCGATATTGTACCATTAAAGAATAAACAGGGAACGAAACCATGGGCGTATGCGGTTTTTACCCGCTCTGTTGGTACTGGCAAAACCGCGAGGTTAACATTACGTTCGAGAATCTATGATCGCCGTCCGATTAAAAAGCTGGATGTAATCTACGCACATGCCCTTAAAAAAGAAGAAAGCGGATATTGGTATCTCTACGATTATGATCTGGTGATTTGAAAATCTTATTACGACGGGAGGAATTTGTATCGTCAGTGAAGGAATTGAACTTTTTCTAAAGTATTTAAGAGAAACCGCAGAGATGAATCGTATCGGAGAAGCAAACGAAAACGAAGAAAATAATGTGACACAAGATCTTTTACACTCCATTGAGATTGAGCCTCATACATATAACGAATATGCACGGCTCAGTAAAAAGCTCAAGGTTTCGCGTCAGAACCGACGTAACGCCATGAATTTGAAAGAACAAACGGCGCCGGTTAAAGAGTGGGCAGAGCAGAACCGCCCAGCCATTCGTTCGTTAGAGCAACTTCTGAATACGGTTAGAAAGCTTGAGCGCAAATCAGAAAATCGCGTTTATACCCCTAGGACAAAGATTTTGGAGGAAGATAATGTTAAGTCTGCAGGAATTTAAGAACGTAATTCAGAAAATAAGGGAAAATAACAGTAGGGTAAGCTCCATTGTAGATGCGACTGACTGGCATGAGCTATATAACTTGATCAACGACGATACACTTCTCTATCTTTTAGAAAAAATAATGGACGATCAGGATGGTTGGATTGGATATTGGATTTACGAACAAAATTTCGGGGAAGACTGGGACGATCATACGGCCAGAGAAGCAGACGGCACACCAATTATCCTGAAAACTCCTGAACAGCTTTATCACTACTTGGTGCGTGAGAAAATAAACAAGACAGAACGCAAGATCATTTTTTATATCCCCTCAAAAGATATTGAAGGTCTTAACGATTTTGAAGTTACATATTGCCCCGAGAGCGGTAAATATTCATTCTTTCTGGAAACAATTTACCAGTTTGACAATCCGGAGAAATACAATTCAAAGGATTATCTGTTGGATATTTGCCGTAAATTCCGAGAGTGGATGATAGAGTCCGGATATAATACGAAAAAGAATATCTCCTTTAGCACTCTATTTTCTGAAAACGGGGTGTCCAATGAATTCAAAAGTATTGAATCCCTGTTCTCCGCGTTTAAGGTTTTTGTGAAGGGAATCTGGAAATCTGAAATAGAGGAGAATAACTTTTGAGCCTGTATTACTGCCTCGACTGCAACAGCTTTTTTGAAGAGCCCAAGAGGTATGTTGAAAAACATAATCTTGACACTCCCCCATACGAAGAATATGACGGATGCCCATACTGTGCGGGAGATTATATCACCCCTAGAAGATGCTATTACTGCGGAGAATATCTTACAGACGACTACTTTTTAGTGCCTGATGGCAGGCTGATATGCCCGGAATGCTGCCATCCGCGCAACGTGGATGAATGGAGGGGTTAGGATGTTTTTCAAAAAGTTTTTTTCACGCATATTACCGCATTCATGCCTGACAAAAACGGTATGGAAACGAAATGCACTGTATTGTTCCCGTTGCGGAGAGCTTTTGGGGTTCTATTATCTTAGTGAGGAGGGTCCCGGCGCACATGTCTGTGTCCAATATGAACGACACGCAGAAGAAATCAAAAAAACGATCCTCGGCTACGCCAGAGAAAGAATTCCTGTGGCAAACAATAGTGACAAAGAATTCAGAGATTTTCTTGATCACTTCAAAGAGCAAACCAGATCGGAGTGTCTACAATCTATGGATGAAGACGGAGACATCATGGAAGAAGATTGCATCGGGGAAGAACCCGCTGGATCTTGAAGATAAGTATGTCAAATAAACTGACGCGAATAATGTAATAGTAAAATCCGCGCCACCCCTAAAACACACCATCCACATCACATCCGGGCATTTTTGCGCCATTTTTCAGGAGGTAAGAAATGAGACAGATCAGGCAAGATGTTTTTGAAACCAACAGCAGCTCAACTCACAGCATCTGCATTAGCAAAGAACCGGTAAACGTTATCCCTAAAAAAAAGTATATTTTCACTTTGATGAATTTGGATGGGAGTCCATGCGTGTTGATGACACAGCGAGTTATTTGTATACAGCTATGAAAAATCTGGAAATGGACGATAATATTTCTCAGATGGAGGAAATTCTGAATCGGCATGGAGCGGAATGCGAATTTGAAAATCCTGAAAAGGGGAGAGGGTATTGGGAATGTGGATATGTAGATCATGCATCAGAACTTGTTGAGTTCATATCAGATCTTCTGAGCGATGAGGATAAGCTGATACGATATTTGTTTGGTGATAGCTGTATTTATACCGGAAATGATAACGATATGGACTCAAATTCCATGTGCTATTGTGCTGAAGAAACAATTTTTGAAGAAGGGCCTGATGGGAGATGGTGTGAAGTCCTTAACCCAAACCATGATTCAGAACACTATGAATACTACTTTAAAGGAAATTAAGGAGGAAACTATGAGACAGGTTCGCAGAGGAGTTTTTGAAACCAACAGCAGCTCAACTCACAGCATTACAATGTGCGCCAAATCAGATTATGAACGCTGGAAAAAGGGCGAATTATTCTTAAATGAAAGGGGGAATTGGGGCTCGTACTCACCATATAAGACAAAGAAATTCGTTACGCGCGAAGAAGCAATCGACATAGTGACCAATAACAGGTATCGTCCGGACGAACCCTTGGAGTCTCTTGATGAAGATGATTTTCTGGAGGCTCTTCGAGAAAGAGATATCTATACATACGATGATTACGGCACAGATTTTGAATGGTTTGACGCCTCTTATACCACCCCTTCCGGAGAAGAAGTTATAGCTTTTGGATATTATGGGTACGACGGATGAAAGAGGTTAAAATGAAGAAATTAGGCTGCTATCAAAACGGAAATTATCAGGTTACGATCTTTGATGATGGGACTAAAATCCGGGAGAACGATTTTGATTGGTTTACTCCGGAATATCCTGAATCAATGGATATTAAGATTACAAATTTCTGCGACAGAGGATGCCCTTGGTGCCATGAAAACTCTGCGCCGGACGGGACACATGGCGACATTCTAAATTCCAAATTTATTGACACTCTGCACCCCTATACAGAGCTTGCAATCGGAGGAGGAAATCCGCTTTCGCACCCAGATCTCGTCCCGTTTCTTCTCAAGTGTAAAACCCTTAAGCTGATTCCCAGCATGACCGTAAACCAAGAGCATTTTGTAAAAGAATTTGATCTAATTCAGAAGCTTGCTGAACAAAAGCTGATTTACGGGATCGGTGTGTCGCTGACCGGAGTGAACGACGATCTGATCCAAAAACTGCGAGCGCTTCCTAACTCTGTGTTGCATGTCATCGCCGGGGTTGTTTCAGTAGACGACCTGAGACGCCTTTACGACTATGATCTTAAACTTTTGATCCTTGGATATAAGGTATTTCGCAGGGGGAAAGATTACTATTCAGACTCTGTTGCGAAGAGAAAAAAGAATTTGTACGCCCTGTTGCTGGAGCTGATAAAGCATTTTCAGGTTGTAAGCTTCGACAACCTTGCGGTTTGCCAGCTTGACGTGAAGCGGCTGATGACCGATAAGGAGTGGAAGGAGTTCTATATGGGGAACGATGGGCAGTTCACAATGTATATTGATCTGGTAAAGCGCGAGTTTGCAAAGAGCTCTACCGCAACCGAACGCTATCCGTTGCTTGAAGATATTAAGCCAATGTTTAAGAAGGTGAGGAGAGAAGCCGTATGACAGTTGCGTTATTGAAGGAGTTTTTAGAAAGCTATGAGGTGCCTGATGATGCTGTGATCTTTGTCGAAGCGGATCATGGGCAGAATAAAGAAAGGGCCGGCGGTATCTTAATATCTCGTTCTGTTTTGAAGGATGGGGAGTATACAGACCCAGACAGTCTTATTTTTGAGTGGGATGGATATGAGGAATATTACGATGAATGGGCTCTGGAAGAATATGATCCTGACGGCCCTATCACAGCGGTTTTGATTAGCTACTAACCGATAACCTATTTAGTATAAATCAATAAGAGGTTGCGCATCAAAGGACGTCCGCCTCCCAGACGTGGGAGGATTCAAATATCATCAAATTACTTATTGGTGGAAGCCCCTGTACTCATTGGAGTATCGCTCAGTCTAAAAATCGTGAAACAAAAGCTGAGGGAATGGGATGGGAGCTGTTTCTGAATTATAAAATCACCAGGGATAAATGCCGGCCGGATTTCTTCCTGTACGAAAATAATAAGAGCATGTCTCCCGCAATTAAACAACAGATTACCGACGAACTTGGAGTAGAACCTATCTTGATTAACTCCGCATTGGTATCAGCTCAGAGCCGGCAGAGATTATATTGGGTTGGCAAAAAGAATTCTGACGGTAGTTACAGCACCGTAAAGATCGATCAACCGACTGATAAAGGAATTGTGCTGCGCGACATTTTTGATGACGCTTTCTCTCAAAATGAAAAAGGGTATGCGTTCAGTGCCGATTACTATAAGCATTTGTCTGAAAAAGAAATGGAATATATGCTGCGTAATGTGAAAGACGGCAGAAACCATTTTGATTTCGAGTATTTTCAGGATGGCACTCGTGATAAGGCTAGATGTATTACTGCAAATATACATAAGGGCGTTCCGTACAACGTCTTGGCAGAGCCGGTCAGAATTGGGACGATTGAATCGAAAGCTCAGAATAAAGACTTTGACAGTCAGCAATACAGGGTTTATTCGCCGGATGCAAAAAGCGTAACGCTCTGCGGACAGGGAGGTGGGGTAGGCGCTAAGACTGGACTATATGCAGCTCCTACGGCCGATAATAATACTACATATCCAATCTATAAGGTCAAAGACAGTCTCATCACAATCAAAGGGGAGAAGTATCCCATCAAGCTTGCAGACGGATCTTACATTATCCGTAAACTAACTGTTTCTGAATGCAAACGCCTGCAGACTATACCTGACAGCTATGTATTCCCAGTCAGCAATAGTCAGGCATATAAAATGATAGGTAACGGTTGGACTTGCGACGTTATCTCCCATATTATGAGTCATTTTGATGGCATTTCTACAGAGCCTGTTGAGGTACTGTCTATGTATGATGGGATGAGTTGTGGAAGAATTGCGTTGCAAAATTTAGGTGCGAACGTGGAGCGATACTTCGCATACGAGATAGATAAGTATGCTATCAAAACGACCCAGTATAACTACCCGGACACAATTCAATGCGGGGATGCATTTCAGGTCAGAGAAGATGGTTGGAAAATAAAATGAGGCCCGCCACAGCGGGCGGGCCTAACCATTTTACATTTCCAGACCAAGCTTTTGTGCGATTTCTTCGGCGCTGAGTCCGGCTTCCTTCGCCTTAGCAATTACCGTTTTCATATTGATTGGATGCTGAAGCTTATACTTCTGAGCCTCTAAAGATTCAATCTCGGCCTTCTTTTTCTCAATCTTGCTGTCAATTTCAGCAACTTTTTCTTCTACGGTTTTAGCTACACGCGGCATTAAAAACAGTCCTTTCATACATTTTTATCAGCATATATCTATACGTCTCATATGTCAATAAATATTTTAGAAGGAATAAAGTTTTATGGAAATTTTATATTTGAAGACGGTACAGCAGTGCCGATGTTAACCGATCATAGCTTTGCAGATTTGATTGAAGAAACTTTAGGACGCGACGCACATGAGTATCTTAAAGCTTTGATTGAAGATTATGAGGTAGAAATCAAATCTCTCGGTGATTTGGTTGATGAATTAGAACAGTAATAGCACTAAACAATCGGTGATATTCAGCTCTGATCAAGCTGAAGTAATATGGTGAGCTCTTAAAGGTATACCGCCTCTATAATAGGAGGTAATCATATTTCTGCATATACCATTGAAGACCTTCGTGAGATGCAAAGCTGGTCTTTAGAAAGAAAGATTCAAGTAACTCAAACGAGAATTATTGACTGGTATCAAACATGGGACGGCGCGGTGTATGTTTCATTTAGCGGAGGAAAAGACAGCACGGTTTTACTTGATTTGGTACGAAGAATATATCCTGACGTCCCCGCTGTTTTCTGCGACACCGGACTAGAATACCCTGAGATTAGGGACTTTGTAAAAACAAAAGACAACGTAGAATGGATTAAGCCTATTCGATATACTGTAAGAAAAGAGCATATATGCCAATCAACTTCCGACAGGTCATTATGGAATACGGATATCCTCTAATCAGTAAAGAGCAGTCTCAATTTATTAGAGAATTTCGTACAACAAAGTCAGACAAACTCAAAACATTGCGTATTGAAGGAAATCTAAAAGGTAGAGGAAAAATTTCAAAAATATGGATGCCTTTAGCATATTCAGATATACCTGTCAGCGAAAAGTGTTGCAATGTTATGAAGAAAACCCCTGCGAAAGTTTATGAAAAAATGACAGGAAGACATCCGTATATTGGCACTATGGCCGAAGAAAGCAAATTGCGCGAATCTAACTGGATTAGGTACGGGTGCAACGCTTTTGACAAAGATAGACCAACCTCTCAACCATTATCATTTTGGACCAACCAAGATGTGCTTTCTTATCTTCGCCAGTTTAAAATCCCATATGCAAGCATATATGGTGAAATTCGAGAGAGAGAGGTTTTGTATACTACCGGAGTAGATCGCACCGGATGTATCTTTTGTGGGTTTGGGTGTCATCTCGACAAACATCCGAATCGATTTGAGAAGCTTAAAATCACCCATCCTCAGTTATATGAATACTGCATGAAATCAATAGAAGATGGAGGACTGGGTATGGATTCGGTTTTATCATTCATAGGGGTCAATCACTAATAAGGGGTATTTATGAATCACCAAAACGAAGTTCCAAAGTATCGCAAAAAGTCTTCAAAAAACTCCCCAAAAAAGCATCATCACAAGCATATATATCGTGATTGTATTCTGGAATGGGACGACCCTCAAGGAAGATATACCACCGAAAAAGGATTTATTCCGCAACATAAAGTAACGGGCAGCTCATACTGTATCATCTGCGGTAAACTTCATCCGGATTTTGCGATGAGTTTTGAGTGGGGCGGAATGTGTCAACAGCTAGGTGGATACATTTGGGAGTATCAACTGTCTGACAGAGCAGTACAGGAGAGAGATCCGTCCACCAGAACGATTCCTACGTTTTATACCCAAAGCCGTTGGGACAAATATGTTCCAAAGGATCAGTTTGAAAAAGAAAGGAATTCACATGAAGAAAAGAACGATTGAAACAATTGAAGAGTTTAATGATCAAGGTCGGCTAATTTGGAAAAGCGTTACAGAGACGACAGAATGTGACGATAAGATGACTGACGTTCCCCAAGAAAATACCGTGTGCAGTTGTTTTCATCCAGAGGAAATCGGAGACAGATGTTAGGGAACCAAAGAGAGAGAGTTTTGTTCCTGTGGCGGTGACAAGTCGTGTTGTGATTTTTATGATTTTAAAAAGGAGTGAGTAGTTTGATTAGAGAATTAGCGCCGCAGTATAGCCAAACATGTGAATCATGTAATACATGCCTTACGTTTGAAACTGAAGATGTTTCAATCGGGGAAGGAAGACTCTCGTATATTGTTTGCCCTAAGTGCGGAGATCGAGTTTACTTAGACGATAAGGCGTTTGACTTTCGACTGACACCGGATAGCATTCAGTACCCTCAGCACTTTTCCAACTACACAGGCGGGATAGATATCACAGATAAAGAGGTAAATAACTGGGTGCATGAAATCATAGGCACCCTCAAAACGGCATCAAATGATACTTTTGAATACGGCGTCGTGTCAAGCGGAAACACCTGTGCTTTGGGTATCAAAGACGATGGGAAATACATGGTGTTTGTTATGAAAGATTACGAGCGTGTTGACTTTGACGCATAAATCGTCTCTTATTTTAGTATCAAAGTCAACTATCATCCTGTAATAAAAATAAGGTATGCTTCTGAAAAGACTGTTGTTCGTTTTAACATTCATTATTCTGATTGCCGCTTTTACATATAGAAATGTAGAGGATAATTGCGTTCAAGTTATCTATGAAAGCCCCCCGTCAGAACCTGTGCAGATAGGAGAAATGGTAACTTATACGTCTTGCGGAGTTCCAAATCAGATTGATACAAGCCGTAAGGTTTGGATGGACTACCGAACCATAACCGACCGCACATCAGATCAGTGGCGTTTACAGCGGCACGCCACCACTGATGAAAACGGACTGAGAAGAATTGACGAGTTTTACATGGTGGCGGTGGGTACATATTACGCCGAGAGATGCGGCGAATATATTACCATCGTTTTTGAAGATGGCGCATGGATTGACGCAATTGTTGCGGACATAAAGCAGGACGCCCACACAGATCCGCTAAACCAATATACTCCGATTGGACAGAACGCGGGCAACGTTGTGGAGTTTATCGTCGATACCGATGTGCTTCATCCGCTGGCGGCGATCACAGGCGATGTATCCCCGATTGGAATGCCCGGAAACGTAATTGAAATTTTGAAGGAGGCTGAAACATACGTCGTTAAAGGTTAATATTATTGCCCACACCCCAGACCCCGAAAGGGTTGTGGCCGCAGCCGCCAAACTTTGTTACAGCAAGTGCGGCGCCACAGAGCTGATGGATAATTTAACCCCGGAGAAAACCGAAGCGTTTCTCAAACGCCTTACTGATCTGTCGCATGACTCCCCTCTGGAGCACATCAGCTTTACCTTTGCCATCGAGGGAATTTCCCGCTCGCTGCTCGCGCAGATTACCCGGCATCGTATGGCGTCGTACTCTGTAAAAAGCCAGCGATATGTAAGGGAATCAGAACTCTGCTTTATCACCCCGGAGGCAATCCGTCTTGAAGATGGGTTGAACGACCTCTATCAAAGCACAATGGAAAAACTCTGGGGGGTTTATGGATATCTCTCCCGAACGCTGATGGGTAAATACCTTGAGGCAGGGATGGATTATAAATCTGCTGAAAAGAAAGCGATTGAAGACGCCAGATATGTCCTCCCAAACGCCTGTGAGACTAAGATGGTGGTCACTATGAACGCCCGCAGTTTGCTTCACTTCTTTGAGTTGCGCTGTTGTAACCGGGCTCAGGCGGAAATTCGTGAACTGGCCGATGAAATGCTTCGGCTCGTGAGAGAAATTTGTCCTCATATCTTTGCAAAGGCCGGCGCCCCATGCACGCATGGCCCATGCCCGGAGGGTAAAATGAGCTGCGGGCATCCGAGGAAGGGGGAGAATCAGTGAGTAACATCGATCATCCTAAACATTACAATATTGGAAGTATTGAGCCGATAGACGTAATTTACGATTGGAATTTGGACTTTAATCTTGGCAATGCCATTAAGTATATCGCCAGGGCGGGGCATAAGAACCCCAATACATATCTGGAGGATTTGGAAAAAGCAGCGTGGTATCTCAACGATAAGATAACCCGCGCAAAGAGAGAATGCGCCCCTCCCATGAAAGGAGGCGGGACACATTAGTAAGCCAGAATTCAGGAACATCGTATATGTAGCTCATCCCTACGGAGGGAATCAGGAAAACTGCCACAGGGTCGAATACATTATGAACCAACTAGCTAAGGCTTACCCAGATTATCTTTTTGTCAGCGGCGTTACATCATTTGGCTACTGCTATTTTGATCTTGATTATCAGGACGGGTTAGAACGTTGCCTGTGGCTCTTAGACCACTGCGACGAAGCGTGGGTATTCGGGAACTATACAGACAGCAAGGGCTGTATGGCAGAGATTGAATTTTGTCAGCAACATCGCATTCCTTACTATTTCAAGTCGTTGGAGGGTGAATAGATGTCACAGGCTGTCCTTTATTCTACCGGATGTCCCCGCTGTGCAATCCTTAAAAAGAAATTAGATGAAAAAGAGATTCAGTATGCTTTAGAGGAATCTGTCGATAAAATGCTTTCTCTTGGAATGACGGCTGTGCCGGTGCTTCAGGTAGATGGAAAATATATGGGATTTTCAGAAGCTGTTAAATGGGTTAATGGCCAATAAGATTTGCAAACAGGTGGTCTATTGTTTGATTGGGAGGACGTTATATTGAATATAAACGTAAAGCTGTATCAGCCCTTTGTGGTGGCGCTGAATAAGCTAAAACAGGAATACGGAGAGGAGTTTGAAAAGATCAATGGATTGCACAACGACAATCTGAGCTTCACCGACTTTATCGATCACTTCGTTGATTCTGATAATACCGCGAATTCTACTATTGACGCGAATGCAAATATCCAGTCAAAAGATATGGTGAACCTTCTTAGTGAGATGTCCAAGCCTCATATGAAACTTCTCGGATACAACAAGCTCTTTTATGAGATTGTCAAGAAATATGGCATGGCAAAAGCCCAAGAGGTATTGGAAAGCGAGTGGAGAGGCGACATCTTCATTCACAACTCTTCGGATATCAGCTTCCGTCCATACTGTTTTAACTACGATCTGGAAAAACTTGCAACAAGGGGCATGTTTTTTGTATCTAACCTGAAGACCGGACCCGCAAAACATTTGACAACCTTCTGCGACCATCTCCTCGAGATGGTATCCTGGGTTTCCAACCGGCAATCCGGCGCCTCCGGAATCGCAAACGCCCTTATGTGGATGTACTGGTTTTGGAAAAATGATGTTGCCGATCATCACTACATCAAATCTCCTGAGTATTACAGAGACCAGTGTTTCCAAAAGTTTATCTTCGATCTTAATATGCCCTATTTGAGAATTTCCCAGTGTGCTTATACAAATATCTCAACGTATGACCGCGTTTACTGCGAAGAAATGTTCGGGAACTTTGTATATCCTGACGGTACATACTTCATTGATTGCGTTGATGAGTTTATTGAATTTCAAAAGCGATTTTTGGAGCTGTTCAGCGAAATGCGGGAGACAAATCTGTATACATATCCGGTACTGACGTGCTGCTTGGTGTATCGGGACGGAGAATTTAAGGACCCTGAGTTCGCCCGGTGGATGTCAGACCATAATATGCGATGGGCCGATTCCAATTTCTTAATCTCTCCGGACACAACTTCTGCCGCCTCATGTTGCCGGCTCTTATCTTCAATTACAGATCTGAAGGTAGAAAAGAAAGAGAAGTTGTCAGGGGTTCTGAATTCTATCGGAGGATCTTCATTAGACATCGGAAGTGTTGTTGTCACTACGCTGAATATGGCCGGGCTTGCCTACCAATCCAAAGACGTTGACGGATTCTTTGATGTCCTTGAACGTAAAACAAGGCTCATTATTGAAGCAAATGATGTGGTGCGCAGCATTATTAAAAGAAATGTTGAAAAGGGCCTGCTCCCTAACTACAGCTATGATCTTATGAAGTTTGAGCGCCAGATGAACACCATTGGGATTAACGGAGTTTGGGAGGCTGCCAAACATTTTGGTTTTACCTGTCAAGATGAATTTGGATACTGGGATTACACAGAGGAAGGGCTTAACTTTGCAAGCTCTATTTTGGATAAAATCAATCAGATTAAAGGCAGCTACGACTTTGACTATTCCATCAATATTGAGCAAACCCCAATGGAAAACGGGGCAATTAAAATTGCAAGAAAGAATCAAATTCTTTATGGGTCTGATGACTATATTACCGGGAACCAGTGGATCAGCCTGAAGGATAAGGCGACAATTCAGGCCAGAGCAAGAGCTGCGGGTATTTTGGACTCCAAATGCGGGGGAGGATGCATCACACACGTTCAGATTGACGCTCCGTTTAATAATTCAGAACAGGCATGGCGCACTTTGAATTATATGGCGGAACAGGGCGTAATCTATTTTGCATATAACCTGAAAATCAATCTGGATGACCGGCAGCATAGTTTTACAACCTCTACCTGCCCCTATTGTGGTGATCTCCCATCTGAAACCTACCAAAGAATCGTAGGATATCTTGTCCCTACAAAGTCGTGGAGCGAAGGACGCAGGGAGGAGCTTGCGGAGAGAGACTGGATGAACCTGAACGACGTGATTTTGTGATGAAGCTGAAGAATATTTCACACGAAGATTTCGTTAATTACCGTTTACCCTCTATGATGCTCGCTTCCTGTTCCTGCACATGGAAGTGCCCAATTGAACAGGGGTTGCCCGTATCAGTCTGTCAAAATTCTGAAGTTGCCAACCAACCGACTATGGATATCCCATTAGATAGAATCGTCGCGGAATATAAGGCTAACCCTATCACCCAGGCGATTGTGATCGGAGGACTGGAGCCAATGCTTCAGTTCTCCGAACTGATTGACCTTATCCAGTGCCTACGCAGCTCCGGGATTAACGACGATGTTGTTATTTATACCGGATACCGGGAGGACGAGCTTACAAGCGAAATCGCCGCCTTAAAACGATATCCAAATATCGTTGTAAAATTTGGACGCTACATACCGGGGCATACCCCTCATTACGACCCTGTGCTCGGAGTAGAGCTTGCATCTGATGATCAGTACGCGGTCAGGATATCATAAGGAGATTTTATGGAAATTCATGTCGTAAACAACCTGAAGCACGTAACTGAAGTAAGAAACGCACTCAAAGAATCAGGGGGATACTGCCCCTGCAAATTGGAAAAGACAGAGGATACGAAGTGTATCTGCAAAGAATTCAGAGAAAGTCCCGCTGGTACGACCTGCCACTGCGGGCTGTATGTAAAAACAGAGGAATGAGTTATGAATTCATTACATAAATACGGCGCACTTCGCCCAAAGATAGACATCCGGGATTACCGCTATAAACCTGCCACGACGATGGTGCTTCCCGAGGAATACGAGCTGGAAAAACCATGCGTAAAGAATCAGGGCGCGATATGCTCTTGTGTGGCTCACGCCCTCAGCTCAATTATTGAGTACCATAATAAGAGGCAGCAGGGGACGGAAGACGGGTTTTCTGTCGGATTCCTTTACGGATGCCGACCTTATGAGTATCAGGGAGCCGGACTTTATCTGCGCGACGCTCTTTCAGTCGCTTGTAAATACGGAGACGTAAAAGAAGGGGACTTCCCCTATAACGAAGAAATCCCCGGAATTATTGACAGAGTAGAGCAATGTCTGTCTAATCTGAAGAAAAAGGCTGAACCAAATCGAATAAGCTGTTATGCAAGGGTAGAAACCGATTCAGAAATCAAATCCGCCCTGATAAATAACGGACCAGTGTTAATCAATATCCCCGTATATCATGACCTTACACAGAATTCAAAGGGAGAAATCCTCCCTTACGGAAAGGTACAAGGCTATCATGGTGTTTTAATCTATGGATGGACCTCATCTGGTTGGAAAATTCTAAATTCGTGGGGATCTCGGTGGGGAAATAACGGCTCCGCTATACTGAAATATGAATATCCGATTGAAGAAGCGTGGAGCGTTACGGATGATATTATCAACGTCAGAAAAATGCCTTTCTCAGAAGCCTTTAACATTTTCTATAAGATTATCAATAAAGTATTAAATTGGAGAAGTTGTAAATGAACGTAACTCTCAAGAAGCTCAGTGATAATGCAATTACCCCCGCTCAGGGCAGTCCGTATGCGGCGGGGTACGACCTGTATGCCTGTCTGGACGCTCCTGTAACCATCCAGCCGTTCCACACTGTAAAGATTCCAACAGGGCTGTCCATGTCTCTTCCGGACGGCTTTGCAGGACTGATTTACGCCCGCAGCGGACTAGCTACCAAAAATGGGGTTAGACCTGCTAATTGCGTAGGCTTGTGCGACGCCGACTATAGAGGAGAGTATATCGTTGCGCTCCATAATGACAGTACAGAGCTTTATACTGTGAATCATGGGGACCGTATCGCACAGCTCGTAATCGCGCCGGTTGCACATGTGAACTTCGTCGAAGGAGATTTGGAGGCAACTGAACGCGGTAACGGAGGATTCGGCAGCACCGGAAGATAAGCGGAATAGTTCAGCCTAAGTCTACATATACATCATCAAAAAGGGAGGATGAATATGGAAAATATTATTGTAAAGCCAAACACCATTACATACAGCAAGGAAGAGATGGAGCGCATTATAAACGGGAAAATCTCAAATCTGATTAGAAATGAACTGCATGATCTGTGATATGGTTGGAGTTTGTGGTATAATGAGAGCTACAGATTTCGCGCCGTTGCAAAGGCCGTACCAGATAGGGAGGTGCGCCTAATGCCAATGGTAGATTGCTATGTCCGCCTGTCCGATGAAGACAGAGATAAGAGCAATGTCTTTGATGCCAGCGAGAGCATAAAGAATCAGAAGTCGATGCTGATCAGTTACTGCATGGAAAGGGGATGGCAGATCCACAAAGTATATTGTGATGAAGATTATTCCGGGGCGGATAAAAACCGCCCCGGTTGGCTTCAAATGATTGAAGACTGCGAGAACGGCGTTGTTGATACGGTGGTCTGTAAAGCGCAGTCAAGATTCAGCCGGGATATGGAAATGGTCGAAAAGTACATTAACGGGAAGTTTGTCGAGTGGGGAGTCAGATTTATTGCGATTCTGGATAACATTGATACCAATGTCGCCGGAAACAAAAAGGCGAGACAGATCAATGGCCTTATCAATGAATGGTATCTTGATGACCTTTCAGAGAATATCAAATATGTACTGACCCATAAAAAGAAAAACGGGAAGTGGACGGGTTCTTTTGTCCCATATGGTTATATTACCGATCCAAAGGATAAAAACCATATGCTGATAGACCCCGTAGCAAGCCAGATTGTCAAAGAAATCTTCCAGATGTTTGCAGACGGTAAGGGATACGTGGCGATTGCCAAAGAGCTGAATGAGCGCAGCGTCCCAAACCCCACCCGATACAAAAGAATGAATGGGAGCAATTTCAAAACAAAAGAGAATCGTGTGACTTCCTCAATCTGGACAGAATCGACCATCTACTATATCATTCGCCAAGAAATCTATTTGGGCAGACTTGTTCAAGGAAAAACGCAAAATATCAGCTATAAAACCAAAAAGCGCCGCTTCGTCCCAAAGAAAGACTGGATACGATGTGAAAATACACATGAGGCAATTATCTCGCAGGATCTTTGGAACCGAGTACATTCAAGGCTAAGGGTGAAATCCCGATCTACCTTTGCAGACATTGATTCTTGTGGAGAGCGTCATATCTTCAGCGGCAAAGTATTCTGTGCGGAGTGCGGCAATCGCATGTATAAGCTGAGTTCAAAGGGAGGGAGAGGAACACATCGTTATAAGTATTTGAGATGTGCCACCCGTAAAAACTCAGAGAGCGAATGCACGAACAGTAAGTTTATCCGATTTGACTTCCTTGAGCAAAAAGTTTTAAGTGAGATTAACGCCTTGATAGACAGGTATTATAATCCCGATCTCATCACAATTCCTGAAAGAGAAAGTAAAACCGAGAAAAGAATAAAATCGTTAACGACCGAAAAGACAAAACTTACAAATGAAATTGCGTCTGTCAAAAACGCATCTGCCAACCTTTACCGGGATCGCATAAAAGGGTTGATTGATGATGACCAGTTTGCGATGCTCAACGATGAGTTCTGGACTCAGGTTAAATCTCTGCAAGGTCGCCTAGACTCCATCGCAGTAGAGATAGAAGACTTAGACATTTCAAGCAATCTCGCTGTATCCAAAGATGAAATTATATCGAAATATGAGCACATTTCTTGCCTCACCCATGCCATTGTTGATGAGTTTATCTCGGCAATATATATTGGAAATGTTACCGAAAATGGGCAGAGGGAGATCGAAATTGAGTGGAATTTTTAGTTTAGTAAACTCATAATGTGAGAGTGAGTAGTATCAAAAAATGGCTTAAACATGCGGTTTGTGAAGCCGATTTTTGTATAAAACTATTCACCACAC